AGTTGCTTCATGTCACAATTTTGTGCCTCATCTAAAATCATCATGGACCTATCGAATGTTGCACCTCTCATGTAGGCCAAAGGTCTAAATTCAATTGTACGCTCAGAAATTAATTGGCCAAGTTTTTCTTTGGTAATTATTTTTTCCATGGTAATAAGAAAACTTTCCATGAAAGGACTAATTTTTTCACTTACATCTCCTGGCAAACTTCCAAGCTTTTCTCCTGATTCCTGAATTGGTTTTGTAAAAATTATTCGATCTATTTCTCCTTTCTGAACCATCTTTAAAGCCGCATAACATGCGGAGAATGTTTTAGAAGAACCTGCTGGACCCCAGCAAAATGTAATTGTATTTTTGAAAATTTTATCGCAATAACTTTTTTGTTTTTCTGTGAAATTTACTTCGTGGAAATCTCTTGAGGTAAGTTTACTTTTTGCTGCCGGCATATTTTAGTGTTGTGAATTGTTTTGATATATATTCAAAATTAAAATTTGAAACAATGTCAACTGTCAGTACAACCTCTATTTTAGGTTCAGATTCCATTTCAGCCTCAAGAATTACGATCAATTCCAATTTTCTTCTTTTGCAAAATTGGATCAATCAGTATGTTGATGTATTTAACATAGATTCTGTCAATGGAATTTTGGATTTATCTTCTGCCTCCACTGGAAGAATTTCAGCTAAAACTGGTTTATTCGATCAAATCATAGTTCCTGTAGGAGGAACAGCATTGGCACAAATAAATTCGGCTGGTGTTGGGCAATTTGTAAGTTTGGCCACAACCACTTTAACTGCAAGTGGGTTAAGCACTTTCAACGGACCTCTAACTGCAAATGGAACATCTACATTCAATTCAACCGCAAATTTGATCGGAACTACCAATGTAAGCGGAGCTTTTAATTTATTACTTGGCGGTCATTTCGTAGGTCAGAACACTATTTCTGGTGCAACTGCTGGGCAGCCTTTCCCTTCACCTTCTTCTGGAGGTGGTGGGAGATCTTCTACATTGGTTGCTCCTTACGAAATTACCGGAACTGAAGATTTAATTTATGCCCAGTGTGGGCCCGGATGGTACATGTCGGTAGGAACAACCGGTGCCTCTGGATCTGTTTTAGTTTCTGGAACAAGAATTACAATTGTTAACACTAGTGATACTGGTGGATTTTTAGCTACGGGGGTTCAAAATTCTGGAGCCTATTATACTGGATTTAATACTGAAGCTTCTTACGCTAACTTCCCTTCTGCCGGAATTACATGTGATTCAGGGAGGCCTTATCAATCTGCGATCACTTTGCAATGGGAGCCTAGAATTTCTCAGGGCACAGGAACTGAACAGGGATCTTGGATTGTACTTTCCTCCTCCAATATGACCTTCTAATAAAAATATGGCTAAAACTCCCTTTATACGTCCATTACAGGTTCAAGGTGGTACCTTTTACGCCTTCTCTTCGGCAGCAGAAGACCTTTCTTTTACTTTTAATAACTCAATTAATAGATTCAAGTTTTCCAAATTTGCCTTGTTGAATATTCCGGATATAGATTCTACGAATCCGCTCGGAAACACTTTGAAGTTAGAAGCACCAGACTCTGCTTTTTTAGATAAAGCTACGAATGCTCAAAAGATAATTACTAGTAACGCCAACATAAATTTTTCTCAAAGTTTCCAAAGTTATTGTTTGAATTTAGAAACAACAATTTTAAGCGGACTCAATTACGATCAATCTTTAAAACAAAACATTTCGGAAAGAGTTTTTTGGAAATGGATGAAAGAATTAGGAGGAATCAGATTTCAACCAGCTTCTTCATCACAGGTAGTTCCGACTTTGGACCAAAATACTGTTTTGACTGTTAATGGATTGCCGGTGACACAAAAAAGATATGTTGAAGGTGATCCGACCGGAGGAACTGGTTCTTACGGATTAACTGGAGCAACATACAACAGGGTAGTTCAGTATATTGGTAATTTAGATATTGTAAATTCAGTTAAGAATAATAACAACACTTACTCAGAGGTGTATGTAATGGTTCCAACAAAAGACGGAAATACACCAACAGTTTTGTTCAAAAATGTCGTGGATCAAAATTATCCATCTGATTTTTCATGGACCAACAACCCGCAAGATCCCTTGAATGATGAATATCTAACTGGCAGATCCTATGATGAATTGAATCCGAGTGGTTTGACAAATTTGGCAATTTTCGACTGCGATGTTTTAGGGTCTCCCCAAGTAGAGTTCGAAAACACTTCCAATGGATCAACAGGATCTGGAAACTGGTATTCTCCCAGAGCAATTGCAGATACTTATTTCACCGATGGAACTAATCAAGGAACTAATCCTCCATTTACAGATCCTACTGCCAAAATTTTGGAAAAATCACACAATTTATATTCCCTGGAATATGTAAGAACAAATTTGGATTCTATCGGCTTAGATTTCAATCCCAGCTCATATAAACAAATTGTGGATGACCCAGCGATTTCAACTTTGGAGGAATTCAACGCAACTTCTTTATCACAAGATTTTTCATTCAATGCTGTTTTAATTTATTATGATGTTTATGATCCTGCAATTCCTGCCGATTCTGCCACCAACTTATATGGTGTTCTTTTCCTGGACGATGTCCAGGATACAGGAATAGGCACCTATGAAATTCCTAGATTTAAAAAATTCAAGCCAAACCCCGTTACCAAATTGAATGGTAACTCATTTGGATTGAAGTTGAACATTAAATTCGACGTAGATATAGATCAAACCGGGGTAGAACAGGCAATAAATGACTACTCCCCCTTTTCTTTATCTATGTTCATGGATGCAATGAATGTATTGCAAGACGCTTCTGGAACTTTGAACAACACTGCTTCCATTTATGTCAATTTAGAAGATCGAGTTGATGCTTTAGAAAATTTAGTTTTATCCTCCGATACAGTTTTTACTTTGAATTCCAGAATTACCCAACTTGAAAATACATTGGCCGCAAATCAGGCATTGTTTAATAACACTCAAGCGGTTATGGGATTAATTAATCAAAATTACGAATTGATCCGAGCAGTTGTTAATAATGAAACTTCTGTTGAAATTTCATATAATTTGAATTTGATCAAACAGGGGCAGGGAATAATTGTTGATAGATCAATTCCTAATCAGCTGTTTATTTCTAATGACAATCAGAATTATCACGTTGGAAATAAAAATGGAACTGTAACGCTACAAAACAATTCTCCAAATACAATTCCCCTTCTCACCTTTGGCAACTACTATAAGCACGTGAACAATGGAATTCCAATCACATTGACTTCTGATCTGGTTATCCGAATTGATGATTCTGCTGTTAACTGGAAATTAGGACAGGTGTTGAGATTTTCTTTCGGGGATCAAATTATTCCAAGCAACTTTAACGTCAATTTTTTAACTAACGCAAAGGGGAAATATCCTCTACCTAATCCAACTTTAGTTCCTTATTCTACTTTGATCTTATCCATAACTAAAACAGATTTTATGTCACAAGATTACAGACCAGTTATAGAAATTATCTGTGTAGACCCGATTAATTTGGTTTTTCAGGTGGATCAAATAGGCAGAAGTCTCACCAATAATTCGTAAAATTCAAAAACATGTCAGGCACTCAAAACAGTATTAGTTCTCTAGTAGCTCAATTTCTAAGATTGCAAAAGAACGCATTGGAAATTATCAATGGGCTTAACGAGGTTGCGACCTCTACAAATCAGACAGTTCAAATTGAAATGTTGGACGAGGCAGGATTTCCAACTAATGTTAGCATTCCGGCCTATGGGTATTTAAGTTCACAAATTGAACGATTAGATAAAAACATTCAATCTTTATCCGGTTTAGGGGACAACTTTTCCACAATCAGGAATCCTGATGGAACATATTCCCAAATTTATAAAGCAGAGCCTCTTCGTGATCCTAAACCCTTTGTTAATCTTCCGGTTCCCTCCACATTTTTAGCTAGAGACAATTGGTTTTTTGAAAGTTTTCTTTCCCCCCTGTTGTACATCAGCATAGATGTAACGGGACAACTTCCAGATGATGCCGACAGAATTTTAGTAAAAAGAATTATTGCCAACACAGAGACCGATGCACAAAAAGCTTATTTCGATGCCAATCTTAATGGAAGAAACAACATAGGTGAACAAGAATTTATTAACTCCTTGACTGATAATGGAATTTTCTATTTTGTCGATGAAGAAATCATTCCATTACCTTTGAGAACAATTAGAAATAAAGGAAATTTCGGGGTTTTATCTTTCTACGATGATACGGTCAGTACCACAGACGCGAATGGACAGACTGTACAGGAAACAAGAAGAAATTACAAGCTAAGCTCTGTTCAGTACACCGACACGAGTACTGGGGTGACAAACGGAAGAACTTTAGAGGTTGGGAATGTTCTCCTAACTCCAGATGGAACTAGATATGAAATTATTTCGATTAACATCAATGAAACTTCGGTTCAATTAAAAAGAACATCTGGTTATCAACCGGTCACAATTGGCCCTAATACATTGACACTTTTATCTACCCAATTTAATCCAAGATTCGTAGACGTCAATATTGGTTATAACGAAAGACAAGGGGTATTTTTTAAAAAAATAGATGACAATTACAATATTGTTGCTTCTTCTTGGTCTCCTGGATTTGTTTTCTGGAGCAACCAATTGAGGATAAATACCACCGTAGGGATTCAAACCTTAGAACAATTTTATCTTGGATCAGTTGCCGATTTGGGTCAGCAACTTTTGGCGATGGCGAAAGAGAAAAAAATAGCGGCAATTTCTGGATTGACCCCAGATACCCCGAGCATAGTCCCAACAAATTTTAGAGTTGTTCAAATCAACACCCAGCTGACACAATCAACGTCTGTCAAAACATTGAATGAAAAAGTTGCTTTGAAGTCAACTCTTCAAAGTGAAATTTCACAATTAGACAATTCAATTAACACAAATAGGGCTCAAATAAATTCTGCCAGCAATACCTCAGTTGCTGCGCAGGCAAGATTTGGTGCTTCTGATTCTATTTCTTCTACCGTAGGAAGTTTAACAAATACAACACAGAACACTCAGTCTTTACAGGCGAATTTAAATTCTTTAACCCAACAGAGAGCACAAAAACAACTGTTGCTGGCATCTGTTGTTACTGATATTTCATCTTTAAGTTTAACAGATCCTGGATTGACGGCTCAGCCAAAATATAGAGTTAGGGGATTCTGGCCTATACCCCCACCTAAACAAAGCCCTGCTACAGGAAAACAAGAAGTAATTCAATTTATAATCGAATATCGTTATTTAAGCGATTCTGGTATTGCCCCTGCAGTTCAACAAATTGAATTTTTAGACAATAACGGTCAACAAAAGACTGGAGCTTTTAGCAACTGGAACAAATATATAACCGATATCAGATCGAAAGTGTATGACTTAAACACAGGAACATATGTTTGGGCACCAGAAGCTACTGATGATGCCGATGCAAATAATATAAATCAAGCAGATATCCCGATAACGGCTGGGGAACAAGTTGAAATTAGAATCAAAGCTGTTTCTGAAGCTGGATGGCCAGATAATCCAATCACTTCTGAATGGTCAGAGCCAATTACAGTTTCCTTCCCTGCCGATGCACAAACGGAAAGTGCAACGGTTAATTTATCCAGTAATCTTAAAGATCAAGCTCTCCTTGAAATACAGCAGGACTTATCTTCTAGAGGTATAGACTCATTACTAGCAAGACAGTTCACCAGCGGGAATAAAAATTTCCTGTTGGATGCTCCGGTAATTTCAACTGGATTCACAGATTCGGCGGGAAACCAATTGGACTTGTTTCAAGTCCTCACCGATATGCAAAATCAGATTGCTACTCTCAGAGCATTCGTTGAAAAATCTAATGGAGTTCTAGAAGTACAACTGGTTGATGAAGCTGGAAATACCGCTGTTATCACAAAAGGTCAAACACTTCTTGTAGATGGAGGATATTACAATCAAATTTTTAGCAATCCTACCACCAGTGACGCAGGAAAAATTGCAGCTAAAATACTACAATTAAAACTGGTTAATACTGCTGCTGGAGCTTTAGAACTAGCATCATCCCTTCCTGGTGGATTAAATACACTTGCAGGAACTTCTGTATCTTCTTCTTTTCCTGAAAATTATTCCACAAATTTGAAATATGGAGAGATAGGAATTTCAATTACGTCATTAACTCCTGCCGATATTATACCACCTGGATCTACTGGTAACGCAAATAACGAGTCATTCCAAGAGTTGGGACAGGCTCCTCCCTACGCTTCCGGTAATTCTAATTCGCAGTTCATTTATCCGAGATGGAAGAGTGTTGGGCTGAACCAAGATTTATATCAGCAACCACAATCTTATGCTAATAATTATGATTATCAAGGTAATTCAAATGGCCAACCACAAAATGGTTCCTCTTTAATTCCCTTTGATCCATCAGTTACCACCGTTCCTACTGCTTCCGGACTCAATGGTTCTGTTTGGAACGGTGGGTATACAGGGTCCACTGGAACATATGTTGCATTGGGAAATGGTACACTGAGTGAGTTTTGTATTCATAAAAATCATCCAGCTTTGCTGACGGGTCAAGGACAATCATTCACAAATTTGGTTAAACCCGATTTTTCATCTGCTGGAACAGTGGTTTACCCTGCTTTCAGACAGTCCGATTATTTCTATTACGATGTTAAAACCCCAAATTATTGGTGGCAATTAGGTTATATCCCAGTTACTGATAATTTTGTAACCGGAGCCACTGCCCAAAGAGAGGACTCTATGTATCCATTTAAACTAGGATTCGAATCTAACGATGAATGGCTCATTGGTAAATATTCTTGCGGGGCTTATCTTTTTCTGGGGCCTGCAACCTCTTCTTTATTACAGGTACAAGGATCAACTTCTTTGGCCAGTCAATTTGTAGAACAAGGAATAAATAACGCAATTATAATTCCTGTTATTTATCAATTTAGAGCAACTGACAAATTAGGATATATTGGGGGATATAATTCTGGGGGAAATCCAACGAATATTAGTTACACCAAAAAATTAGGAATAGACATTCAGGTGAGAAACGAAAGCCCATATTCTTTCGATTTAGTTGTTTTTTCAAGTTACAAAAATGAAACTTTATCTTCTCCTAATTTTACAACTGGTGGATCCCCTAATTTAGGGACTGGCCCCAGAAGGAGAAGAAGACCATAATTTTTGGATAAAATAAGAAATGAGCACTCCATCTCCAACACCGACATATGTTCCCCTTTGCGAACCTCCACCAAAACTTTTTGATTCCAATTCTTCATTTGGTGTTCTAAGAACAAACCCTAAGATTTCAGGTAACATCAAAATTACTTTGGATTCGGAGGGAAGAGTTTGGTTGAATTCTCTTGATGCTAATCCAACTCTGAGTGACCAAAAGTACAAAAAATTTGAGATAAGTGGGGCAAACTCCTACGCCAAAGATCTCCAAAGATTTTTTTCTGGTGGAAAATTTTCAGACACTTCCATAAATCCCGATTTAATTTTTCAGGTTGGAAATTTTACTGACGGCTCTACCAAACCTGTTGAAAAGTTTTCGAGTCAATATGATTTTTTTTATGGTGCCGGGGCTTCTACTTTAGTTGATCGAAATTATCCCGAAAATTTCAAATATTTTCAACCGCTTTGGATTAAAAGTGAATTGCCTGAATTTTTTGTCATCTTCAAGGTTCCAGAGCCTTTAAGTTATCCTTATTCTACCAACCAGACGTCAATCCAAAATGGGTCTCAATACAAAGTGGTTCAGGATGTTTCTTCCACACAAAATTTCAAAGTTTCTTATGGGAAGGACTCTTTGGGTAACGATTTGATTTATTCTGCCGGACAATTTTTTACCGGAAATTCAGTTTATTCTACTTATACGGTTTTATCTGGGAGTGGAAAGATCGTTTTAATGGACGAACTTTTATTTCAACCAGAAGTGGACGATGTTGAAAGTTATTTTAACACTAAAATTTTACCCTATTCAACAGTTATAGCAACTTTTGATTTGAGATCCAACACCAAAATTGGAAAATACATTCGATCAATTGTCAATGATCCTGGATTCAGTCCATCCCCTGTAGATTTTTCTTTCCAATTGAATGCCTACAGCTATTTCAATGGAATAGATTTTCAAAAAGGAATCATGACTAGAAAAGGAGAACTTTTGTTTGATTATCTCATCTCGAGCGACTCCACTCCACAGATAGATTTCGAAAATTATATCACCGATGGTTTTTCGAGGAATAAAATTATATCACCTAACATTTTGAATTTGGAATTCTTGTTTGACGACACGGATTCTGACCTTTATACGATTAATCGATATTTTGGGTGTTATGTTTCTAAAAATTGTTTGGGATCATTCAAGCTTAATGGAGATTTTTTCTTCAAGTACAAAGATTCCCCCGGAAACAATAATTTACCCAAACCAATTTTGAACGACGTTGGCTATTTTAACTCTACCGCTAATAATTTTCAAAGTTCGACCACAGGGGTAAGGTTGTTTTATCAGGAAGCTGAAGGCTGGATCCCGGGATCATATGACGTTAACGTTTCAGACCCGCAAAAACTTTTTTACATTACTGACAAATTTGATCAATTTTATTCCTTAAAAAGATTTGAAAATTACAATTCAAATACTTCAATTTGGGAAGATAACACACCACAAGCTGCTCAATTTGGGCCTTTCGAGAATCAAACTTTTGCCACCGGTTCGACTTTTGGAGCTTCTTCCGGAAATTTGGTTATACCAAATCGAAGTGTGAATCTTTTGAACTTTACTGGACCAGGAGAAAAAATTGGGGGTTACAGTGGAATCATCCCATCAACAATTGGGCATGCTAATTCTTTTGTCGAATTTTTAATCCCTTATGATGGACCAACGCAGGTGACTTTTATCATCCAATGGGCAGGAGGGTCTAAAGGAAATTTGAGACAAAAATATGATTTAATACAATCAAATAAACTAGGAGGTACTATCTTGGGATGGAAAGCGGGTTCATCTTACAACTCTGGAGATAATCATTATTTCAATTTAGCAGAAGGAACTACGCAACAAATTGCATCTTCTTTCTGTGAATGTGTTGAGAGTATTAGCTCGGTGGTTTGGGATTCTTCCCCTTCTCAGAATTTATCAATTATCCGCGTTAGAAAAGGGGGAAGCGATGGAAACACCCAATTCAAAATAGGCGTATTTTCGAATTACAATTATTTTGAATCAAAGTACCAGGGCGTTTGGTCAAACACAGAATCATATAATATCGACGACATCGTTCTTTTCGATGATATTTTCTTTGTGGCACAATCCATCATTCCGTCATCTCCAAATGGGTCGAATCCAAATCCTTTAAATAATACAGATTGGGATTTATTTCAAACTTTCACTCCTTCTGGAATTTTAAAGATCTATGGTATAGATGCTTCTGAGTTAAATGGACTTTTGAATTTTCGCGGTGGATCAAATTATTTGAAATCTCGTGTTATTTTTTCCATACAGGAAGAAAATAAAATCGTTCCTGGGACTTGGATTGAGGTTGAAAGCGGAAGGGGTGTCACTGGGTCTGTTTCTAGAATAAAAGAAGTAACTAGATTTGTGGATGATCCTATTTTTTCTGGAAATTCTCAAATAACCCCGAAAATAACGGGTTTCAGGGGATTCAATGAATTTCTTATTGCTAATTTAGAAGATGAAAATGCGATCATAGATTTAGGAACAGACGGGAATTTCAATCTTTTTGAAATTGTGAGTTTGGAAACTGGGGTTTTCTCTTTCTTTGATTTGAAAGACTTTGATTTCGATTTCTTTTCTTCTAACTACGGAATAACACCTACTCCAGAATTTCATAGATATTTTCAATTGGTTCCAAATCAATCGGGTCAAATTAAGCCAAATGTTAAATATCTAGTTCGTCAAGGACAAATTTCTTATGATTCTTCTACCTATATTGAGGGACAATCTTTTATTGGATCTTCTTCTTCAGATTTATTTGCCGATTCTGGATATTCGACATTAGGAATTTACGCCGTAGTTCTACCTGCTATTTTCAGTCAGGTTGGCTGGGTGGATCAAAATTACCCTTACACAATGTCGCAAATTGCGGCTGAACAAAATTTGAATTCTTTTATCGGATTTTACGGAATTCAGTCCATAATAGATCCAAACCCTGCACCAAATTCTTTGAACAAACAGGAAGTTTTCAATTATGGAAAATTAACAACGGAGTATCAATATCTTCAGGAGAATTTTACAGTTTCTAGATCTAACGTGTCCAGAATTGTTCCTTTCATAAATAAGTGGGGATATCTCGGGGGAACGGACGTTAGAGGAAACATATATCGTTTGAATTCTTCTCCCGCGTTTTCGCCAACTAATTTTTCTCCAAGTTTCCAAAAGGATAAGCCAAATCCTTCTTATTTTACCCACGAGTGGTTTATTTTAGAAGGAGTTCCCATGGAATTTCCTTTGTATGGTATTTCCGAGCAAAAAAACTATCTACCCGGTAAAATTGATTTGGGCCAGGTCAGAAATGCCAACCCTAGTGCTTCTTTGTATACAACATCCTTTTTAACTGTTGAACCTACAGATTATCCGTCCCCATATGTAGATCCTAAAAACACAACAAAAGAATTTTTTACCCCTTTCTTTTACAACCCTGCAACTGGATTTTATGATTCAGTTTTCAGAGGAGTTAAAATTTCTTTGAAAAGAAGAAGTAGTAACCCAAACCCAGCCTCAGATTTGGACAAATACATTTTGAATTATAGGGGGTTTGAAGGATATAATTTTTCCTCAATTTTAAGGGTTATTCAGGAGGACTCTACCACAATCCAATCCCCGGTAACATATGAAATCATAGAAAACACCCAACAAAAATTCGTTCTTTTTGTAACCACCGTGGTAATGAAAGATTATAGAGCTTTGCCCCTGGTAAATACCGGGGGAACTGGTGATCCTTATTTGGATTATCTTTTAATGTACAGTTTGGTGGATAAAAAGCAGAATTCGGGGATAGGATTGACCGGAGATCCTGGTCCTACTGGTTCCTTGCTTTACAAAATATCGGACACCAAATTGTCTTCGGCTTTAGATTTATCGATAACATCTTTATCTTCAGTAACAACTTTGAACAACAACAATAATGTTTACATCATATCCAATCCAAACTATGATACCGATTTGAGAGAAGAAATTAATCTTTTTTATCCAATAGGATCTACTGGAAGTGTAGGAGGAACTGGAGCAGGTAGTTTTGTTGTTCCTAGCCAAAGTTATCTTTACCCTTGGCCGATTGGAAGATCACAAAATCTGGTTAATTTTCAGGCCATCGATTCTCCAGATTATGTATTCCAAATTCCATTTTCGATTTCTAACCCAGTTACAATACCTGTTGGCCCGAGATCGGCATATGCCGGATATCCAGTTTTTCAGGTAGAGGGGGGAGGAAATTACTTCGATTTTATCATGAAGAGAATTTCCCTATCTCAAATTTTCGAAAGAGTAAACGTGGAGAGCCCTTACATCAAATACACGACTTACTCCTGGGATACTGCCACCAATTCAGAGATCGTTACTCAAAATGAGTTTCAAATTTCTTTGGTACAGCCAACAGCAATATTTAAATCTGAGGGGGTTTATCCAGAAAAAAGCTACGACGGTCCCCAAACTTTGAGTAGAAATAAACCTACCGGGTTTGAAATCGTAGAAGGAGGATCTCAATATGCATCCGATATTCTAAGATATAATGGGCCATATGAACCTCTCTTCAAAAAGATTTTCAAATTCAAGGGGGATAAAAACGACACATTAGCCAGAAATACTTATGTTGATCTGAGTTTTAGAAACTGTACTTTCGCTCCTGAACAATCTAATTTTGGAAAAATAATAAATTTGGGATTTTCGAAGGTTTCTTTGGGGCAAAATATTTTAGAAGCATCCCAAAATTTACCCCAGGGACCAAGATATCCGCTGGTTGGTCAGACGCCAATTTCTTACAAAGATTTTTCTGTTTTTTTATCCTCATGGGATCCTGGTTATTATAATGTTTTTTCTAACGCAAGAAATCAAAACCCTGTGGCTGGTACCAGATCAATGTTGGAATTAAAATCTTTTTTGGGATCAAAAATGATGCAAACCCCATATACAATAACAATTTACACATTTATTACATTAGAAATTTCTAGAGAAACCGGAACTACAATAGTTCCTAATATCAACGAGGCTGCTAACACGGCAGTACCTTTGATCCAAAATATAAACCCCGAAACTTCTAATACGGGTATTGGACAGCTTGGAACTTATTTAAGTACAGTTGATTTACCCGTGTTAAACCAAAACATTTTTCCACAAGTTGAAGTTTTCTGGCAGAAAAATCCAGTTACTAACACAGTAAGCGGAATAATCAGATTGGATAGAATCTTGAGGAGATATCTTCTTAACTCTGGAATTTCCACCGTCTTTGTAAATAATATGGTTTCTGATTTTGGAGTCGGTAATCCTAACAACATAAATGATGACATAGACACTTACATCGAAAATAACATTACCCCCATTTATGAGGGAATTTCTTTCAATCTTTTTGTAAAAAAAACCGGACAAAATTTGACATCTACCGAAATTCTGGTTAGAGGGGATTTAATTAATCCAGATAGAGTAAGGTACGCTTATTATGCCCAGACAAATTTTCAACTGACTAAACAAACGGATTTGATTTACTCCTTCGAATACGATTTGTCTAACTCTCAAAATTATTCCATGACTTTTTCATTTAGGATACAAAAAATTTGAGATTCTGAAATTTAGAATATATACAAAAAGAACTCAAGAACATGCCTTCTCTAAATATTTTGACTTTAAATCAGGGGGATACCCAGGAAAATATAAGAAACAAAATAAATTCCAATTTTGATTCTTTAGTTGCCAATGGTGGTGGGCCTCAGGGATTGCAGGGAGCCCAAGGTAAGCAGGGGCCAGTAGGTCCAGTCGGTCCAAAAGGAGATCCTGGTCAACAGGGGGTTAGAGGAACAAAATGGTTTGTTCAGGAAAATGCTCCAACCGGAGGAACTGGAGATCCAATTTTAGTGGGTGATTATTGGTTGGATTCAACAAGCGGAGATAATCTTATTTATGAATTTGGACCTTCTGGATGGTTTCAGGTTGGAGATACGTTGATAAATCAAGAAATTTTTTACACATTGACCGGGGTTTCTGGTCCGAATGGGTCTACTGCTCAGAATGCAATTCTCCTAAATTCCCCGATCCCGGAACTCCAAACCTTGGTAATTTCGGATGCAGTTCTTGACCCACCAACAGCAAATCCAACCTATTCCAAAGTTTTGATTGCTACTAATTCAACCACCAATGATGCTCCTCTTTTAGAATTTGCTAAAACAAACGCAAATGATATAGGTTTACCTGCAGATTATACAAGGCATCCCCAATTTAGATGGATGACTGCATTAGCGAATGATTACAATTTACTTTTTACAGTTCCGCAGGATACTCTAACTTTATCTTCCAAATTTTTGAATTTACAAAGTTCTGGAGTTGTCAGCATTAGTTCCAATGATGATTTGTTGATTTCTTCATCCGCATCTACTCAACTGATTTCTTCCAATTCTGTTTCCATAAATTCTACAAATAACATAGATATAAATTCCCAAAATCTCAATGTGGATTCGACTGCCTCTACTATAAATTTGACAGGAAGATTTTCAATAGAATCTAACACATCTACGGATTTTGCAGCAATTATAACAAATCAAAATCCAAATGGGAATGGAATTTCTGTAACTGTTGGAAATTCAACCTCTTCACAAACTGTCGCCGAATTTGGAGCAAACAATTTGTCTGTTTTCAAAGCAAGATCCGATGGTAAAGTGACTTTGTCTAAATTTGGAAATGCAGTTAGAGAAATAACTTACAATTCAAATAGATTTTCTTTTCCTGAAAATTATTGGGAAATATCAAGTTCGACAATTCCAACTGGAAATACAATATATTTCAATCCTTCTGGGGCTTACTCTGCTAATCTTGGATTTCAATTTCAAGGAGGAACCGGAGACACGGGATCGTGGGTTGATTTTCTTGAAGAGAATGAATCAATAGAATTCAGATTCATTTGTGTTCCTGGGATTCAATATCTGGTTCGAATAAATGGAAGTACCCCCGGAACAAAGGTGGATTTTACATCTTCTAACACAATCAAAAATTTTCAGGTTACAATTATAAGATTATCAGCTGTGACTAAAATGTATTACACCGCAAATGGAGTCTCTGGTGAAATCACTTAAGGAATTTATTTTTCAATAAACATGACATTCAACACTAAGTATATTTTACCTGGAGATGATGCACAAGAAATAATCTTCAAAACAAATTTTAACTTTGAACAAGTTTTTTTCTCGGGGGTTGGTTCAAATGGTCCGGTTGGTCTCATAGGACCCACAGGAATAATAGGGCAAGTTGGAAATGATGGAACTATTGGAGAATTGGGATTGTCCGCATCCAAATGGAATTTTTCCTTTTTACCACCAGTTACTGGGAATTCAAAGCCTGGAGATTACTGGGTTAATACTGGGCCAACATCTGGTTTTTCTATTTTCGAATTCCAAAATTCTTCCCCATTCTGGGTGGATTCTGGATTTGATTTGTTACAAAATTCAGTTTGGAATTATGTTATAGGAGTTTCTGGTCCTGGTGGGATCGAAGATAAAACAGCTATTGGATTTGCAACAGGACCATCTGGGAATACTTTTGTTTTCTCCGATTATAATTTTAGCAATATTTCCTTACAACTCCAGAAACAGAGGGCCAATCCCACTGGTTCTAAATTTTTGATCGGAACAGATGGAACCAGACCTTTGTTGTCTTTTGGAAAAACATCTTCACTATCCAATTCTTTGCCCCAATTTTCTTGGGAAGACAATTCACCAACGAACTACAATTTGAAATTTGAATCCCCACAGAATCTACAAATTTCTTCAAAAGGATTAGGTTTGACAGCAGGAGCATCCGGTGGATCTGTTAGTTCGAATCGAATAACTCTAAGTACAGCAAACAACATTCAAATTACAAATGGGAGTCTTGAAATAAATTCACCATTATTTCAAATTAATTCGCCCAACTTGAAATGGGACGGTTCTAAATTTTCTGGTTTTTATAAAACGACAATCGGTGGAACTGGGTCAGGCTTTTCTTGTAATAATTCATCTGGACCTGGATTCAAAGTACAGATTGACGGAACTGGTGCTACTTCTGGAACTAAAATTGCTTCACTTATCTCTGAAGAAACTATCACTTGTTATGAGTTCTTACTTGATAATACGGGTATAGGTTCCACAATATACGGATATACTGATTGTGATAATACACCACAAACCATTTTTGTTGGTGCTAATACTTACGTTGTAGTCTGTTCTATAACAACACCATATAGAATTTCAGGAGCTGCAGGTATTGCACCCGTACAATTGAATTCTTGCGGGTTGGCTTCTATCCCATTGAAAATATTTGAATCAAGAGGTGTTGGATTCAATGTGGCAGGCGGGGTAATGAAAGGACAAGGAACCTCAGGATCCGGATTCCAAGGTAAAGGTTTATGGGTAAATAAGGTTGGTTTTATAAGTAATGTACCATGGAACACAACTTTTTCTAACACTTATCCTCTTGGTAATCAATTACAAAACAACAACTACATGTTACTTGATTTGAATTCCTCTTCCCCCGATACGATTTGTATAGATGGATCACCAAGTGTGGCTTATAATAGTTCTAATCGTAATACTTGGACTCCCATCGCGGATTCTAGAAGAAAAAGGGTATATCTACGTTTGACTGATTTTTCTGGAATTTGGGAACCTTCTTCTACCCGGACTTTTACGGTTTTACTTTTAAACGAAGATTTCAGTTTTGGTGGAATACAAACTGTATATGCTGGGGGAATATCTACTGTTCCAATTTGGGATTCGGGAGATCAGGCTAAAGCAGAAGGAGTCAAAGGATGTAGAAAATTAAGGCTGACTTTTATCAACGATAGTCAAATTTTTTGGGAGGCATTCAACCAAGTTTGTATTTGCTGGAATGTTTATAATCCAGGACCCGGTAACCTTAATTTTTCTTATGAAAATTGTTCAGGGGGTACAGGAGCAGTAAGTCTTCAAGCTTATCAAACTTCTTCAAATATTCTTTCTTATCAAAGATTAGGTGCAACTGGTGGCCAATTTTCACAAACTGGATTAAATGTTTGGAAAGGAGATTTCATTCCTCAAACTGGCTGTGTCTCTTCTGCAACAACATCTGGATTTATACCATATAGACAAACACAACTGGTGGTAAGAAACAGCAACCCAGTTTTAGGAGGTGGCGGAATTGGTAGTTAATTTTTTGTTGTGGAAAATTTTTTCTATGAAGAAGGAAAGGAATTCAGATATCAGATAGGGGAGGTAAGCACCACGCGGCCCTGGCCCATGCTAACTTACGCGTCCGTCAAAGAATTTTTATTGGATCCTGATTGTCAGCAAATTTTTTCTAAATATCAAAACGTCTATATTTACGGACATTTTCTGTGGAAAAATTTTCAGACGTGGGATCTTGATTTGGGTTTGGCCTGTGATTTTGATATCGCGGATTGGTCACGAATTTCTTCAGATCTCCACAAGCTTTACAATCTGGCTCTAAATAGACACTGTCTTCTCGTGGATATCACTGTTTCACATCTCAATGTTGCCTGTCTTTTACCAACCAAATCCGATCTAGTTGAAAATAATCAAAACACCCCAGCTTCTGAATGGAAATTTCCCAGAATTAGTCCGCCCCTGCAGGGAAAATATTCCCATAAATATGTAAAAATAAGCAGAATGGAAAAAAAGATAGGAGACACGATTCAAGTTTTTGATTATAGGGATTCCCCACGAACTGCACAAAAAACTTCCCTCTTATTTGGTGAGCATTTGGTTATGATCGATTTTTCTGAAGTTGATTTACATGATAAAATCATTAAAAGGATAGCAAATTCTGAAAAAAATCCTTTGATCAATTTTCTGACAGTTTCTGATTTTTTAAGTCAGACCGAACTAGAATTTATTCAGATCCAGAATTACTAATCCCGTAGTTCGTTTTTTTCTGGAGTGAATATATACATAGGATTTAAATTTTTTTATGCAAACCCCGCCTGTTACCCAAGATGAAATGATCTCGACAAAAGATCTAAAAATAAAATTCTTTAGAGTGTTAGAAGACATGTCTATTGTGAATGGTAAAACCAAGAATCTTGAAACGGAGGCTGAATATCTCCTGACCAAACTTGAAAATTTAAGAAATTCAGAAAAAGATTTTACAAATTATAATCCCAGAAGTGGATTCATTAATTATTATTTGACGAAAGATTTAAACACTGTACCTGTCTTTATTTTATGAAAAACCAAATCATGTTAAACGAAAACGAAATCCAAGAAGCAAAAAAATTAATACAAGAATTTGGCCAAATCAAAGACCAAATCCATCTTGCGGAAGAACAAATGTCAAGTTTAAACCAAAAAGCAGAATCGTTGATTAATCATCTGGAAGATCTTAGATCTCAAGAACAAAATTTTGTAGAGAGTCTTAAAAAAAAATATGGACCAGGAAAATTAAACCCACTCACCCTCAATTATGAAAAATATTGATTACAAATTGCGAATAATTGTTGGTTTATCCGCCACAATTTTGATTTTTATTTTAGCATTAATTTGGAATCTAAAGGAATTAAAAGAATCCAAAGAAGAGGCAGATAGACACAAAAGAAATTACGCCGCTATTCAAGATTCTGTGGTGATAATTTCCTCCGAAAATGAAACTTTGTTGGCACAAAGACTTTCTTTGGAATTTTACTATGAAGAGTTAAGATCGGAAAATTTGGATTTAATTCAAAAATTGGATGTTGAAAAAAGAAAAAAAACCAAAGTGGTCATCCAAACTGTTGTTGAATATCGGGATTCTTCAATCTACGTCCCGGTGATATCCAGGTTCAACCAAAAAACCCCCGAATTGTATTTTTCGTATAAACCTACTTTGAAGGGAAAAAATTATTTGTCCATAGAAGGAATTTTACCTTATTCTATTACATACGACACCTCGAAGATTTTGATGGATTCTCTTCGATTGGGCTGGAGAATAATTCCCAAAATTAACACAGAATCTGCACATCTGAAAATAAATCAAAAAATTGACCTCATAACAGGATTGGTTAGAGATCCTAAATCTGGTAAACTTTATGTTAGAGCCTCTACTGATTTCCCGGGGATTTCTTTTGCGGAATTAAATTCGATTAATTTATTAGACGACGGGGAATCCAAGAGGGCTTTGAGGAATTCAAGAAAACCTTTCGGGATAGGGTTTGGCCTTGGATTAGGTTTGACATCTGGACCTGGGGGTTTTGTAGGAATGGGTCCTAATGTTGTGATTGGGGTCACTTATTCCCCTAAATTTCTTCAATTCGGCAAATAAAATTACAAAATGGCATACACCACAACTTCTAAATACATACAGCTAACTCCTTATCTGGTGTTGGAATACATGTATGCTGCTCAACCAAATCCACAAACTTACAATGTTAACACCGGGGGAGGAAATCCGACAGTGGGATTCAACAAGTTGATTAATGGGATTTTAGAATACAAAGGATCACCGACCAACGAAGTTCAAATTTTCAATTTGAACCAAAATTATGTCACAACACAAAACACCGCCCTGAACAATGTGGTAAAAACTTCGGAAAATTCTTTTATACCTCTAAATCCTAATTTGATTGTTCCTTACAACGATTTTAATCCCAAGCTGACACCTACCGCCAACCTGGAAATTTCTTTTCCAGATAATATTTCAGTTGTATACGACACGGTGAGATATCACATTTTGCAAGGATATAATTTGGAAAACATAGATGGTCTAATCATATCCATATCCTATTTGGATCAGGATTTATCCTATGTTACTTTCTCGCAAATTGAGATAAGCTCGGGTACAGCACAAAATTACACCTTAGATCCCAACCCTTTAACAATAGGTTCAAATATTTACGACAAATATTTTCAAATTTTAGTTCCATCTTTGGTTGACATGAACAACCAATATGCAGCAGCCTCTTATCCAAATAAACCGAACACACTAGCTGGAAAAACATCGAGAAGTGGAAGGGGCTATGTTACCGGTTCACCCATGAGAATTTCGGTGTGGCAAATAGATGATACAACACAAGTCAATGGATATGATCAATATGGATCCACTTTATATGCAACTTTATCTTTGGAATCGGAGGATCCATTTTTCAACGTTGGGGCTTACATAGGTTCTGCCCGGAACGGCGATTATTTCGAATACTTCGCCACTGATTCGGGTGGATTCATCGAAAATTTCATTCTTTTTCAAAATTCTATCGGTAACCAATATTATATCGATCATAAAGTTGAAACTTTGGAACAAATTGGTGCATCTTTTATTGTTACCAACAATTTTTCAACCATACAAACTACTGCATTTGATGTTCCCCTTCTGTATAGACCCATTGTTAGATACCCATCCGTTGCATCAGGATTTACCTTGAGTTACACAATGACCTTGGTTAATTCGGTTGATCAGTCACGACTGGTAAGAAATGCCTCTTTCACTTCTTTGGATACTGGTAGATATGGACCAGAAATTGCACCACTTCAACTTTCAGTTTTTCCTCAAACCCAAAAAATTTACAATAAACTAGCAAATCAGTCCTCAATTTCGGTTCCCGCCAACACTCTTGTTCCAAGAGAAACTATCAAATATCAAAATGTTTTTGTTGAAAATAACACGGTGAATTTGACTATGTCCAATTTATCCGTGAAAGGATTCACAATCGACCAGGCAGACGGGGGGGTTACTCAAACAATATCCTATGGGCTAGGACAGGCTTACATTCGTATTTCTCCGTTTGATAATTTCTACAAGTTCACTTTTTACAAAAGAAATGCAAACGGAACTATGGATTTGTTAGATCTCACTTCCTCTGGAACCTTCAAGTTGGTTTTCATCGACAACAAGAACAATAAATTATTTGCCCCTTCAATAGTTGGAAATAATTTGGCAAATGCTGCAAAGGGTGAACTAGCATTCAAGGTAGATGAAAGTTTGGCAAATCAAATTTTAACCTTCACCAACCGAAGATTTTATGTTTCTAACCAGCCAGTGGTTGCCCAAAGTAGTAAAGAAAGTCAAACTCCTCTTTTTTCTAAACTGTCATCTGTGAAGGAAAGATTTGCCAAGAAATCCCTTTCTGCCTCTGATTCTATACAAGACATTCAATTGGCTGGTCGAGGTTCAACAAAAGATAACTCGCAAGGAACAGCAAGAATTTCCGGGTCTTCCTCTTCTGTTCTATATTATGGAAATTGGTTGAAGGATAACGAGCCTATCCCTGCTTTATTTTCTTCCTTTGATACTTCAGGGTCTTCTACTCCTATCGTACCATCTCCATCTTCTTTCCAAACCTCAGGAAGTAAATTGACACCAATACAAAGTTATTGGCAACAGTTTCAAAGTTCTCAGGCGGGAGCGACCGGAATCTCTGGTATTTCATCTGGCGGGGTACAGCCTGCAAGAGCCCTGGATATTATGGGTATAGCAGCATTCAAAGCGGCTATAGCTTCCGATGTTCAGGGAAAGGTTGATTCTGGATGGGCATCTTCCCAAATTATCGATTATTTTCTAAATCCTTCTTCCGTAGGATTTAAATTGTATTCCGGAATTACGAAACAAATATTTACAGATGCCGTATCTGGACTTTTTGGATCTTACGGAGTATCTGGTCAGCTATTCATGGATGAATTAGCTGCATATGGAAACACCCAAGGCGGTTTGGACACCGGAGGTCCTGCCGCTCAAGGAGGAAGCAATGCAAATCAAAGCGGATCTGATTCGGGAAGTCCAAATCGTCCAACTTTTCCTTCTGGTGGAGGTAGCACAAACACAAGACCACCTTCTGGTGGATATAGACCAAGAGGAAATTGATAAAAATGATTTTGATTGAATGGCAATTTTAAACGCAAGATCCAATTCTTTTTATTTCAATTTTCCGAAGGGTTTTTTTCCACTTTCCGTGGAAAATAGATGGATAGATTATTTGAAAAAACAACCAACTCCTTACGACACAATCACTTCTTACATGAACAGCAGCATACAATCGGTGGGATTTCCTACTTTGACTGCCGGACTAGTTTCACAAACAAAAAATCTAGGAAAGGAAATCAATTATCAAAGTGCCACTCCCGTTCAGGATCTTTTCTCTAGGGATTTTGATGTCACATTTAGAATTGGTGAGGGATTTTCGAATTATTTTATCATGTTGGAAACAGTTCTCGATAAATTAGCATTTCAAAATGATAACATTTTCACCCCTGTTTTACCATTAAGAATTTTAAATAATGAGGGGGGAATTGTTGTTTCTGTTCTTTTCAAAGAGGTTACTCTAACCGGGGTTGGAACAATAAACCTAAATTACACGAATAACTCCCCTTCTGTTAACACTTTTACGGTTGGATTTAAATGTAATTATTTGAGTTTTGATTACGAGGTTTCTAGAACCTAGATAGATATATAGAAAAAAAACATCGAATGTCAACATCGAGACCATTTGCCTATAATGCCGGTGGAACAGGAAATAGGATTCCAGGAACTTTACAAATAGGAACTTTGTCCGTTGGTGGTACGGCAGACGCATACACTTATCAATCCCCAGGTGGTTTGAAATGGTGGAACGGGCCGGACGAGGAATTAGGTTGGATATTAGCCAACCCTGTTCCTTCAGAAACTCAGCCTACCATTGTGGTGTTGGGCCCTAAAATAAATCCTAAAGGTTGGTCTATCGATACAGACAATACTACTTATCCCGAGGGAATAACAGGAGAGATTACGGGTCCAGGTCAGACTGCGGATGGATTTATTTATTATGACGTGCGAATTACGGGATCTTCGGCTGGAGATGGGCAGGCAAAAATTGTTCTTGCCACCAATCCTTCTCCGGTTTCTGCTTCTTCTGGACAGAAATGGACCCTTACGGCCACTTTATCTTTGCAATCCGGAACTCTTCCTTTGAATAATAGTGTTTTTGTTGAGCTCCAAGAGATGAGCAATGCTACAGAAGGACCATCCTCCCAATCACTTGCGAACAAAGTTTCAAATTCAAACCTACAACAACCTGTAGAATATTATGTTATTAGGCAGCTCACCGGAGTTTCAACAAATGCAATCAGAGGGGAAATTTCGATTTCCTTGCCTGCATTCGACGAATGCGATTTCACAATTAGAATTGCAGCACCAACATTTGGCTTATCTGTGTTAGCGGGGGTTGGATTCAACCAGGCATCCACTTATTCTGAATTCATATCCCTGCTCGAGAGATCAACCGGTCAAGTTTTCGGAGACAATGGTGACGCAGCCGTTCTGTACATGAATTCCAACAATTTGTGGTCCACATATAATCCAGCACAACAAGAAAATTTAATTGTTTCATTGGATGCTGCCAATTACTCTTCTTATCCCCAAGCCGGTTCAACCTGGTTTAATTTGGTTGCTGACCAACAGGGGATTCCTTCGGCAAGTTTAGTTAATTCTCCATCTTGGTCTTCTGAAAATGGAGGGCAATTTAGATTCACTGATTCATCTAATCAAAAAGCCTTTTTAAATTCCACAATTGAATCTACTGAGGGATGGAGTTTGGAATCTTGGTTTTATCTGGAAACCGATTTGCAAGGAAAGAATACTTCATTAATAACATCATGGGAACTTGGTGATGATGTGCCTTTCCAGCTGGGAACTTGTGTAAATCACCCTGGTGAACATACTGGAACGTTAGATGTAGGTATAAGAGTGGAAAATGTGTGGTATACCTCCGCGTCCAATTTTACTCCCGAAACTGGAAGGTGGTATCATGTGGTTGGAACATTTGATGGATTCACTCTCAGACTTTTTGTAGATGGAGTTCAACAGAATGTTAATGTTGTTCCAAATGAAACGGAATTTTCCCTGTTTGAAACTAAAGTTAATATAGGTTCTGACGCTTCCCAATCATCTGCAGACCCTGCAAATTATTTGAATGGAAAAATCGCTTTGACTAGAATTTATGGTAGGGCTTTGACGCCAGAAGCTGTTTTGGAAAACTTCAATGCCAACACAATTCGTTTTTCTAATTTGGTTCTTTCCTCGTATGTTGATTCTGGGTCTATAATTTTCACCTATACTTTGCAGGATATTGTTCCGCAGAAAGCCAACATAGAGGTAAACTTCAAACACCAAATGACTTTAAGTGGAAATCCTCTCGAGATTACATCCACTTTGATTTTGTATGCCGGACAAACTAGTGCATCGATCAGATATGAAGCCAACTGGGATGGGGCTACCGCTGGGAATTTATCAAATGCCGGTACTTTATCCGTTCTATCTATAACTTCCAACGAGCAAATTGTGTACACGGTTGATGCATTAAACGCAACCACAGATGCAGCTCCAACACCTCCCGCGGGTCTTCCTTATGCTTCTCCTATTTTAGTTTCACAGACACCCACTCCCTATGCAACTCCTACACCAACACCAACAACTTGTTCTAATCCAACCACCTGTTTTGCCTGGACTTACTCTAACGTGAGTAATGCAACTGTAAGTGTTGTTGGATGTGATTGTTCGCAAACGATCGAAAATATTGAAATAGACGAGGCCGACACGGTTACTTTTTATTCTCCTTTTCAGCCAACTTTTTCGTCGGGAACTTATGGAGAAAATACCAGCACAACCCCAGCTAATAATTTTGGATATTTTCCAGAAAATGCTGATAACAGATTATGTGCGTGGATTTGGACTAGACCAGATCAGGGAAGACAGGGAAGACTTTACTATACCTCCGGAACCGGGGTTCAAACTTTTAATATTAATATACAGCCGGGACAAGTACGTCAAATTTGTTATTCTTATCTCGTTTATTCCAGTGACCTTTATATTTATCCCGGAAATTCCGCAACTCCTTCTTGGTCGCAGGGAAATATTCTTCGATGCTCAAACTTTGCAACGACACAATGTGGTCTGAATTGTAATTGTTATAAGTGGGATACCACATCAACAGGACCAGTGATGGGAGCATCTGCCCCCTTCATAGTCTATTATACGTCATGTAACAACGAAGACACCACATTGTATTCTCAGGTAATCGATAAAGATACTCAAGGATCAATTTGTTCCTATGCCTTGCTTCGGATGGAACAACCAGATGGGGGAGGAGCACCAGTCCCATTCGAATATGCTTTCACCAATGCAGTTAATACCAATCCCACTTTCCCCGCAGGTGGAAGTGGAGCCCAGGGATTCAACATAAATGCTTCACCGTGTAATGAAGAGTATTATGCCTCATATCCAGTTTCCCCGTCGAACATTTACAGTATTTCTGCTTCAACCCTGGCTGCAACTGGAGGGATGATCGACTTCCAAATTAGATTCAGCGTAAATGGTTCTTTCCCAACAACAGTTAGTTCGAACACAAATCGAATTGAGATACAATTCTCAACAGCAACTCCTGGAACTTTGGGAGGTTTTTGTACAGGCCAAACTGTTGGGAATGCAATTTGGGTTCTTATTGGAACAGGAAATGATTACCAAGGTCTAGATGTTTGGTATAATTTCAAGGTTACATCAATATCGTCAGACTCAGTAGGAGGTGTATCTACCAAATACACGTTTGGGGTTGATTTTATGTCTTCATCTGAAGCCCAACAATCATCAAGAAATGTTGCGGGAATAACAATAACATCTGGATTAACCACAAACCTTGGAAATTTAACTGGATGGGATTTTTTAACTTGGGATGAACCAAATTCAAACGTTGATCCAGGATATATTACTTCTTTTTCAGGAGGATCATGGAACGTTTTTGACAGATTGACACCGCAAATTTGGATTAACCCCCAAACTACAGACGAAGGAGATGCCATACAAAGTCAATTTCAACTTAGAGATTATATCTGGCTAAGATGGGAAAGTGGAGGAGATTATAATTACCAATTATTGAGAATTTGGCGTGACACACCTCCACGAAATCCTTCTACTCAAGTCACCGAATATTTTACTCAGTATCAGTTTGGCCCAGTAGCAGGAATTGTCCCGGAAACTACTGTTACTCTTCTTCCTGCAGGAGTTCCCTACTGGGATACAGTTTGTCAATCAAGCTTTGAGCCTTCTCCAACTCCTATAAGAGTAACGCCTACACCAACTCTTACCCCGCTTGATAGAACTTGTAATTGTTGGAAGGTTGATGTTACTCCTGGTACAGATGTTAGAATACAATACATGGATTGTATAACTGGTCAAACCATAAATTTGAATGCCCGAAGATATCCGACGATGATCTGCGCTAATGGATCTTGGACACCTCCCACAATAACCGGTGTTAGTTTTAGTCAAACCTGTTCCAATTGTTGTTTAAACAATGGAGACTGTAGACCTCCAGCTCCAACCCCATCTAACACCCCCACAATTTCTTTAACCCCGACAAATACACCAACATGTACCCCGACCAGCACCGAATTTGTGCCATTATCATCAACACCTACAGAAACACCCACACCAACTCCTACGCCTACTCAAACCAGTACTAATACGCCGACTCCTACCCAAACCCCGACAGTAACTCCTACCCAAACTCCAACTGGAACTCCAACTGGAACTCCAACTGGAACTCCAACTGGAACTCCAACTGGAACTCCAACCCCAACACCATCTCAATCTTTCGTGTTCACCTGTGGTACTTCTACTGTTTCTGATATAGATGGCAATGTGTACCAAACCGTTCTTCTAGGGTCTGCTTGTTGGATGAAATCAAATCTTAGAACTTCTAGATACAATGACGGAACACCTATCGCATATGTTGCTCCAGCATCCTGGAATATAACCACCATTACCCCTCAGTACACATCAGCGAGCGGTACTGGTGGAACAGAGAGAGAAGGGAATTTTTACAATTGGTATGCTCTTACCGGGCCTTCTGGGCAAACCCCCGGTCAAAGTATATGTCCATCCGGTTGGAGAGTTGCTACACTGTCAGATTTCAACACCATGTTTGCTTATTTCGGGAATGGCGGAACCGGTAGTGCAAGTATCCCTCAGGCTGAGAGATATGCTTATACAAATGCTCCCGGTGTCACGTTTACGACTAACAACCCCCTTATACAAGCTACGTTTGGATATCAAAATTTTAGGCCTAGTCCCCAGTCGACTTGTGCTGGGCTATGGGATTATGTTGATGGGTACGGAACCGCGCAACAATCAGGTAACATATTCACCTGTGGAAATACAGATTTTTCTTCTCAGGTTACAGGAGCTATCACCCAAAACGGTACAATATTCGGGCCTTTTTGGAGTGATTACCATTGGACCTTCGACGGGGAATATCCAAACAACAATCAAGATAGAGCTGTTTTTGCGGGATGGCATGACGACAACAACATCTATTATTTTGCCGCTGGTCCAGGTTACGGAGGCACTTGTAGATGTGTTAAAATATAAAAAAAATATCATGAAAAAATTCTCAGAACTGACAAAGATAAACGAAATGAAGTATGGACAGCCCATGTACGGTGAAAACGACTTCAAACAACATCGTAAAAATTTGCTGGTTGCTGCCTCTGGCAACGATCAGCGGGTTTTAAATGATATTGTCGATTGTTTAACAGACGAACAGATGGAAAAGTGCTACTCCAAACTTCTCAAGGTTTATAATTACACGGGAAAAGTTGGAGAGGCAGTACCTCCTACTGTCTAATTTTTGTCGAAGGATGTTGGGTTTGATTGATATCCAATATGGATTTGATCCCTCCGGCAATCCCTTGTCTTTTGCTTTAAATCCAAAACATGTGGGATCGGTTTATACGGGTCCTACTGGATTTTACATTTTTCTGAACGCGGTGAATACCAATATTTCACTAAATGATAAAAATTATTCCACCAAAATTTTTTTTAATTCCCCCAATTCGAATGTCGCACAGTCGATGGAGAACGAGTGGATTTCTGCAACAAATTCTTTGATTGTAGAACCTCAGATTGTGAAATTAAATTTTTCCTCTCAGGGGTGTACATTCGAACAAACAATTGTTTTTTCTCCGTGAAAAAAATTATTATTTGTTACACGGCGGCACAAACCGCCCGAAAGTTAATTTTTTCTTCGAACGATTTAACCCAATGTTTTGCTGCCCGGGATAATTGTATTTTGTATTTTAATACGATTTTCTCGTTGGAAGTATTGGACCCAGATTTTAAATATTACGGTACATACGTACAATTCACGAAAATGAATCAAGGTTACAATTTATATTTTCAAATTTTACAATCTTTGTCGGGGATTTTCACGGACCCAAAAAAACCGGAAGCAATTTTAGATTTTACTTCCGATGATGAGGTTGGATTATCGATCGGAAATATGGTTTCATTTTAAATTCGAATATATAAATTCTAAAAATTCAAATTTATGACTTATCTTGGGATAGATTTTTCCCTAAATTCTCCATCTTGTTGTGTTTTGAATCAAAATAAATTTTTTTGGGTTAGCGTTACCCGATCTGATAAAAATTTAAAATCCTTGTCAAAATCTGCAGATAAACCCTATGCAGTTTTATCGAAATTTGAAAATTTCGAATTAGATGTTTTGGAAAAAAGGGTAATGCCAGATGATTATTCCGAAAAGGAAAGAGTTAAAATTGATTATTTTTTAGAACTTGTTGATTTTTTCTGGGAAAAAATAAAAAATCACGTTGAATCCGGCCAAACAAAAATTGCAATGGAGGGATTAAGTTTCGCGTCCAATGGTAATGCCTTGATTGATATTTCAATGGCAACCTCCTTGATGAGAGAAAGAATTGTGAAAAATATTGGAAGTGATAATTTCCACGTTTTTTCTCCAACTGCTGTTAAAAAATTTGCATTCAAAGGAAACGCCAAGAAGGATGAACTTTATCTTTCATTGTGTGGGCATGAACTTCCAGAAACAAATTTGAACGAATTCACTAAAACCCTTCGAATGTATCAATCCCAATGGATAACCCCGGCTAAAAGTGTAAATAAACCAGTGGATGATCTGGTTGACGCCACCTGGATTTGTCTGAAGTTATTTCAGGACATGAAATCAGTAAAATCAAACGATGAAATTTAAATTCATTTCTCATCGGGGAAATTTGGCAGGACCGATGCCAGAATTCGAAAATAGACCAGATTATATTGACAATGCTTTGGATCTTGGATTTGATGTCGAGGTAGATCTATGGTCCTATGATAATAAATTTTTCTTGGGCCATGATGAGGGAAAACATTCGGTTGATTTGGGCTGGCTGATTCAAAGAGAAAAAGGATTGTGGATTCACGTTAAAAACGAGGACGCCTTGATTCAAATGATGAAAACGGACTTGCACTATTTCTGTCACGAATCCGATCTGGCAACCTTGACCAGCCGTGGGTTTGTTTGGGTTTATCCAGGAAGACAGCCCATCCCCGGCTCAATCGCAGTTTTGCCGGAGGTTCATCACGATCCAATCGATTCATGTCATGGAATATGTTCGGATCTTATAGCCGAATACAAATTAAAAAAAGAAAAAAATAAGGATATATAAGAAAATTAAAGGAAACTTTTCATTTTGAACGCAATTAAACACACAAATAAAAAAAAACTTAAAAAATTATGAGCAACTTGGACATCTTCAATTTAGATTTGGAAAATTTTGTAACAAAAACAAATGAGAAAGGAGGTAAGGAATCTGAATTCTACAAGCCCTACCCCGAAAATGGAAAAGATGGAGTTTACAAGGCACTGGTGAGATTCGTTCCGAATATCTCGGATCCTGCTAAATCCAAAATCCACAAGTACTACGTGTATCTGACCGATCCCTCCACAGGTGATGGATTTTCGGTCGACTGCCCATCAACGGTGGGAAAAAAATCAATTTTAAAAGACATCTTTTGGAAATTGAAGAATTCTCATTCGGCAGCAGATCAAGAATTGGCAAAAGGATTCGGCCGCAAGGAAGATTACTATGCCTTGATTCAAATTGTACAGGACAAAAACAATCCTGACTTGGAAGGCAAAATTATGATTTTCAAATTTGGTAAGAAGCTCAACGAAATGTTGGAAGCCCAGTTAAAACCAGAATATGGAGATCCTTGTAATCCATTCGATCTTTTTAGCGGAAAACTTTTTTCTATCCAATCCCGTAAAGTTGGCGAATGGAACAACTACGATCTCTGTTCTTTCGTCGGAGATAAATGTGCCATTGAAATTGACGGAAAGAAAATGAAGAAAAATCAGGAAGACATGGGGGCAATCACCGCCTATTTGGAATCTGGACCTTCGAATCTCACAGCCTTCGAGTACAAAGATTGGGACGATGATTTGACCGAAAAAGTAATGGCGGTTGTTCGAAACACAGTTCCAGACGGAAGATTGGTTAATGAAATTTTAGGAGGAGTTAATAAATCTACTCATTCCCCCTCTAGGTCAGAGATCCCTGCCCAATCATCTTCTTTGTACGAAGAAGCAACTTCAACCAGAGTAGGTTCAGTTCCGGACGAAGAACCGGCAGCAAAGGCATCAAAGGCAGGTCTGAAAAGACCAGCAGCACCGACAAATGCTTCTTCTTTGGATGACCTATACGCAGATCTTTAATTCGCATGCTTAAATTAAAACCACAAGGGGAGGGAAACCTCCCCTTTTTTGTCAAACTATGGAACTCGCCAAAATAGAAAATCTAGTCGAAACTGTTCTCAGAAAATCCTTTCCTGGAGATTCTGCCAGACAAAAAATTTACCTGGCCGGCAACAGAATCAATTTTTCTTGTCCTTACTGTGGAGACAGTTCAACGGGAAGGAAAAAGAGAGGAAACTTTTATCTGACCACTTTGTGTTATAAGTGTTATAATGGGGGATGTGGTATTTTTAAAGATGGCTATGCTTTCTTTACAGATTTTGAAGTTCTGTCTGAGCTGAATCCTGAAGATAGAAGAGAAATCCTTAAGATCGTCAAGGAAAGTAAAGAAAAAAGAAAAACACATTATGGGGATGTTGATATTTCAATGTTGTTTGAAATCGACTTCAAAAAATGTGTTATCCCCAGAAATGTTTTAATACAACGTTTGAATTTGGAAAATGTTGAGGGTTCTTCAATCGCCGGATATTTAAAAAGAAGAAATCAAGTTCTTGACCACAGGTTCGCATGGGATCCGGCGGAGGAAAGACTTTTCCTTTTCAATTTGACCAAAGATGAAGAAATTTTAGGTCTTCAGGTCAGATCCATGTCCAAATCAACCAGGGCTTCTAAATATTACACCTACAAGTTGAGCGGGATCTGGGAGAAAATGATGGGCGAGACCAACCCTGAATTTTTAATGGAATGTGGTAAGATAGATCCTATCTCCCATGTTTTTGGAATAGGTCGAATTTCATTCGATCGTACGATCACAATTTTTGAGGGCCCAATGGATTCTTGGTTCTGGGAAAATTCGGTTGGTCTTTGTTCGATAGAAAACAAATTTCCATTTGAATTTGAAGACATCAGATTTTGGTACGATTGGGATAAAGCAGGAAGAACAAAATCTTTGGAAATGCTCACCAAAGGAAATTTGGTTTTCAACTGGAGAAAATTTTTAGAAGATCACAACCTACCCCTGGACAAAAAGTGGGATTTAAACGATCTGGTGAATTATCTTCGTTTGAAGAAATTGAAGATCAGAAGATTTGAAGATTATTTCACAAAAGAAACTTTAGATCTAACATACTTCATGGAGGTTTAAACATGTTCTTACACGATTATAATCCTGAGAAGCCACCAAAAAAACAAAATGGGCTGAAATTTCCTATCACCCTCCATGAGGTCGATGAACTACATTCTTTGAATGTGATCGAAGATCTAGCATCTTACGAAGAACCTAAATTGAAACAAAAGAAGTCGATCCCAGTAGATTTAAATAGAAAGAAAAAAAATAACAGAAATCAATTATTCTAAAAGTGGCAGATACAGATTTTCACAAAGTTTTCGAATCGGAAAGAGCCGAATGGAGAGAAAAAATCCAGGTTATTTCTTTAAGTTTGAAGAACATCAGAACTGTGGCAGAGGCACAAATCGAACTTTTTAGCACCAGACAAATTTTGATCGAGTACAGCTTCAAACTGGCATCGATCATTTCCAAGCTTTCATCAAGAGAAAGACAAGAAAGGGCAAAAAAGTTGAAGGAATACCAGGAAAACAAAGATATCAGGTATGGTAGCAATGAAACCAAAACTCTAATCGAAGGAGATCTTGCCGAGATAACACAAAAAATAGAACTCGTAGAAGGACACCGTAAATTCATGGATCAGACTGTTCAAACTGTTGACCACATGCTATATGGGATAAAACAAAGAGTTTCTTTGGAAGAATATCTGAGAGGAAGCACAATAAAATAATTTCACCTGAGCATGTTGAAGTTTACAGTTTCCGAAGATCGCCAGTGGCTCATCATGAGCAATCTTGTCACGGAAGTAGAAAAAAGACAAATTGAGATTTCTCTAACAAGAAAAGTTCACAATTGGTTTTTCCATCCTCTGGTCAAGAAAAAAATCTGGGATGGAAACATTTGTTTTGTAGAAAAAAAAGGTTTGGTTTGGAGAGTTCCGATAGGTCTATGGATGGAGATCTTTAACATAGGAAAAGAATTCGGATATGAAGTTCAGATAGAAGGCCTGGATTCATTGCTACTTTCAGATCTGACTTTGGAGGAATTCCAAAATTGGGTGAACGAATTTTTTGAAAACAAAGAAATAAAACCAAGGGACTATCAGATTGAGGCCGCCTGGAAGATCGTCAAATATCGTTATTCGGTTTCTGAGATAGCAACTTCATCTGGTAAAACACTCATTGCCTTCATGATTTTGACTTTTCTAAAATCTAGGAATTTGATTCGAAAATTCCTGATGGTGGTTCCCAGCACCAATCTTGTTTTTCAAGGAAACGACGACTTTTTGGATTATGGGATCGGGGAACTTGGAGTAAAGATACAACAGATAGGTGGGGGTAGCAAGATAAGAGAAGGCTGTGACATTATCATCGGAACATTTCAGTCTTTGGTGAAACAAGAACAAGATTTCTTTGAGGGCATAGACGCCGTTTTTGTGGATGAGGCCCATCACACTAATTCTATGTCCATCAAGAAAATCATGTCGAAATGTATGGGGACCGGGTGGCGTTTTGGACTAACCGGGACTCTTACCAAGAGGGGAACGGCAGACCATCTTACGATCCAGCAATTTTTAGGTCCGGTCATTGTGGAGATATCCCCCGACTTTTTGTTCCAAAACAAACACGCTACTCCGGTGGCAATCAAAGTTGTGATGCTCGACTGGTTAGATTCTGAAATCAAGGACAAACTAGCCCAGCTTAAATTCACCTCCCAAAATTTAGAAGGAACAGAAATTTACAACATTGAAAGAAAGATGGTGGTGGAAAGCGAAAAGAGACTTGCCTACATCGTGGATTTTGTGGCCAAAACTTCTAAAAATTCTTTGGTTCTTTTTCAATCCGTTAAGGACGAATATGGAAAACAAATTTGGAATCGTCTGAGAGAACTAGATTCCTCGAAAGAGGTTTTCTATGTGGACGGCGACACGGATGAAAAATTGAGGGAAGAGTACAAATCCAGAATGGGGGATGGAGAAAATAAAATCCTTGTTGCCACTTTCGGAACCTTTGCCACCGGTATTTCCATCAATAACCTTCACAACATTTTTCTGGTAGAATCCTACAAGAGCGAGATTCTGATCAAGCAAAGTCTCGGCAGAGGTATGAGGTTGATGGAGGGAAAGGAGAAGGTGAATGTCATCGATTTTGTGGATGATTTTTCCTCCCCAAAATACACAAATTATTTAATGAAACACGGGCAGGCAAGAATTGAAATTTACAAAAACGAAAAATTCAAGTACCAAATTTTCAAGGTAAAGCTGTAATCGAAAGAAGATATATAGGTAAAATTAAATTTGGTATGCCTCCATTACTTAAATTCGATGAATTCAATTTCATAAACGAAAATTCAACCCGGAAAAAATGGGAAGATTTGGAAGCTAGAATTAGAGCCAAAGTTCCCGAAATAGGTGGGGAAACTTGGAGAGGATCCTCGAGCTGGACGGATGCCAGTATAGACAACCCGGAAGGAGCTCTAGGAAGAATTTTGGGTGGTATTGGAATTGGTCTCTCAAAGGCTGGCAAAGCAATTTTTGGTGCCATTGGAGATAAATTTAATTCGGGTTCAAAAGGCGAAGAGGAAGCTTTCAGCCGGTGGGGTGAAAATATCCAGTCCAGCGGTAAGAACAAACAAAAAGATTATGAAGATTTTTACACCAAATCCATTTACTCCGGCAAAGAAACTTTCGGTCCTGATTTTGATGTTGAAAAACCCAGAACCAGAGAACAGAGAAAATACCGAGATTATCTTAGAAGATCAAGATCATATTTTGACATAGACTAAATGATTGCTAATTTTAACCAATTTATGAGATTAAACGAAGGCGGATCTGCCATCAAATCCTCACGTAGAATTCGAGAGGACGAAGCACAGTCCACACTGGACCACATCGAATCAACTTTATTTCCCCTTTTAGGTGGTGGTAATTTCGATGAAGATTTTTTGCTCATCGGAAGTATTGGAAAAAAGAAAAATCCGGAAGATGACTCGGGAGACGTTGATTTAGGTATTTCAAAGGAATTTCTTGTGGATCAAATGGGTTCTACACCCGAAAATGTTCTGGTAGATTTGGAACAATATTTGAAATCAGAATTACCAGAATTTCTTGGATTTGAACCCGAAATGAAGTTAATGAAGGGATTGGGTGTACTTTCTATCGGATGGCCTATTGGAGGAGAGCCTGAAAGAGGTATTGTTCAGCTCGACCTTATTCCTCTATCCGATATGGATTGGGCAAGGTTTATTTATTACTCTCCAGACTATCGTCTGGACGAATCTGTTTACAAATCTGCCCATAGAAATTGGCTATTTCAGGCCATTCTTTCCTCTTTGAAAGAGGTAGAAAGTGTGGACGATGATGGAAATATCATGGATTACGAAGGTTATGTTTTGAGATTAAGCGAAGGAATTTTCAAATCAAAAAAATCATATCGTGGAATCAAAAAACCCAGACTTTCCCGGCCACAAACCATAGAAGGAACAGCCCAATTTATTACCAACGATCCAAAAGAGGCAGTAGAACTTATGTTTGGGCCAGGAATTAGACCCGATCAAGTAAAAACATTCGAAGATGCCTGGTCCCAAGTTACTTCTCTCAATTATGTTTATAACGATAGATTTCCAGAAATCATGGAAGACTTTGTCAGATATCTAGAAAATGCTAAATTACCAATTCCCTCCGAGGTACAGGCAAAACAAAATTTGGTGCCAGATGATGTTTGATCCTTTGTACACGGCCTTGGATTTTTTCCTTGATGGCGATTCCCCCCAGGCGGTCGTCAGAGATGGAAAGTTGGTGCTGTTCAAAACAGAAAACGGTTCTTCTGGTTTAATTATCAAAACAAAACACGGGGACAGAAAAATCGTGTTGAACAACGAGGTAATTTACACTTTGGAAAAAAAGGTCTTCGAATTGATTGATTTCGAAAATTTTGATCCTCCAGGAATTCAGATTTACCTTCCTAAACTTATTTTGGCTTGGAATTCTCCTTTACAGTTAAAATCAAAGATCTTTGTTAGAAAAATTATCGAAGGAATTAGTCAGGTTATTCATTTGGATCTGGTTGAAGATTTAAACAAAGAAATGGAAAAGGCGTTTGGGATATTTACATTTGTAAAGGATCTCCCATTAAATAAATAAATTATGGCAGGAATTAATCACCTATATGATATGTACAATAAGAAAGGAGCGGAGTTTACTCAATCTCTCTTTTCTCAATTTGTTACCATCAACGAAAAGATGGATGGGTCTGCCTTTTGTTTTGAAAGAGATCTGGACACTGGAAAATTTAATTTTTATCGTAGAGATCAAAGAAATCCCATAACATTGGTCGACAGGACGTTGATGAAGTATTATGAAAAACCAATCCAGTACATCGAATCCTTGCCTCCTGATATTTTAGAGAAAATTCCAAGAGGATGGAGATTCGGTTTTGAATATTTTGCCAACACAAGTCCGGTTGAAATTGTTTACGATAGAATTCCCAAGAATCACCTCATTCTTTCTTTTGTCCACAAAATGGATTTACACGGAAAGATTGCCAAAACAATTCAACAAAAAGACAAGTTGGATACCTGGGCAGATCTTCTCGGAGTGGAAAGAAGTCCAATCATTTTCCAAGGATATCTGAATGAAACACAAAAAGAGCAGCTGACCGAATTTTTGGCAACCCCATTTCCACAGTTGGTTTCCCGTTTTCAAACACAGAGTTTTGTTAGATTCATCATTTCTGTTTTGAATCCAAAATTGAAATCATCCGCCCTGAACGATGATTTAGATAAAGACGTCGAAGGAGTGGTATTCAGATTTGGAGAACCAAACTCGGAGAACGAAACTGTGCTGGCCAAAATGGTAGATCCACTGTTCACCGATTTAGCCAAAACTAAATATCAAGAAAAGAAGGATAAAAAGCCTTCTGATTTTCTTGGGATCACACTTTTGGACGTCATGAATTTTATCCTTCAACAAGGTGTAGATTCTTTCGAGGTTGAAGGTCAGGGGGAAGACGAAAGATATATTTCTTTCATTTCTGATGTTTTTGCTAAATTTTTGGATGAAAATTCCGATAAATATAAAGGGACAGACTTTGAAGAACCTGATTATTTGAAGAAGCCCGAGTTCAGGTTGAATCGGGATTTAATCAGGGATCGTAGGGTTGCTAAATTTGTCGAAGAAGACGAGGCATACGAGTCACTGTACAAGCTGATGTTAAATTCATTCAGAAAACTTAAAACCCGTGCTTCTGGCATTGTTACCTCTGGAACTCTGGCCCAGCTAAATTTGCTAATTCAAGAAATTAAAGATCATATCGAACGTCCTAAAAAAGCAGTCAACGAATCAGAATTTGTTAGTTTTTTGGATTTTCAAAAGGATTCAAAGCCCAATGTCCAATATGTGTTGGAAGAAAGCGAGGATTCAGAGAAGAACGAGAATCCTTTACTTTCATTCGATGATTTCATTTCAAAATTAGAAAGCATCGACCAACACTCAAATAAAGGAGAAGAGCCGTTGGTTGAGAAGGAAGAAGACAAAAAGATCAACGTTATTGTGGGTCGTTTTCAGCCTTTCCATTTGGGTCATCTGAATATGGCTAAAAAATTACACGAGAAAAATAAATTACCTTCTTTTGTGATCGTTGTTTATCCGGGACACAATAAGAGCGGAAAATCCCCATTTGGCGAGCAAACAATAAATCAGTACATGGATGCTGTGGTGAAAGAACATGGTGATGTGTTAAAAGACTACATGATTGTTCCAAGGGGTTTGTTGGGATCTGCGGTGAATAAATTGGTTGAGATGGGATTTGAACCTCATCTTGTTGGTGCAGGTGAAGATCGACAGGACGATTATGCCAAACAGATGGAATACATCAAAAAAACAGAGTTGTTTGATAAATTACCGGAAGGATTCAAATTGGTTGAAACACCAAGAAGCACATCTGCCACAGAGGTGAGATCTAAATTGGAAGAAGAAGATTATTCCTCATTGAAAAAGATGCTTCCAAAATCGGTTCTCAATTTATATTCGGGTTTGGTCTCAGAGCTGAAAAAAAAATAGATATATACACAAAAAAGATCCACTGTGAAAAATTTATTCAATTATACAGATTTTCTATCCAAAAATTTGAACGAGGCCGATGGCTTTGGAACTATGCCCTTCTTGCTTAAAAAAGAAGGTGATGTTTATTACTATTTTTTCCAATTGGAAAGAGAAAAAGAAGACCCAGAGGGATTTTGTCTTATGATTGGTAAGTATTCACAATACGAGTCGATGGATGGACCTAAAAATTCATATGCTGTTTTGAATATCAACAAAATTGGAACAGAAGTTATTGAAGACATAGCCATCAACAAGGGAAGCTTGCCAGAAAAAAACAAAGTTTCTTTCAAATTATCCGGGGGTGAACTCTCAAGATTATTCGAACAAATTGGAAAGTGTATTTCCAGCTACCTGGAGAAAAATCCAAAAATCATCAGAATGGTTGACGAAATGAATTTTAACTTGGATATCAAGAACTATGGAGCATATTCTAAATCTCTGCTTTCTTTTGCTTTAGGAGAAGATTGGCACATGCAAGATGGATCGTCAAAAAAGATTTACCTTTGGAATCGATAAAAAAATCGAACTTATGCATCCAAAAATGGGAACTTTTTAGAATTTTTGATCTAAAATAAAACAAAAAACCAATTATCATGCAAACATTTGAAGCAATCAAATCTTTGGTAGAAACAGTTGAAACTGATTATGTGAAATTTTCAGTTAAAGGCAATATGTCTGCTGGCACCCGTGTTAGACAGTCTTTGCAAGAACTGAAAAAACTGGCTCAGCAACTTAGGCTTGAAATCCAAGAGGAAAAAAACAAAGCGTAATTTCTTTCTACTAATTATAAAGGCAACTTTAAGAGTTGCCTTTTTTTGTGCTTTGTGATTTTATAAAAGATATATAGATCGAAAGATTTGTATTTCTTGGAGAAACAAAAATTAGAAGAAAAGTAAAAAAAACATCTAAATAAATTTTTATGCCATACTACATCGCAAGAGTACAATTCGAATCTGGTGAAACCAAGAAAAATGGAGATCCTGTCATGTCCAAAGGAGAATTTTTGGTCGAGGCAGAATCCGTTCTGGAAGTTGAACACAAAGTTGCCCAACACCTCGAGGGTGTTTCCGGATTTTTTGAAACAATCCAAATTTCAAAATCCAAAGTCGAAGCAGTGATTTCGTGAAATAATTCAATGGAATGAAAAGAAAGAACCCGTCTCTTACCTCAAGCTACAAACCACCAAAATCTGCCAAGAAAATTCCTTCGGGAGATACGGGTTTCAAGATTGTGGATAAGGCTTTCAAACAAAGCAATGAGGCGGAGACGAGTTCTTATATGCCACCACAATCCCCAATTGCTATCCAGCCCGGAGACAAGGGATTCGAAATTGTGGGAAAGGCATACAACAAGTGGCTTTGGACTTTTCCCGAGTGGAAAAAGAAATCTTCTAAAATCATCAATCCGAATGCCAATTGGGGATTGAATGCAAAGCCTATGACCCCGGCGGAGATGAAGAAGAAAATGAAAAACCTTTATCTAAAAGAGGAGGATACATCTAGAGAGATTCTCAAAGGTGGTCTTGGGGATAATCTCACAATTTTAGATTTAGCAAAAAAACACACCGGATCTCTTGACCACGATTTATCTGGTGTTGTAGATTACCTAACCAGACAATTGGTCGATGGAGTTTTTGTTGAGATGGAACACACGGATTCCCCACAAAAAGCAAGAGAGATAGCAATGGATCACCTATTTGAAGATCCGAACTATTACATTAAATTAAAAAAAATCGAATAATAAAATGCCAGCAGTTTCAAAAGCACAACAAGCAATAATGGGCCAGGCCTGGGCCTTAAGATCTGGATCTCTCAAATTGAAAGATATAGATTCAAGATATAGGAAGATAGTTAAGGATATAGCCGATGGAGAAATGTCGGATAGGGAACTTGAAAAGTTCGCCTCTACAAAAACAAAAAGACTTCCGCATTACGTGAAAGAAACTTTTGAATATGATGACTATGAAGCAGTGGATGAGGATTCAATCAAATCCAAAACTCAATATTACAAACCAGGTGAAAAAATTCGTGTTTTGAATGTTACTTACCCAGAATGGTATTCACCTGCCAAGGGGTTCGAGAACGTTAAAGTAGGAGATGTTCTTACCATTACAGACGTTGGACAAAATGTAGTTGGTCACGTTTATTTCACCGATTTTAACGATGACTATGGATTGAGTATCGAGGATATTGAAATGCTTACTGGTAAAGTTCAAGAATCTGAATCTTTATACGAAAAGGGAATCCCGGTAGCTGGGGCAACATCTCCTTTAATTGGTTCAAAGAAAATACCAACTTTCACACCCGGTCTCAATGTTGGTGGTGGGATCAAACCAATTACCCCACATTTGAACCCCGACGTGACCAAACCAAAGGGGAAAAAGAAAATGTCACATCTGGCAGACTATCGAGATTATATTGCCACCAAAAAATCTTAATTGATGCTCCATCACCTTTTGGAATTCAAAAAATACGATCCTAGGTTAGAATACAAAACCGATACCAGGAGAGATATTTCTTTGGATGACATCAGAAAATCCGGAGCATATAGAAATATTATTGATTTAGGATTTGAAGAGGAACACTCTCACCAACAGGAATTGAATAACACCTTGAAATTTGTTAGGATAAAACACAAACAAAGAGAAAGGGGACACGGCGATGTTTTTTATACGGTTCATCCAAGTGGAATTGTCAGAAGGTACAATCCAGAAAAATCACACGAAATTCCAGAAGGAGGGGGAAATGACATCCGAAGATTTCCTAGACCCTTTAAAACTTTGAAGGATTATAACAGGGCTTTACAATATCTTTTTAATTATCTCAGAAGAAAAGAATTGAGAAACGATTACAGATAGAATACTTCAAAATATATAATCAATCGTTCATACCTATAAAATTAAAAAATATAGCCAGTGAAACATATCAAAAATTTTACAATTTTTCTTTTCGAATCTGAAGAATTCACTAAAGAGGACTATTTGAACTTTAAACAATATACAAATAATAGCAAGAAAGGGATTCCGTCAACAAAGGAACAAATGGAAGCAATGAGAAAATATCATAGAATGAAGCGTAAAGGTTTGGATCCAATTGACCCTTTCCGAGAAAAGAAGGGGGAAAAAGAAGAATTCACGGAAGAAGATCGCCGAAACTTTCAGGAATATATTAAGAAGATTTATGCTAAACCAAGATTAGAACCAACGCAAAAAGAAAGAGAAGCATATAATAAATATAGTAGGCAAAAAAGAATATTGGGTCATTCTCCTTTTAAAAGACAAGAAGAAGAATTCACGGAAGAAGATTACCGAAACTTTAAGGAATATAATAGGAAGATTTATGCTAAACCAAAATTAGAACCAACGCAAAAAGAAAGAGAAGCATATAATAAATATAATAGGATCAGAACGAAAGGATTGGATCCAATTGCTCCTTTTCGAAGAAAAGAAGAAGAATTTACGGAAGAAGATTACCGAAACTATCGGGAATATAGTAGGAAGTATCAATCTAACCGAATCAACACTAAACCAAGATTAGAACCAACTCAAAAAGAAAGAGAAGCATATAATAAATATCAAAGGCAACGAAAAATATCGAATCCAATTGCTCCTCTTAAAAAACAAGAAGAAGAATTCACGGAAGAAGATTACCGAAACTTTAAGGAATATAATAAGAAGATTAATGCTAAACCAAGATTAGAACCAACGCAAAAAGAAAAAGAAGCATATAATAAATATAATAGGATCAGAACGAAAGGATTGGATCCAATTGCTCCTTTTCGAAGAAAAGAAGAAGAATTTACGGAAGAAGATTACCGAAACTATCAGGAATATAATAGGAAGATTAACGCTAAACCAAAATTAGAACCAACGCAAAAAGAAAGAGAAGCATATAATAAATATTATAGGATACGGAGATTATCGGGTCTTCCTTCTATTAAAGGACAAGAAGAAGAATTCACGGAAGAGGAATACCGAAACTATCAGGAATATAATAAGAAGGTTAATGCTAAACCAAGATTAGAACCAACTCAAAAAGAAAAAGAAGCATATAATAAATATCAAAGAATGCTCACGAGAGGATTGGATCCAACTGCTGCTTTCACAGGAAAAATTAGAATTATAACAGCAACCGGGGATTGGTCAAAATTAACGCTAGATGGAAGCCCTTTGTTTTTGTCCCATGCTAACACTTATTTTGTAACATTCTACAAAAATCCCACAAAAGAAATGATAAAGAGACTCCTTGGGGATAGTGACCAGCCGTTTACTTGTGACCCAAAGGAAGCAAGTCAGGAAATTTTTGGTGGGGATTTTCCGTACATCAATAAAAAAGAGGGATTGATATTTGCTGCAGATCCTAAATATTCTCCAGCAGATTATGAAAATGAATTGGTTCGAACAGCGAAAACCATATGTGAAAACCCAGACGAAAACGAAAATATGGATGGGGAATATGCTTTAAATATTTTAGAGAATGGCTGGGAAAACTTCACACCTGAACACATTAACCACTTGATTTTGCTTGCTAGTGAAAGTGCAAAAAAACCATCCGCGTATAATATCTTTTCTAAGGATGATATAAAAAGAATTGATCTTTTTTTGAAATTTGCTAAATATAATTTAAAAGGTCAACCATTAAAATTAATGGATCCTAGAATAGAAATTAAATTCAAAGTAGTTTAAATTAAAAAATATGAGTTGCGGCTGCGATCAAAACCAATCATTCGAGAGACAACCAGTTCACAATCCTTTATTGGATTATGATAATCCTAATTCTTTGAACGGGAGAAGAATTTTACATAGTAATGGTACAGCATTGGAAATCATATCTCCAATTTTGAATCAAAATGATAAAAGATTGATAGGGTTCACAACCAGAAATTCATCGGGGAAATTACTTAGAATTTTTGCCGAAGATGTAGTTAGAATTTAATTTGAAATTTTATTTTGAGTGAACGATATATAGATAAATTTTAAACAAACATAATATGGGCTGCGGCTGTAATCAAATGAATCACGAACAAGGAGCACAAATGGTTTCTTCGAACCATGAAATAATTCATGATGAATTAACCGGAAAAAATATCAGACATTCTACCGGAAAGATTTTAACCATCTCTTCGCCGATTAGAGACATAAATGGTGATATTATAGGATATATAACCAATAACCAAGAAGGAAAGGTTATTCGCATTTTCGCAAAAGATGTGTCAGAAGTTCTTTAAAAAAAATTGAAATTATGTTTTTTCCAACCGGCAAAACCACACAAGGACACACAGTAGTTTGTTTATGTTGCTGTGACGACCTTCCTTATCATGAATCTAAAAACAATTCTCCGGAAGAAATTTTAGAATCTCTCTGTGAGTGGATGGTTGAAAATTCATATTGTACCGAAAATTGGCAGGTAGAAAATTACGTTCGTGAATGTGGTTATCCGAAATACAAGATGGAGGAGAGCGAAGGGGGAATGGCTAGTTTGAACTCAACCCCGGGGATGGGACCGGTGACACCACCAACAGGTCCAGGAACAAATGTAAATTTTTACGATGCCTCCAAGCAAGGATCTGGAGATAAATTTGACACTTTAACGGTAGGAACAAATTCTTCAACAATAAAATCTAAAGGAAAAAAACCAAGAAAAAGAATTATTCAATCATTTTCTGACTTTTTGGAAACAACTAAGAAATTTCAAAATTAAAAAAGATATATATAAAAAAACCCACAGATGAAAAACAAAATTTTAAACTTCGACCAATTTTCTTCGATATATGAATCTGAATTTTATATTAAAGAATCTGAATCTTCTGGAAGTAAAATAGACATAGGGCTTGATGATCTAGCGGTTAGTTCTGAACAAATAGCTGATGTAATGGCAGAGCTCGATCCTAAAGCAATTAAAGAAAGTGGGACAGGTATTAGTGCATACGGTTCAATTAAACCGGGAGAAAAAGGAGACAGGGTTAAATGGCTTCAAGGAATACTTGGATTTGAAGGTAAAGATGTAGATGGGGATTTTGGGCCAAAAACAATAAAAGCCGTTAAAGATTTTCAAAAAAATAATAAACTCACTGTAGATGGAAAAGTTGGTGTCCAAACTTTGCAAAAAATGGTTGATGTTTTGAAAGTTCCCACTGAAAAACAAAGTGAAATAAATAAATTGTTAGAAGATTTAAGGGCAAAAATGCCTCCGGAATTGTTAGCTCTTTACGAAGTTTACATCGTTAATACGGATAAATCCGGAAATAATAAAAAAATAATTTTAATACCAAAAAAAGGTGCTCAAGAAAAAGTACAAGCAGCAAGAGAAAGTGGTATGGCAGAAGGATTAAAATTGTTACTTGAGGGGGTTAAATATGCTGGCAAGGCAATTATTTGGACTGGAGCCGCTATTGTTCTAGTTACTTTAGAAACAGCTAATGCTATGATATCCGGAATCACTGCTATTTCTAAAATGGTATTGGGTGGAGCTGCTTATGTTGCAGGTGTAGCAGTTCAGGGACTTATGGAATTCGGAAAATGGATTGCTAGCGTGGGAGAAAAAGCTTGGGAGGGCCTCAAAGATGCATCTACAGAAATTTGGAAAGGTGTATGTGATGCTGTTACACTTCTTGGTAAAGCATCTCTCAAAATTGTATATGGCTTTATACAAGGAGCCCAAGCCGTTGCTTATACACTCGCTGGTGTTGCATTAACAATTTTCCAAGCAGCAGCTAACACGTTTGATGCAGCCGTCAAAGGTGTAATCTCAGCTGCAAAAGAAGTAAAAACTTTTGTAGTAAACGCAGTTAAAGCAATTGGTGATGGAATCACAAAGGTGAAGGAGACACTAAAAGCAGGTTTTCAATATGCTGTTGATGTTACAAAGAAAGCTTTGCAAGGGGCTATTCAAGGGGTTAAGAATTTTGGAAAAAGCGTTGTTGCAGCAACAGAAAGAGCTTACAGCGGGGCTGTTAGCTGGCTATCATCTATGTATGAAAAAGGAAAGAAATTCTTTGAATCTACTATGTATGAAGTCTATGGTTCAGAATTCTTAAACGAAAATCGTCATTTAATAGAATTTGGAGAACTTGAGTTTTCTTTATTATCTGATGACTTGGATTGGAGATTGTAAAAATCAAACTTTCACTTATTTCAAAAACCAGATCGTTAGGTCTGGTTTTTTTTGTTGGTACTAAGACTTCGACAAAATTGTTGAATTTATCTGTCCTGCATAGAATTCCCTTTTATTAATGTCTTGACAAATTGTCACCTTTTTTTTAAAAAATAAGACAAATTGTCGAAAATTAATGTGGAATAAATTTTGGAACAAAATTCGATTATTAAATGTTAAAAAATAACATTTATGAACAAATACCGTTTTTATCACCCTCTTGAGATGATGGATAGAATCTTATCCAACGATCTCGGTTTAGTTGATTCTGTAGATTACCAGGTCAACGAACAAGAAAATTCTTTGGAAGCCGAATTTAAAGTTCCAGGATTCGCCCAAAAAGAAATCTCATTGGAAGTAACTGATAACGTACTTCTGGTGGAGGCGAAATCCGAAACCAATAAATGGTCCAACGGATTTTCTAAAAAATACAAATTGCCGGAGAATGTGGATGGGTCTAAAATGGAGGCCAAATTAGAAAACGGCATTCTTTCTCTAAGAATCCCGAAGAAAAAGCAGGCTATCTCAAAGAAAATCGCGGTCCTCTAACCCTAAATATTCGGCAATTTCACAAAAGCTCGTTCGAATTTGAACGGGCTTTTTTATTTTTAGGCAAATGGAAAGACTGATCCAAGAAGATTATCTTTATAATCCGTGGAAAATGATGGTTTGTTGTATTCTTCTAAATCAAACAACCAACCAGCAGGTAAGAAAAATTTTAGATCCTTTATTTATTTTAATACCCGATCCCATTTCTGCTTCACAAATGGAGCCAGAGAAAATCTCAGAAATTATTCTAAGCACCGGATTTTCTTCTGTTAAAAGTCAGAGGATCGTGAACATGAGTAAAAAATGGGTGGAAGGATTTGATTCGGTTTTGGAACTTCCTGGTGTTGGCAGATATGCGTCAGATTCTTGGAAAATTTTTGTTGATAAAAATCTCAGCATCCAGGTGACAGACAAAAAGCTTCAGGCCTATTTGGATTCCGTTTTGGCGTTCCCTGAAAGTGTCTCGTGAATTCTCTGTTTGACGTACTTTAAAATTTTCTTCGAATTCTTGTGATCTTTGGCGAGTACCTTTTGGAATTCTTCTTCCTCCGCCAATTCATCAAGGTAAGAGTATAAATCAGTGGTGTTGTAAAGATCGTCTACAACCCTGGGCATTTGTGTGTAGGCGGGGCGGTAATTTCTAGAATTTACATTGTCTTTGTACCATTCCCCGGGTACTGCCACGCTACCTGGAGCGAAGGCGCTCCAGTTTTCTGAAACGAAATTTCCGAAACTTTTAAGATTGTCCAACATAAGTGTATATATCCATTCAGGATTTCATTTATGATAGTAGATATTGAAAATAAAGGTGAAGAACTTAAAATTTCGACCTTTACAGAAGAAGGTGGAATCAAATTCATTAACGTTCCAATTCCACCAGAGGAAAGATTTGTATGGCAAATTTGTTCGCACAGTGATAGGGACCGGGATAAAACTTGGAAAAATTGGGAAGGATCCTCAATCAAAAAGCACAAAAATACGAAGTACGACAAATATCGAATTTTACAATTGCTCGAAGAGGCAGATCCAGAACTAACCAAGCCTCTCTGGGAATTCCAAACACCCAAAAAATTCTTTGTGGATATTGAGGTCGAAATGACCGACGAGATGAAAGATTCTTTGGATACAGAGAAGGCAAAAAATAAAATTTTGTCCATCGGGATAGCCACAGATAAATGCAAATTGATTGTCCTGGGGCTGGATGATTTGGACGCCGAACAACAAGGATTGATCTACCAACAGGTCAACGAGTATTTACAACAAACAGGAGACACCTGGGACTTTAAGTACAAAAAGTTTGAGTCTGAATACGACATGCTTTACACCTTCTTCAAGGATATAGCATCCAAAATGTCAGTCATCACAGGTTGGAACTGGTTTGGTTATGACTGGCCTTATCTTATCAATCGGGCGAAGAGGCTTGGGATAGATCCTAAGATCATTTCTCCGAGTGGTTATTTGATTGGTCAAAATCAACTTCCAGCCCACATTCTCATGGTTGACTATCTTGAAATTTACAAGAAGTGGGATAGGGTAATAAAAATCAAAGAAAGCAATCGTTTGGATTATGTTGCAGAAAAAGCAACCGGATTGAAAAAAATCCATTATGAGGGAACACTCCGAACCCTTTACCAATCGGATTTCACCAAATTCATTTTTTACAACGCAATTGACTGTGCACTGGTTCATTACATCGACAAGAAATTAAAGACGATGTTGACCTTCTTTAAAATAGCGAATTTAAACGGGGTTGAGATCAATAGGGCTTTGTCCCCAGTTTGGTCTACCGAGGTGATGATGATGAGAAAATTTCTTGATCGAAAACAGGTTTTTGTGCAAACAAGAAAGGATGAAAATCACGTCAAATTTGCTGGTGCATATGTCAAAGATCCAATTGTTGGATTGCACGAATGGGTAGCATGTTATGACTTCGCTTCTCTGTACCCCAACACGATCGTGCAGTGGGGAATCTCGCCCGAGGTTTATAAAGGTAAAAATTTATTGGACACAAAAGAAAGTTGGATCAAAACTTCCTCCGGAGCTGTGTTTGGAGGAGACGATGAAGATCCGATTTTGAAGTCGATCATTAAGGACCTGTATGCCAAAAGAAGACAGGCCAAGGATAAGATGTTAAAACTTCAAATAGAAATCGACCAGTTGGAGAAACAATTAAAAAAATTAACGTAAGAATTCCACATCAGACCCCAAGTTTCTAGGTCGGGCTTGATATATAAAATCCAATGGGAAAAAGAATGATTTATTTGATTGCAAACCTGTCTAGTGGGAAAGATGTACTATCAAATTAGAAGTAATTATAACACCGAATACAGAAAAATTTAAAAGAAAAATGGAGAATAAGAATTTTCAACAATGTGCACAGATTGATGTCAATAACGACTATCAAGATTTAAGAGAAAAAGGAAATGATGCTTTAGAACTAATCTATAACATGCAGAAATCGATCCAAGAAGAAGTATATGGATACAACTTTGAAGAGATCCGGTCTTCAATTGGAAAGTTAAAAGAATTTATTGATTGGAACGAGGAAGCAATCCGAGACGAGGACAGGGAAATGCAAAATGCTCTTACCGGAATCCACACTTATCCTTCCTGTTGGAAGCCTTGGAAATCAAAACACAAAGAAGCAATGGCAAGATCCCTTTCGGATTTAACTGAAGAGGAATTGAAAGAACTTAGATATGAATGGATAGACAAGTTACATTTCATAATGAATGAAGCCATTGCAATTGGATTAACCCCTGAAATGATTACTAACTACTATGTTGCTAAGAATAAGCATAACGTAGAGAGACAAAATAGACCAGGCGGATATTAATTTACTAAATCTTACTCAAAACATAAAAATAAATAGAAACCCTATGATGGAAGAATATTCGTTACCAGAACCGATCCTACAAGAAAATCCAGATCGATTTGTCATTTTCCCAATTCAACACGATGAACTTTGGTCTCAGTATAAGAATCAAATGGCATGCATTTGGACTGCCGAAGAAATTGATCTTTCTTCAGATCTGGATCATTGGAGAAACGAATTGAACGAGGATGAAAAACATTTCATCAAACACGTTTTGGCCTTCTTCGCAGCTTCGGATGGAATCGTGAATGAAAATTTGGCAGAGAACTTTGTCAGAGAAGTTCAATACACGGAAGCAAAATTTTTCTACGGGTTTCAAATCATGATGGAAAACATTCACTCTGAAACCTATTCTTTGTTGATTGATACCTATATTTCTGACCCCCAGGAAAAGCACCGTCTATTTCACGCCATTGAAACTATTCCTGCCGTGAAGAAAAAAGCAGATTGGGCGCTGAAATGGATTAACTCGCCGCATTTTCAAGAGAGATTGATTGCTTTTGCTGCAGTAGAAGGAATTTTCTTTTCTGGATCTTTCTGTTCAATCTTTTGGTTGAAGAAAAGAGGTCTGATGCCAGGTCTTTCTTTTTCCAATGAACTAATTTCACGGGACGAGGGACTGCACTGTGACTTCGCTGTTCTTCTTCACAATAAATATCTTTCAAACAAAGTTTCGGAAGAGAGAATCAAGGAAATTATTGTCAGCGCCTTGGCCATCGAAAAAGAATTTATTTTAGAATCTCTTCCGGTGAGACTGATTGGAATGAACTCTGATCTTATGAGTCAATACCTGGAATTTGTAACAGATAGACTTTTGGTTTCTTTGGGATGTTCGAAGGTATATGGGTCGGAAAATCCATTTGACTTCATGACCAACATTTCTTTACAGGGTAAAACCAACTTCTTTGAAAAAAGAGTGGCTGAATATCAGAAGGCGGGAGTTCTCAATGCATCATCCGATGCTTTTGATTTGGATGTAGATTTCTAAAAAAAATTCATAAAAATGTTTGTAAAAAAGAGAGATGGTTCGAAAGAAGCAGTCAGATTTGATAAAATCTCAAATCGGATTCGAAAGGTAACCTATGGATTAAATTCTGACTTCGTAGATGCTATGGAGATAGCACAAAAAGTTATTGCCGGTATTTATGATGGAATTTCAACTTGGGAACTGGATAATTTAGCAGCAGAAACAGCTGCTTCTTTGATTCCACGACATCCAGACTACTCCATCTTGGCTTCTAGAATAGCGGTTTCAAGATTGCACAAATCTACAAAGAAAAAATTCTCGGAAACTATCCAGGATTTGTTTTCCTACATCGATCCCGAAACCGGATTGGAATCTGGTTTGATCTCCGAAGAAACCTATCGGGTGGTGATGGAACATAAAGACACTTTGGATTCAGCCATTATTCACGATCGGGATTTTAATTTCGAATATTTTGGTTTTAAAACACTCGAGAAAAGTTACCTTCTCAAGATGCTCGGCAAACCGGCAGAAACCCCTCAACACATGTACATGAGAGTAGCGGTTGGAATTTGGGGGGATGACATCAAAAACACGATTAAGACCTACGAGTTGCTTTCAAATCACATGATGACTCACGCAACTCCGACACTTTTTAACGCCGGAACGAAAAAGCCTCAATTGTCTTCCTGTTTCTTGTTAACCATGTCGGAAGATTCTATCCCCGGAATTTACAAAACTCTTTCCGACGTTGCCTTGATTTCTCAGCATGCCGGGGGAATTGGTTTGGCAATTCACAATGTTAGAGCAACAGATTCTTACATCAGAGGAACAAATGGTAAATCAAATGGGATTATACCTATGCTTAGAGTTTATAATGAAACCGCTAGGTATGTTGACCAATGTTTTGTTGGTGAAACTTTGATTAAAATGGAAGGCGGATTCTCTAGAATTGATGAAATATATCCTGGGGATTTTGTTATCTCTTCAGATGGTAATAAACACGAGGTAATTCAAAATTTGGATTACCCCATTGGAGATAAAAATTTAATATCAGTTCAAACGGAAGATGGAGAAAACATAGTAACAGAAGATCATCTTTTTTTAGTTGTTAGAAACGGATCATCTATTGACAATTTAGAAGAAAAGTTATCTATGGGAATTGTAGAAGCAGAGTGGATTGAGGCAAAAAAATTAACGGATAGCGATATTTTACTAAAAATGTAAAATTATTTCAAAGTAAAAATAAAATTCATAAAATGGCAAACATCTTTTTACATCACCCTCTACAGGATGGAGAGCTCCATGAGGAATCATCTGTACTTTCTGTCTCTAAATTGAAATTCAATAAGGTAACAAAAGTAGAAAAAATATCAGGTAGGGAAGGAAAAGTTTACGATCTGCGAATTTCTGAGATTCCTAATTACTCTACGAATGTATCAATTGTTCACAATGGGGGTGGAAAGAGAAAGGGAAGCTTCGCCATTTATCTAGAACCTTGGCATGCTGATGTTGAAGATTTTCTGGACTTAAGAAAAAATACAGGTAAAGAAGAAAGAAGAGCCAGAGATTTGTTTTTGGCTTTGTGGATTCCCGATTTATTTATGGAGAGGGTTCACGAGGATTCTACCTGGTCTTTGTTTTCTCCATCCGAAGTTCCCAATTTACATGAAAAATTTGGAAAGGAATTCAATGCCGCTTATTTGGAAGCAGAAGAGGCTGGGAAGGCCAGAAAAACAATTAAGGCCCGGGATTTGTGGGGCAAGATTTTGGATTCACAAATTGAAACCGGAACCCCATATATTTTGTATAAGGATGCGGCCAACAGGAAATCCAACCAACAAAATTTAGGTACAATCAAATCTTCTAATTTGTGCACAGAAATTATAGAATATGCCAGTAAAGACGAAACTGCAGTTTGTAACTTGGCTTCGATCGCGGTGAATAAGTTTCTGAAATCTACAGACGCAAGAACCTCCAAGATTGCCAGAAAAAAATGCGAGGTAGATCACGAATTGCTTTACAATGTTGCCTACCAAACAACATTAAATTTGAACAAGGTAATTGATGTTAATTTTTATCCAACCCCAGAAACTAAAAATTCGAATTTCAGACACCGCCCAATTGGCATTGGAATTCAGGGTTTAGCTGATCTTTTTGCCATTATGGGATTGCCATTTACATCTCCAGAGGCAAGAAAAATCAACTCTGAAATTTTTGAAACCATTTACTTCGCTTCTATGTCTGCTTCTGTGGATTTGGCTAAGAAAGAAGGTCATTATGAGAGTTTTCCTGGATCTCCTCTTTGCCAAGGCAAATTCCAATTTAACCTCTGGGACGTTACAGATTCCGAACTTTCTGGTAGATGGGACTGGGATAAATTGAGAAAATCTGTGATGAAACACGGATCCAGAAATTCTTTGCTTCTGGCACCCATGCCAACCGCGAGCACAGCTCAAATTATGGGAAACAATGAAGCATTTGAACCTTTTACCTCCAATATTTATACAAGAAGAACCCTGTCGGGAGAATTTATCATCATCAACAAATATCTTGTGAAAGATCTAATCAATTTGGGTCTTTGGAATGAAGATGTTAAAAATTTGATTATCATCCACAAAGGATCTGTTCAAAACATTCCAAACATCCCCGATGACATCAAGGAGGTTTACAAAACGGTTTGGGAAATCAAACAGAAAGATCTTATTGAGATGTCTGCAGAAAGAGGTAGATTCATTTGTCAATCCCAATCTCTCAACCTTTTCATTGAAGGTGTTAACGCTGCCAAATTAACTGCCGCCCATTTCCATTCTTGGAAATTGGGTTTGAAAACTGGCATGTATTATCTTCGCACTAAGTCCGCTGTAGACGCCATGACTGGACTTGGGATAGACGTTTCTAAATATCAGACAATACCAAAAAAAGAAGAGCCCAAAGTTTTCAAAAAGACTTTGGAAACCCCAAATGAAGAATTACAAGTTCTGGCCAACCAAACTTTAGAAGATTTAAGTTGTAGTTTGGACAACCCAGATGATTGTATCGCCTGTGGATCTTAATTTTACATTTTAATAAAAACCATGACAAATATTTTAATCTTTAACACCAAAAAACACACCCTCCAGGTAGAATCTGAATCACGACATCTAAGAGGAGTGTACTCTGAAATCATGACCATTCAACTTTCTCAAGCCCATTACAATTTTTATGAGGTTTATCAAGAAAGCCAAGATTCAAGAAGAGTTCCCCTTTTCAGATTCCCAATTCAAAATACGATTATTAAATATGAGCACAGTTAAAAAATTCGACGAATTTGTCCACCTTCACGAAAGAGAGCTTCCTGATTTTCAGGGCAAGATCTTAGTAATCATGGGCCCTCCTGGATCCGGGAAAGGGACCTTCTCAAAAAGACTTTCTGAAAAAGAAGGTTACAATCATATTTCTACTGGGGATTTGATTCGAAAATCGAAGGACCCAGAATTAAAAGCGAAGATTGCAAAGGGCGAGTATATTGACGATGGAACGATGGTATCAATGCTCAGAAAAGAACTTAAAAAGTTAGATCCTGGAATGGGAATCATTCTCGACGGATTTCCTAGAACGGTTAAACAGGCTGGAATGTTGGACTCTTTGCTCGGTAAAATGGGATTAGGTCTAAGCCACACAATCTATTTGGATTTGGACGAAAAAACCGCTACGGATAGGATTTTATCCAGAGCCGAAAAAGAAAATCGTGAGGATGACAAAGATCCAGAGGTAATTAAAAAAAGATTCCAAACCTACACGGAAAAAACTGCTCCTCTGATCGATCTGTACACCAAAAGCAGAAAATTGAAAAAATTCGACTCCGGTGTAGGAATAGATCGTTTATACAAAAAAATTGTGAACCAACTGAATCTCAAAAAAACCGATTCTAAAACAAATTAAAAGAAACAGGTCAACCTGAATCACATTTAATTTATGTCAAAATACAAGGTAGATTTACTGACGGGATTTGTAGAAAACTTCGAAGAAGAAATTCATCTGAAGAATAAAATCGAAATGTCACATTTTAGCCAGGTTGGTAAAATAGGAATACAGCTCGAAAATTATTTGTTTAAAATTGGGATGGATCTCAAGCCAACAAAATTGGCGGCAGGACCCAATCCAACTTTACATGTCAAATTTCGAAGAAAGCTTTCTGATTCATTCCTGGCGGAAACCCTAATTGGATTCTTCGTTGAAAGTGGAATAAAATTCAAACAGCACCTTCATTCTGGATCCTTTCCTTTATTCACTGTAAAGAATGATACGGTCCCAGAACTTTTGGAAGGGATTGGATATTCTTTATTTTCCATTTATTCGCCGAGTTCTAATGGATTTCTCGGAATAAAGTTGGAAATATTAACAACAAATCAAATTGTGAAAATTTTGGATTCGAAATTGGCAAATTTAACTTTGTTGATTTGGACTGGACGAACTTTAAAAAAATCATCCTTTGCAAATACTCAAAACATACCAGAGGAAAATAGTTCGGATTTCTTGGACCTTGAACTGGTTTCCGAATCAAAATCAAATCCCATCCGTATAAAGGCGAACTTTACCAAATCTAGTCTTCTGGGTTACACGTTGGAGAAAATTTTAGAAATTCAGAAAATCTGAAATTTTTTCAAAAAATTAGATATAAAAAGAAAGTTTTTTTATGTCTAAATCCACAAAGAATAAACCAAAATCCAAAAAATCTCCATCTAAATCACTAACTTCTTTAACGGGTTTACCCCACAAACAAAAGTTCACCTTTTGTTTGGTCATGATCGTCAAAGACGAAGGTGACACAATTCGCAAATGTCTTGAAAGAGTTGCACCTTATATTTCCTATTGGGTAATCTGTGATACTGGTTCTCGGGACAATACCATTTCTGAGATCAGGAGTACCATGGAAGAATTAAATATCCCGGGCGAACTCCATGAAAGACCTTGGGTTAATTTCGAAGTCAATCGAACAGAAAGTTTGGAATTATCCTATGGAAAGTGTGATTATCGATGGATTATTGATGCCGATGATTTATTTGAAAATTTAAATCCAGGAACAAATCCCTTTTCAGATTTACCAGACGGAGTAGACTGCTTTCAAATTCAATACAAGTTGAATTCTTTGCAGTACTACCGGGCTCAAATTGTGAAGTCTGACCAAAATTGGGTTTACAAAGGGGTTCTTCACGAATATTTAGATTTGCCTGGAAAACAACCTTTATATCAGGCACAAATCCCCAACGACAGATGTTTGGTGAACGCCAATATCTCCCCGTTAAAAAGAGCTTCTTCTTTGGAAGAAAAGTACTCTAAAGACGCTGAAATTTTGGAGAAAGCTTTAAAGGAGGATCCCACCAATACCAGATACATGTTTTATCTCGCCCAAAGTTATCGGGATTCAAACCAAAACCTAAAGTCTCTACAAGCCTATGAAAAAAGAGCCAACGCTGGGGGATGGCCAGAAGAGATCTACTACTCTTTGTACATGATTGGAAGGTTGAAAGAAAAACTCGGGAGACATCCGGACGAGGTCATTCAGGCCTATTCTAAAGCTTGGGAATTCAGACCAGAAAGACTTGAGGCGGTATTTCACTGTATGAGAAAATTGAGGGAGCAAAATCGGTTTGTGTTGTCTTTCACCTATGGTACGATGGCCATGAAGAATCCAGGAACCGGAGACATCCTATTTATCGAACCAGAAATTTGGCAATGGAGGTTGTTGGACGAATTTTCTTTGGCTGCCTATCACACTGGAAATCCGGAAATTTCCTACGAAAAAATGAAACAAGTTACCGAAATGCCTTTTTTCGGATCATTTCATCCAGGGGAAAAAGAAAGAATCCTCAGAAATTTAGAAAACTTCAAAAAGGCAGCAGCCATGAAGCTAAATTCACAAAATCAACCGGCTTCAGCATAAAAGAAAAAAGATGGAAGTGCTCTCGATGTATCCTGTTAAAAAGTCAGATCTTGGCTTCCATGGAAATTTGTTCGGCGGTCAGTTGCTGAAATGGATTGATGCTGCTGCTGCTGGATATGCCATGCAGCTGTGTGATTCTCCAAGAATGGTAACTGTGTCCATAGATAAATGCTTTTTCGAAAGGCCTGCAAAAGAAGGTCAACTTTTAAAAATTTATGGAAATCCGGCTGAAATCGGCACAACGTCGGTTACAATTTATATCGAGGCAAGAGCACACAACGTGTACACTGGAGATCAGAAAGTAATTCTTAGAACAAACATCAAATTTGTGAGGATTGACGAGGAAGGAAACCCAATCCCTATCTCGGAACGATCAAAAACCCGTATTTCGGAAAAAATAAAATAATTTTCACAAATCTAAAAATAAAAAATTAAAATGAAACAATTACTTATAATCCTGCTTGTTCTACTTAGCTCAATGTCATTCGCCCAAAAACCTATGGTTGGTTTTACCCAAGAAGAAATCAAACATCGAAATAGACTTGAATTTAAAATAACCGAATGGGATGTGATTAGACAGGATGAATATTGGGTAATGTACACTGCTAGCCCTTACCTTGATATGACCACATTTTATTTCTTTAGATATGGTGGGACAAAAAACTTTTTAGCCAGCCACTCAACAAAAGATGACGATGTTGCGGTTAGGTTGTACCAAAGTATTATGAAATCTCATCACGATTTGGGGGATAATAAATTTTTAAGTAAAGAAAATAATTTAATATGTGAGTATAATTTTTATAAAGAAACAAGTACACATAATTTCATTTATTTCACATCTGAGGGTAAAAATATTTTTAAGAATTAAACAAAACACTTATTTGAAATTTTTTTGTTGAAAAGAAGAATATATAAGTTATGCAAATACCCGATCCAGAATTGTGGTCAAAGATCCACAACCAAAAAGTTTTCGAGATTGTTAATTTCGAAAGATTCAATTATCACATAGATAACAATCTTTCACTTTCTGAGAGCGTCTTCAGAATTGGTTCAGAATCATGGTTTCAGATGATCAATGAGGCCAGAGAACTTTGGGAAAACAACGTTTTGAATTTTAATGAGGATGAACTATTTTTTCTGGAGTCAGATCTAGGTAAAAGAGATTTTTTCGAAGGTGTTGAAGTTTGGCTTGACGTTCCATTTCTAGAAGAAGACCTACACGAGGCGGAATATAGAGGGAGAAAAGTAAATCTCAATAGACCTTTCAGAACTTCCGGAGGTCCTAGAAAATTTGGGGTCTACACAAAAAATGAATCCGGAAAAGTTGTTTTAGTTAGATTTGGACAGCCAGGAATGAGGGTGAGAAACGACGACCCTAAAAGGGCAAAGTCGTTCAGAGCCAGACACGGATGCGATAACCCTGGACCAAAATGGAAACCTAGATATTGGTCCTGTAATGTTGCCAGATATCGCAAACTTCTTGGCATTAAATCCAGTAGTCCCTGGTGAAATCCCTTCCGTTCACAGAAGATAAAATTTCTGACGGGATATACAAAAGAACATTTGATCCCTCAACTGAAAGTGTCGAACTGAAGTGGCATCAAGACTCCGAAGATAGGATTGTGATTTTTTTGGGTAACACCGATTGGATGTATCAGGAAGACGATGTTTTACCAGTTCCAGCCATAGGAGAATTTTTCATTCCTGCCGGAAAATGGCACAGACTTTTAAAAGGTAAAACAAAATTGGATGTTCTGATTCAAAAATTTTGATACATATAGAACATGAAACACCTTATTTCTTTTCGGGTTTATGAATCCAGAATCCCTCCTAGTTTGACCCCAGAACAGGAGGCTTTCCTGAATCGTTACATAAGAAAAGGAGGAAACTGGAGCGTGAATCCAACAACAGGTCTTGTTGACATCCAGGGTGATTTCTTTCCAGATAATGATGGATTGAAAAATTTTTTAGGAATTAAATTTGGAAATGTAACTGGGAATTTTTATTGTGCCGGAAACCAACTCCAATCCCTGGAAGGAGCACCACAGGAAGTTGGTGGGTTTTTTTGTTGTAAAGGCAACAATCTCAAATCTCTGGAAGGAGCACCACAGGAAGTTGTTGGGGATTTTGATTGTAGGTATAATCAACTTCAAACCCTGAAAGGATCACCACGGGAAGTTGGTGGGAGTTTCAATTGTTCCTCCAACGATCTCAAATCCCTGGCAGGAGCACCACGGGAAGTTGGTAGGGATTTCGATTTTTCCGAGAACAAAATCCAATCCCTTAAAGGAAAACCACAGGAAGTTGGTGGGGATTTTATTTGTTCCTACAACGAACTCCAATCACTGGAAGGAGCACCACGGGAAGTTTATGGGAATTTTAAATGTGGCGGAAACCAACTCCAATCCCTGGAGGGAGCACCAGAGAAAGTTTATGGGGATTTTTGGTGTACCGGCAAAAAAAACGGCATCAAACTCCAATCCCTGATAGGAGTACCAAAACAGATAAATGGTGGTTTTTATTGTGATAAATTCGAGTTAGTTCCGGGTGAATGGAGCATGGAAGCATGTGGTAAAATCTTAGGATCTGAAAAACATAGCCAAAAGGCAAAGGAACTAATTCTAACACTTCCATTTTTCAATTCCACTTATTGGAATTCCAAAATTTCTGAAAATCCTGAATCAGCCATTCTTGAACTTTCAGAATTTTGGGACGACATGCTAGACAATGTCAGAAATTCAATTCGTATTCCTTCGAATTTAAAGGACGATTTCGAGAACTTGTTGGATCTGGTGAGGAAAGGAATCATGTGAAATGTGAGCATATATACAGCATGAGACATCTCGTTCCCTTTCGGGTTTACGAATCTAAAAATACTTCTGGTTTGACTTCAGAACAGAAGGATTTTCTGAATCGTTACACACAAGGAACCTGGAGCGTGAATCCAACAACAGGTCTTGTTGACATTCAGGGGAAATTCTTTTTTAGAACCTACATTAACAAAGAAGCAAAAAGTTTTTTTGGAGTCAAATTTGGAAATGTAACTGAGGATTTTGATTGTTTGTACACTCAACTCGAATCTCTTGAAGGAGCACCACAGAAAGTTGATGGGAATTTTGTATGTTCCGACAACGGACTCCAATCCCTGGCAGGAGCCCCGCAGAAAGTTTTTGGAGATTTTAATTGTTCCGACAACGGACTCCAATCCCTGGCAGGAGCACCACAGGAAGTTGGTGGGGATTTTAATTGTTCCTTCAACCAACTCCAATCCCTGGAAGGAGCACCACGGAAAATTGATGGGGATTTTGATTGTTCCTACAACCAACTCCAATCCCTGGCAGGAGCCCCGCAGAAAGTTTTTGGAGATTTTAATTGTTCCGACAACGGACTCCAATCCCTGGCAGGAGCACCACAGAAGGTTGATGGGTATTTTCGTTGTTATGAAAACCAACTCCAATCGCTAGAAGGAGCACCACTGAAAGTTGGTGGGGATTTTTTTTGTTACGGCAACAAACTCCAATCCCTGGCAGGAGCACCACAAGAAATTGGTGGTGAATTTCAGTGTGATGAATTCCAATTAGATCCGGGCGAATGGAACATGGATGGATGGCTGGAAGTTCTAGAAAATGGATCCGAAGAGGCAAAGAAACTAATTATAACACTTCCCTATTTGGATTCAAACTTCTGGAATTCCAAAATTTCCCAAAATCCCGAATCAACAATTATTGAACTTTCAGAATTTTGGGACGATTTGCCAGATGAGTTTAGAAATTCAATTCGAATTCCTTCAGATCTGAGGGACGATTTTGAGAACTTGTTGGAACTGGTGAGATCCGGGATCATGTGAAATACGAAGATATATAAAAAAAACAAAAAAAATGAATACACATTTAAAAAAATTTACAACCTTCTTGAATGAAAACGAATTCCATAAAATCCCAGAAGAAGCTTTTTCCAAAATTTTAGAAGAAATGAAAAAATCTGGAAGAGTTGCAATAGATCTTTACACAAATTTCCCTAAATTCCCTGAAGGGTTTTTAAACGGATTAAAGAAACAAGCTCAAAAAGAGGGTACAACTTTAGAAGGAATATTAGATGATAAGATAAAACAAGATCCTACTCTCTTATATTATTTGAACGACTTTCCAGAAATAAAACAACAAGTTCTGGATAGAACTGGGGAAGATGATTTGTCTGTCGTAGGCTTTCTTTTGGATAAATAATCAGAAATTATAGAATAGAAAACAGAATATGGAAATAAAAGAAAAACTTGTTTCAACCAAAAGAAAATTCAAATGTTTGGTTTATAGAGAAAAGGCTGGTCGAAGAAGTCCTTGGACATGTAATTTTTATATCGGTTGTTCTAATGGATGTACCTATTGTTGCTGCTCTTACATTTTGAAACATAATTGGGACACTAAGGTAAATTTGATTAGACATTTCGAAAACGAAGATCATGCTTTAAAAATTTTTGAAGGAGAGGTCAGAGAAAATTTAGAATCTCTCCGCTCTAGAGGTAGACTTTTTTTTTCTTTGACAACAGATGCCATGTTACCTGAAACCAAAGAATTAACATACGGGGCTATGAAAATTTGTCACGACTTAGATATTCCTTTCAAGGTTTTGACGAAGTGCACAAAGTGGGTTGATGATAAATTTATTCAGGAATTCAAAAATCATGGAACTGTGTGGGGACAGCAGCCAAAGATGGATCTGTTCGCGTTCGGGTTTTCTCTAACTGGTCAAGATCAGGTTGAGATTGGAACAGATTCCAATGAAGAAAGAATACAGGCATTGATAAAAATAAACAAATTAGGATTTAAAACCTTTGCGAGTTTCGAGCCTGTTATCGATTTCAATTCAACTTTGAATATGATTTCAAAATCTCATGAACATATAGATTTTATGAGGGTCGGTTTACTGAACGGCCCCACCCGAAATAAGAACATAAATTTGGAAGCAATGGAAAACTTTTTTTCGAGTGTCATGAATAAAATTGGGGATGTCCCAGTTTATTGGGGAGATTCAATTTTAATTGGTTTAGGTAAGAGAAGAGAAGATCTTCCTGGAAATTGTGTTGTTGAAGAAATTTTCTGATGTCAAAGGTAGAATTGATGTACGATGAAGCTCTCAAATGGAAATCTTTTGGGATTGATTCTTTCGTAATGAGGGTAGAAGCCGAATTGGGAAGTAAGAAACTTTCCAAAAAATTCGTGAAGTTGAATTCAGAAATGTTACTTTCTAAAGAAAATATTCCAAGCGACGTTAATTTCTTTGGAATTTTTCTTCAAAATTCTGATTTAATTTGTTTGGATATAGAACATCTCCCATCCGGTTCTGTCCAAAATTTCTTTTTCTTTTTGGAAAGAGTGGGATTAAATCCAGACACATTTCTGATTGAAAATTCACTGAATGGAGGACTCCATATTTTCTTTAGAAATACAGGAACCAAATTAGAAACCAAACATTTTTTGCAATATGATGGGATAGGGTTCGATGTTCTGACTAAAGATAGAGTTTTTACCTCTCCATCTTTCTTTAAATCCAAAAAATATGAATGGTGGAACGGAGGTATAAAAGAGTTTACATCAAAAGAAGATATCCCTATTATTCCTTTACCTCTTTTAGAGATGATACAGAAATCTGAGTGTTGGAAAATCAAAAAATAAAATTTTGAATTATTTCTAAGATATATAAAAAAATTGAAAAAATGTTAACTTACATACATAACTTTTCAAATTGGAAAAATTACAAATCCGAAGGATATCTTGTTGAAAATGTAGATGCAGCAAAGTCTTTCATGGTGAAGAAACTAGCCAGGGAAAAAGAAATAGCACCATCTGATTTGTCACCTGAGGATAAAAAAAAGGCCTTAGAAAACAAACAGTTTCTCGAAATTATGGATTTAGTAAAAGACATGACAGGTTATGCACTTCCCATGGTTAAATTTCATTTCGACCAAGAAATTCCTATTGGATTTCGGAATGAAATTAACAATTTCGATCCAGAAAAATTCTTCGGAGATGACGAGCAAAACCGAAGAGAAATAAGTAACATTAGCCAACTTCTTGGTTGGCTGAAAACGAGAAAAGTTTTGATCGAGAGATTGCCTATGTCAGTAGATCAGTATGCTTCTCGACCGACAGAACCAGGTCAAATCAATGGATTTGAATCACTAGCAGATGCAATTAGAACTGTGGAATTGAACCAAAAAGGAAAATATTTTATAGACAGATTAACCGAAAAATACAAAAAACAATTCAAACAGCTCTCCCCAGAAAAACAACAGGCTTTATACGACATAGGAAATTCTTTCAGAAAATTCGATATGGAAGCAGCAGCAATTGGAAAGGAAAAAAAAGAATTTCCATCGAATTCTTTCATTTCAAAAATCAAAGCATATGAAAAAGTAGTAGATATCGAAGGTTTTATTCTAAAAGCTCAAGCTAATTTGAAATCTCTGAATAATGCATCTTATCAAGATATCATAGAAAAAATCAGATCTCTTTCACCCCAGGTTGGAATTGTATATGACGAACCCCCCTATTTGGTTTTGTCTTGTAGAACAGAACAAGCACAGATAGATTTATGTTCTATAGCCAACTGGTGTATAAATAATGGTAGATGGGGTTCATATGCAGGAAACGTAAACAATCCGGGGATCCAAATCAACATTTTCAATCTTGATTTGCCTGTATCTGATGTTCATTATTTAACTGGAACTACTATTACATACGATGGAAGAGTTACTCATTCTTCTGATAAAAACAATAATAATATCTTTCATGCAGATTCAAGAAAATCCATATACGACCATTTCAAAGGTTTAGGTTACCCAGAAGATCTTTGTAAAACTTTAGAGTACGTAATTCCGATTGAAATCATGACGAAAAAAACTTTAGAGAAAATAAAAGCAATTGGTAAAAAAAGTGCCAATAAAAACAATGCTCTGGGAAAAGCTCTATGGGATGTTGCAGGGCAAAAATTAGATAGGATGATTTTACAAGAAGAATGGAACGGAATTTTAGACGTTGTTGCCGAAGTACTTCAATCAGAGGACGGACAATTATTTAATTCTCTTAAAAAAATATATTTAGAAGCTGGGGTTCATAGTTTAGCATCTTTATCTATTTTTGAACAATTCATTTTTCCAAAACTAACACAAGATGAAAAGCAACAAGTTTTGGTAGCAACTGATAAAATTTTTAAACAGTTCCAAGGCCTACAAAGAATATGGAAAAATACAGGGATTAATCAATCCCAAGATGAAATCCAAATTAAGTTAGAAACTACTTTAGCATTGTTAGATCATGAAAAAGAAGTAAAAGATTCTCTGAAAATATTGATCGGGTGATAGAAAATAATACATATAAATATGTTAACTTACATACATAACTTTTCGAATTGGAAAAATTACAAAACAGAGGGATATCTCGTTGAAAATGTAGATGCAGCAAAGTCTTTCATGGTGAAGAGACTAGCCCGGGGGAAAGAAATAGCACCAGCTGATTTAACAGAAGAGGATAAAAAAAAGGCCCTGGAAAACAAACAGTTTCTCGAAATTATGGAGCTGACAAAAGACATGACAGGTTATGCACTTCCCATGGTTAAATTTCATTTCAACCAGGAAATTCCCATCGGATTTCGGAATGAAATCAACAATTTCGATTCAGAAAAATTTTTCGGAGATGACGAGCAAAATCAAAGAGAAATAAGTAGCATCAGTCAACTTCTTGGTTGGCTAAAAACTAGAAAAGTTTTGATCGAAAGATTGCCTATGTCAGTAGATCAGTATGCTTCTAGACCGACAGAACAAGGTCAGATTACTGGATTTGAATCACTAGCAGATGCAATTAGAACTGTGGAATTGAACCAAAAAGGAAAATATTTTATAGACAGATTAACCGAAAAATACAAAAAACAATTCAAACAGCTCTCCCCAGAAAAACAACAGGCTTTATACGACTTAGGAAATTCTTTCAGAAAATTCGATATGGAAGCCGCAAAAATTGGCACCTACAAAGATAAATTGCCATCAAACGTTTTCCTACAAAAACTCAAAGCCTATGAACGAGAAGTAGATATTGAAGGTTTCATTCTAAAAGCTGAAAACACTCTAAAAGCTCTCAATGATTCATCTTATCAAGAAATTATAGAAAAAATCAGATCTCTTTCACCCCAGGTTGGAATTGTATATGACGAACCCCCCTATTTGGTTTTGTCTTGTAGAACAGAACAAGCACAAAAAGATTTATGTGCTATAGCCAACTGGTGTATAAATAGAGGCTATTGGGGTTCATATGCAGGAAACCAAAGTGATCCAGGACTCCAAATCAACATTTTCAATCTTGATTTGCCTGTATCTGATGTTTATTATCTCACTGGAACTACTATCAAATATAATGGAAGAGTTACTGCTTCACATGATAAAAATGACCGTAGAATTATGCATCAAAATTCAGAAAAATCCATATACCACCATTTTAAAGGTTTAGGTTACCCAGAAGATCTTTGTAAAACTTTAGAGTACGTAATTCCGATTGAAATCATGACGAAAAAAACTTTAGAGAAAATAAAAGCAATTGGTAAAAAAAGTGCCAATAAAAACAATGTATTGGGAAGAGCTCTATGGGATGTTGCAGGGCAAAATTTGGGTGGGAATATTTCACAAGAAGAATGGAACGGCATTTTAGGAGTTGTTACTGAAGTACTCGAATCCGAGAACGGACAATTATTGAATTCTCTTAAAGAAGTATATTTAAAATCCGGAGTTCACAGTTTAGCATCTTTATCTATTTTTAAAGAATTCATTTTGCCCAAATTAACACCAGATGAAAAGCTAGAAATATTGGAATCAACAGATAAAGTTTTTGCCCTAATACAAAAAGCAAAAGAGAGATTTGGAGAAACCTCACAAAATAAACAAAGTACAGGGGAAAGCGATGAAACCAGACAAAGAGTGGAGGCAGTTATAGCCTTGGCAAAGGATGAAGATGAAGTGAAAGATTCCGTTACAAGATTGGTGGGGTTATAAACGGTAAAAAGGTAATTAATACGATTTATAAATTGTCCAAAGGAATAAGTTTACAATATTTGACTTGCTAACAATTCAGCCATAGAGGTTGAACCAGTTCTTTCTATATCTTGTGACATCATTTGATAAATTTTCGGACCCATATTTTCATTTCCCCTTATTCTTCTTTCTTCAAACCTAACAAAATTTCCGAAACCATAATCAGTGAGAGTTTCTAAAGCAAATGTGTTTGCATCTTCTTCTAGAATTCTATAATTTGTTAAAAATTGTTGTTCATTTCCATCCACAACTGTTTGAAAATATTGAGGCTCAAATATTCCATCGGAATATTGATCACAGTGTCTTGATTCGTGTAAGGCTATGAATGCTTTTATATGAGGAGGTCCTAAAGCTTTGCTATTTATACAAACGTCTTCTCCGTAAAAAAATACTCCTAATATTGGAAATTGGGTTTCGAATGGGAAAAAATGGATTTTGAAATTTGGTCTTTCCTGTGTCCAAAGTTCTGTGTATCTTTCCCCCTCATTTTCATTTAAACCTATTCTTCTTGTGAATTCCGAAATGTCTATAGCAGGTGGTAATGAAGAAAGAATTTCAAATTCTTGACTTGATTCGTTGATTTTGTTGAATGATAGGTAATTTCTAACGTGTTTCATGTTTGAAAATTTTATTCCCAGTCTATATCTACTGCTCCTGCAAATCCAGATCCATGTTGCATTTGTGCTCCTCTTTGTTCTGTTGGCATGAGCCAATCCAATTTGTCAGCCGCTGTTGCTAAATTTAGTAGGCAATCGGCCAATTCTTTACCTTTCTCTTCTCCGAGAATCCTATTCAGCTCTTGTTTAACTTCTGGCATGACCAAAATTCTTTTGGTGTTTTTAGCCTCCCCTTGTTGGATAAGATTAATCATTTTTCTTTTTTCAATCTCGGTCATCAATTTTTTCATGTCATCGGGTTATTTTTCAAGAAATCTAGTACTTGTTTCAAAGTTGCAAAATCATTTTCTTCTTTAGCTTTTCTTACAATTTCTTTCAATTGTTCTCGATTCATTGTAGAGAAATTTCTTGGGATTTCTTCCCCTTTTTCGGCAGCAAGATATTCATCATAAGCCTCCTGTTTCTTTCTATACTCTTCTTCCTGTGCTTGATATTCATATTCTTGTTTTAACCATAAATCTCTTTCTCCTACTCTTTCAATTACAACATCGATTAGTTCATCAATTTGTTTTCTGGCGGTTGGAGTTTTATCCAAAATACCAGACATCAAATTTAAAAACTCTTCTGAGGGTAGAACTTGTGGATTGATCATGTATCTCCAAAGTTCTTCAGCGAGGTTGTCGTAAATTTCAACTTTGGGGTTTACAAAAATAAAATCTTTCAGATCTTTTGCTACTTCAGGTCCATATCTCCATTCATCAGGTTCATCAGAAAGCCTAAATTGTGATTCGACTGCTGCATCGAGTTCTCTGTCCCCAGACTCAGCATTCTGTGACAAAGCCCTCCAAATTCCCTTCACAGTTTCGTGGATCAACATTGAAAAATCCGCTCCTCTTGCCCTAATAACAGCTCTTGTTTTCCCTGGAGGTGGACCTTCGTTGGCATCTGTCTTCCTGAAGCCCGAATCGATAAATCTTCTCATTTCTGGACCTGTTGACATTTTTATGTCCAACTTTATGTCATAAAAATCCAAAATGGGTTTATATAACTTGGTAATTACTCGTGTGGCTAAATCTTCCAATTCCTTTTCGTGACCCCGAGAAAGTTGCTCAGATCTAGAAAAATTATACATCATTTCCGAACCTGCTTGTCCTGCTCCGTATCCCCCCTCTGGCTGATTGGCTATATCTAATCTCGTCTTGGCCCTCTGAGTAATTGAATCCAAATAACCCTTAGGAATTGAAGTCATGTCCTTTACCCTAACTGCTTCGTTAAATGACAAGAAAGAATAAATTCTATTTGTTTTTGACATCTGTTTTTTATTTTTTTCTCATTCTAAGTTCTCTCAGATATCTTTTTACCACATCCATTTCGTTTGGTTTTTTTGTTTTTGCCACTGGCCCTTGTCGCTGTCCTGGAGGTGTAATTAATGGAATATGACTTGGTCTTGGGTTAGGCTTTCTCTCTGGCTTCGGACCAGGGTCTGGAGGAGGTAGGGGCTTTGGATCTCTTTTCGGTCTTGTAGGAACTTGTGGTTTGTAAGGGGTTTCCTTCTCCTCTTCTTTTTCTGGTTGTCTTGCTGGTTCTGCCTCGTTAATTCTCGAGGATTTAAATTCCGAGAAACTAGTGACTCTTCTGAATGAATTAGATTCAAACAGAGAAAATTTCTTTTGTACGAATCTTGTATTTGATTCCTGAACAATTTCCGAAAGATGCTTCCCATTGATTACTAGTTCGTCTTTAACAACGTCATAATCAACTTTGATCTTTGTCCCTTCTTCCACATCATCCTCAATCAAATAAGAAGCAATTGGATCTTCGATATATCTTCTAATTGCTCTTTTCATAGGTCTTGCTCCCATACTTGGGTCAAATCCATATTTAACAAGTAATTTATAAACTGAATTACCCCAAACAAGTTCAATCTTTTGAGTGTCTTTTAATCTTTCTGATACTTTTTGCAATTCTGCTGTTGCTATTCCTTTAATTGCTTCTTCTGATATTGGTTGAAAGATCACAATATCATCAATTCTATTTAAAAATTCTGGAGAGAATTTTTTTTCTGTTTTCAATGCCTGTAGGATCCTTTCCCTCATCTGTTCTTTCGTTTCTCCTCCCCCAGATTTTTCTGAATTTGATGAAGTAAATCCCCCGATTTTGGTTCTTTCCGCCGATTTGGGATCTTCTTGAGGCTTCATACCGGCGTTTGATGTCATTATAATAACCGTATTCTTAAAATCTACAGTTCTACCTTCCCCATCCGTCATTCTTCCATCTTCAAATACGCCCAAAAGAGATTGCAAAACTGTTTTAGAAGCTTTTTCTATCTCATCAAGTAAAATCAAAGAATATGGTTGTCTTCTTACCTTTTCGGTGAGTTGGCCTCCCTGGCCATAACCAACAAATCCAGGAGGGGCTCCTATTAATTTCGATCCTTCGTGTTCCGCTGCAAATTCAGCCATATCAAAACGAATTATCGCTTTTTCGGAACCAAAAATTTCCTCTGCTAATTTTTTGACCAAGTATGTTTTACCAGTTCCGGTGGGTCCAACAAATAAAAAAACCCCCCCTGGTCGGTTTGGATCTTTCAAACCAACACTATTTCTTCTAACTGTTTTCACTACAGTATCAACTGCATCGTCCTGTCCTATTACTTTTGCCTTCAAATTCCTCGCAAGCTCTTTCAAAGAGGCTTTATCTGATTTCTTCATAGTTTGAACAGGTATTCCTGTCTTTTTAGCCACCAATTCCTCAGCCATATCCCTGGTAATATCTACTCTCTCCCCCATTTCTCCATTTTTTGACATTTGTGTTAGCTGTGATTCGATTTCTCTTTTATCATCGTCTAATTGTGCTGCTAGATCATAGTTTCCTTTTTTAGATTCAGATTCTATACGTTTAATTAGATCTTGACGGGTTTCTTCCAGCGATAATGCTTTGGGGTTTCCCCCGGCAGACATTCGAATTTTTGCTCCCGTTTCATCCATCAAATCGATTGCTTTATCCGGCAAAAATCTGTCGGTGATGTATCTTTGTGAAAGTTTATAAAATGATTCTAGAGCTTCTTCTGTGTACTTTACGTTGTGAAATTGCTCGTATTTATTTTGAATTCCCCTCAAAATTTCCATACATTCTTCGTAAGAAGGTTCATTTACCATAACCTTCTGGAATCTTCTTTCCATCGCTCCATCCTTTTCTATAGAATTTCTATATTCCCCCAAAGTAGAAGCACCAATTAAATGAAGTTGTCTTCTTGCAAGAAGAGGTTTCAAAGGATCATAAAGTTTTTCGCTTAAGGAATGAATTTCGTCCATAAACAAAATTAATGGTTCTGACTCTATCTCTTCCAGAAGCTGACCCCAGGCAGGAGATGACATGGCTTGATTTAAATTCAACATTAATAAAGATGTTCCTTTCAAGAAATTTGGACATTGAGGACTAGCCATGAGTAAAGCTAGTTTTTCTACTACGGCAGTTTTTCCAACCCCAGGCTCTCCAATCAAAACTGGATTATCTTTTGTTTTTCTAGCCAAAATGAGTAAAACTTGGTCCAGTTCTTTTTCTCTTCCTATCACCGGATCTATTCTTCCCTCTCTTGCCTCTTCAGTTAAATCAACACCAAAACTTTTCCAAACCGTACCTCCTCCTACTCCGCCTTGGCCTTCGGGACGATTCTCATTACCATCCTCATTTTCGAATTCATCGTTTGCTTCACTCAAACGTTTTGAATATAATTTGCTTAATCTTTTCATCGAATTTTTTTTTATTTCTTATATATCTTCAAAAGATTCGAAAGTACTAAGAAACATAATTTAATTATGGGATATAAGAAAACAAGGCGTAGTTCTGCTTCAAAAAAAATTTAAAAATTATGGCAATATTTTATTTTCTTTTAGGTGCGCTTACCGTGGTGGTCTTGGTCACCGTGGCGGGTGTGTTTAAGATGAATTCGGATTTAGACCGAAAAATCACAATCAAAATCTCCGGCCACATCGAATCGGTCATGAAAGAGATTGAAATTACAAGGAACAATTTACACTCCGATGATTCTTACATCCACAATCGGATCGATGAAGTTCTCGACGAAATCAATAAACGAGAAGAAATCGGAATCAGATCGGGAAGAGAACAATTCGAATCCTTACAAAAGCAGTTGGATTCCAGATGCGATAAGCTCTGGGCTCAGGTGAATGCAAATTACGAGTTGAGCCAAATGAGGCTCAACGAAATTTCAAACAAAAAAAATTCCCAGACAGGGGGATAAAATCGCAGAACTACGCCTTGATTTAAACTTATATCGTGAAAATTTTAGGAATTTCTTATGGAGCTCATTCTAGTTCAATAAGCTTGCTGGAAAACGGAAAAGTCGTTTTCTGCTTGGAGGAGGAAAGACATTCTAGAGTTAAACCGTATGTTGACTTTTATAATAATTGGTTCAGATTTCCACAGATGTCCTTAAATGAATTGTTTGGCAGGATTGGAATAAAATGGGAAGATATTGACCTAGTATCATCCCATAATTCATTTGAAGAAATACAATATGTTTTGTCTTGTGTAGGTATTTCCTTTCAAGATCCAAACAAATTTTTTAAATTTGACCATCACGAGTGTCATGCTTTGGGAGCATATTATTTCAGCGGATTCGAAGAAGATTGTTTGAATATAGTTTTGGATGGGGCTGGTTTTGGAGCATCAGGAAAATATTATTTGGGTAAAAATGGCGAATTATTATTAATTTCTGAAATTTCGGGGGTAGGCGAAGAGGGATCTATGGCTTCTTTAGGATTATTTTATTCTATAGTCACCGATTTTTTAGAATTCAAAAGGGTTAAGGATGAGGGTAAAGTAGTTGGCATGTCATCACATGGCAAATTTAACCAGAATTATTATGACCTTTTTTATGACCTAATTAGGGGAGAAGGTTATCACACAAGATTTATTTCTTTGGACCAGATGGTCAAAACTTTGAATCAAAATTTTTACAATTTGATTGGAGGTAGATTTTGGAAAAATGAAAAACAAGATTTGGCATACAACGCACAATTGGCTTTCGAAAATAGAATAGTGGAGATTGTTGAAAGTTTGCATTCTGAATTTCCCTTTGCTAGAAAATTGGTTTTATCCGGCGGTGTTTTTGCAAACATCAAAGTAAATAAAAGACTGAATGATCTGGATTGGGTGGATGAGGTTTTTGTCATGCCACCAATGTCAGACGAAGGTATTTCTGTGGGATCTTGTATTGGTGCATACAGAAAAATAAATTCTGACTTCAGGCCGAGAAAAATACAAAATGTATTTTGGGGAAGTTCTTTTTCGTCTGATGAGGTAATTTCCCAATGGGATAATCGGAAATTTGGGGCCAAGAAATATGTGGTTTCGGATGTTGCAAAGTCCTTATCCGAGGGAAAGATTATTGGTTTTTTTCAAGATGGATATGAACATGGTCCTAGAGCATTAGGTAATAGAAGTATTTTGGCGCATCCTGGTTTGAATTCGACTTACAAGAAGGTTAATGATAGACTTCAAAGGAATGATTTCATGCCTTTTGCTCCATCGGTTTTATTCGAAAAAGCACAAGAAATTTTCGAATGCTCCAAATCTAATTATACCGGAGAATTTATGACTATGCTTTATAACACTAAACCGGATTGGATAGATAGGATCCCAGCGGTGGTTCATCCGATTGATAAAACCGCCAGAGCACAAATTGTTAAATTTGAAAACAATCCAAAATTTCACGAGATTATCAATGAATTTTATTTGTTGACCGGAATTCCTTTACTTTTGAACACATCATTCAATGTACACGAAGAGCCAATTGTTTGTAAACCATCGGAAGCTTTTGCACATCTTGAAACGGGAATTGTTGATGAGTTGGTCATAGGAAATTTAATTTTTTCAAAATTAGATTGAATAAAAGAAACTTTTACTTGAATACACATAAAAACAAAAACGGAGGTTTGGCAGAGCGGTCGAATGCGACAGTCTTGAAAACTGTTTTACGGGGAACCGTAACCGGGGTTCGAATCCCTGAGCCCCCGCACCAAGCGGGAGTAGCTCAGTTGGTAGAGCGACAGCCTTCCAAGCTGTAGGTCGCGGGTTCGAACCTCGTCTCCCGCTCTAATCTTAATTAGATGAAAGAAATTTTTCTTGTTGCCGCACACATTTCTGATGAAATCCAGCTTTCTTTTATCAGTGAGCTCATAGGAAATTTAAGAAAGGAAAAAAAGGAATTTGCGATTGTTAGCCATTCTCCAATCCCTGAATTTCTGACCAAAGAATCTAAATTCTATGTTTATGATTCAGATAACTATTTAATTCCTAAATATAAAATTCATACGGAAGGATATGGTCATAGAAATTTTTACTTTTGGAATTTTGGTAATTTTAAAATTTCATCTTCTAATTTTTTGTGGGGAAATACTGATAATTATGGAATAGCCTGTTTGAAATTGTTACAGAGAGGGACTTTGATGGCAAAATCTTTTGGGTATGATATTCTTCATTATATTGAATATGATTATAATTGGAAAAATGAAGTCTCCAACCAATTTTATGAAATATTAACAAAAGATTTAGATACAGATTTAGTTTGTTTTTGGCAAAAAAAAGATCCAATTAATCATTTGCTTGGAAATTTCTTTTCTTTCAGAATCAGTTCATTAAAGAATAAAATTCTTTTTTTACAAACCGAAGATTTATTTGATCTGATCCGGTCTTATGATTTTTGCGGGGAAAGAGTTACGGAAACATTTTTTCAACCGGAAAAAATACATCGTATAGAAAAGGAAAATTTGGGACTTGAAAACAGAATTTCTCGCGATAAATTGAATAAGAGTTTAGAAATCTGTTTCTATCAGGAAGGTCCAGAGAATTTGGATTTTTTTTGTTACAACGTTAGCCCAAATTGCATAAAATTGAACTTGACATTAGACTCTATTAGAGAAGAAATTGAAATAAATTCCCAAACCTGGATTTTGAGAAAAATTGGTAATCCAGAAAAAATTAAAATTGAATACGAGGAAAAAATAGAAGAAATAGATTTATCGAATAAAGAAATGTATGATTTTTGGGTTGGATCTACTAAAATAGAATGGAGGTAATCTAAATCCTGTTTAATCTCGAATTTTCTTGTTTAAGTTGAGAAATAATCAAATCTGTAGTTGCTTGATTTTTTTCTATTTCATCAGAAATTTTTTCGCACAGATCTTTCATATTTTTCAAAATTTGACTTTTTTCTTCCTCGGAGTTAGATAATTCCAAAGATAAAATTAAAGATTTTAACTGATTTATGTATTTAGATAATTCCACAGATTTGAAAATTATTTACACAAATATAACCCAAACTCCGAAAACTTTTCCATAAAGTACATAAAATTATATATCAAATTTTGAAATCACAATGGCTAGACTTCCAAATCCACCAGTCGGTCCTGTTGAAATGCGACCTCCTCATATTTTCAATGTGATCGAATGTCCTAGCTGTAACGTTCCTAAAGGATGGGGATATGAGGTCGTCTTTGAAAACAACGAACTTTATTGTGGAAAACTTCTTTGTTTTAAGGCTGAAGCCAAATTTTCAATGCACTATCATTTGATCAAAGATGAAACTTGGTATGTACAAGAGGGAACTTTTTTATATAGATATATCGACACCAGAAATGCCGAAGTTGGTGAAACAAGATTAGAAAAAGGTGATTCAGTTCGGCAAATGCCCGGCCAGCCACATCAATTGGAGGCAATAACAGATGGAATAATTTTCGAGGTTTCTACTCAACACTTTGACGAGGATTCATATCGGGTTTGGAAAGGGGACAGCCAAAAATGAATACAAATAAAATGACGGGAAAAGATTGGAAACTTTATTCGGATAAATCCAATTACTATTGGAATCAAAATCTTGATTTTGTTTTAAGTTCCAACCATTTTATTCATTATGAATTTTTCTTTAAAGAAATTTATGGATGGGAATATTCCGAAACTAACTGCATTTATGAAATGTGGGGTTGCAAACTAGATTCGGGTGACGTGGTGGTTGATTTGGGAGCAAATGTAGGTTTTTTCACCCACCTAGCTGCAAAAAAATGTAAAGAAGTAATAGCAATAGAGGGAGGTTATGAAATTTTTTCTTGTCTTGTTGAAAATACAAAAGAACACGACAATGTAAAATATTTAAATGCTTCTATTTTGGGAAAATCTTTAGAACCCACAAATGTATGGTCGCCAAAACACAATCCTCTTTATTTGCAGATTGAGGATGTTTTCAAAATTTTCAATTTGGAAAAAATTGATTTTTTAAAGTGTGACATAGAAGGAGGTGAATATGATTTACTTTTAAATTTGGATGAATCAATCCTAAATAAAATCAACAAAATAGCAGTGGAGATGCACGACCCTGCCCGTAATGAAAATTTCTTTATACCAGGAAAAGTTAGACATTCTTTTTATTGGGACGTAAATAATAATGGGGAATATCAGACGATGTTTTATTTCGTAAATCAACAATAAATACAAATAAAATAACTGAAAAAGATTGGAAAATTTAAACAAAAGAAAAAACAGAATCACAAATCACTAAAATTACAATAAAATTATAATTCATATTTCTATGTCAAACAAATCCAAAATTTTTACAGCTCTCAAAGAGAGACACAGAATTTATCTTGATCTAAAACAAGAAGTTTTAAGTAGAGATCCTTATTGGAATTTGAATTTTCCATTAAAAGGAGAATTACTTTCCGAGTGGAGACAATATGGAGTTAATTTGATTCGTAGTGAATTTGGATATGACCAGAAAAAAGCAGAAATTGAAATGTCTTATCTTGAAATGGAATATGGATCTTCTTCCACCTAATTAAAATTCAGAATGATAAAATTAATTATTTTCGATCTTGACGGTGTTCTTTTAAATTCTAAAAAGTTGCACTTCGATACTTTGAACGAGGCCTTGGGTCCTCAATTCTTAATTTCATGGGAAGAACATCTTGCAAAATTTGATGGTTTGAAAACAAATCAAAAATTAGATATTCTAACGCGGGAAAAGAATTTAAATCCTTCTGAACATAAATCAATTTGGGAGAAAAAACAAAAATTGACAGCACAGTACTTAAAGAACCTAAATCAAGATCATAAATTAATTCATCTTTTCCAATCTCTTTCAAATTCCGATTATAAGATAGCGGTTTGTTCCAACTCAATTCGAAAAACGGTTTTGATCACCACGTCAAAGTTGGGAATTATAGAATTTCTTGATTTAATTTTATCTAACGAGGATGTTAGAAATAGCAAGCCCCATCCAGAAATTTATTGGTCCGCTATTTCTTCCTTCGGTTTTACCCCAGAAGAAACTTTAATCGTTGAAGATTCGCCGTATGGGTTATTGGCAGCTTCACGTAGCAATTCCAATGTTCTTCGAGTTTCCGGACCAGAAGAAGTAACTTTAAAAAATATACAATCTAACATAGAAAAAATAAATAAATCAAAAAACAAAATCATCCATAAGTGGAAGGAAGAAAAGTTAAATGTTTTGATTCCCATGGCTGGAGCGGGAAGTAGATTCCAACAAGCTGGTTACACTTTCCCAAAGCCTCTGATTGAGGTAAATGGGAAACCGATGATTCAGGTGGTTGTCGAAAATTTAAATTTGGATGCACATTACATTTTTGTTGTTCAAAAATCACACAGGGAAACTTACAATTTGGATTCATTGTTAAAATTGATTGCACCGGAATGTGATATTGTTGAAACGGAAGGAATTACGGAGGGAGCAGCTTGTACCGCTCTACTGGCCAAATCTTTTATTGATAACGACCAACCTCTCTTTTTTGCCAACTCTGATCAATTTGTGGAATGGGATTCCATAGAGTTCATGTACAAAATGAACGAAACACAGGCTGATGGCGGAATGGTCACCTTTGAAGCCACACATCCCAAGTGGTCTTTTGCTAAATTAGATTCTAGTGGATTGGTAACAGAAGTAGCAGAAAAAAACCCAATTTCTAACGTAGCTACTGTAGGATTTTATTTTTGGAAAAAAGGTTCAGATTTTGTTAAATATGCAGAATCTATGATACAAAAGGAAATTAGAGTCAATGGGGAATTTTATGTTTGCCCTGTTTTCAACCAGGCCATAAAAGATGGGAAAAAAATTATTAATTACGAGATTCAAAAAATGTGGGGACTTGGTACTCCTGAAGATTTAAAATTTTTCTTGGAAAATTTTGGAGATTGAATTTCACATGGAACATTTCATCAATTCAAATATATAATTTGAAACTCAAAACCAAAAAAATGAAAATTTTGTTTTTCTTGCTTGTCTCGGCTTTTATTCTGAGCTCTTGTTCTACCCCCGCAGAAGAAACTGCTCCTTCCGAGGAGACAACAGTGGATTCTACTGTAGTTGAATCGGCGGACACCACCTCCGTAGATTCAATCGTTGCGGCCCAGTAATTCCGGACAAGCTTAAAACCCGGCCCAATTCAGGTCGGGTTTTTTTATATCATAAAACATAGATAGGTTTTTGTCTATAATAATTATGGAAAATATTACTTGTAGTTTGTCTGAATGTAGGACTATTTTAACTTTTCATAATAGTGGTGAAGAGAATTTCTTTTCTAATTTTGCTATATATGATAATGTTTATAATTTATTTGTAAGTGAAGGATGGGTAAGTGTTCCACCTTACGGATATACTAATTTCGAGATAGGTAATATTTTATCAAATGCCTTTGATGATGTAAATTTCAAAGGTATCAGAATTTCTTTATTTAATGATAAAGGAGAAAAAAAAGAATATATCATAGGAGACAATTCTTCGAAAGAAAAATATTTCTATTATAATTCTTTAAATTCTTTGGAGGGACTATTGAGTTGGAAAAATAATGTATATGATGAGGTTTTTTTGGAAACTGATGTTATATATGACTTGGGTGCAAATATCGGTATGTATTCATTATGGGTACTCGAACACACTATATCTAAATGTTATTGTTTTGAACCTGATCCTTATGTATTCAATTGTCTGGAAAAAAACTTAAAAAAATTCACTAATACGAAATGTTTCAATATTGCTATATCTGATAAAAATGGGTTTTCTGATTTTGGTGTAAGTGGTATTCATGACGTAGGAAGCTCATTGAATTATAAAAATAATGTTAAAGAGTGGATTAGTATAGAAACTATAAATCTTGAAGATTGGATAAAAAAAAATGACCATACGCCGCCTACAATTATCAAATGTGATATAGAGCAAGAAGAATGGAACTTTCTAGATAGCTTATCTGATGATTTTATAAAAAGTTTGAGGTACATAATAGTAGAATTTCATTGTTTTACAGATGATAAAAAAGAATTACACAATTATATTATTAGATTCTTAGATTTGAATTTTAGTTGTAGAAATATTCCAGGTTTGCATTATCCGGGATATCACAAAACCCTAAAATTCGTAAATTTAAACTACAAATGAAATGGACTGGAATATTTCATAAATATCGCCGAGAGTCCAAAACTAAGTATTAACTGAAGAATAAACGGAAATAACCTATGTAAATTCAACCCTTTTAGCACAGTAATTCCGGACAAGCTTAAAACCCGGCCCAATTCAGGTCGGGTTTTTTGTGGGCAAAAAATGGATATATAAATTTAATATGAATCATTTGGAATCCTTTTTTTCTGTCGTGAAAGAATCTCGAAATTCCACAGACGATGGTGAAAAAATGACCTATGATGATTTAATTATTTTTTTTACTGAATTAGGAATTTTTGTTTTTGAGGATCAAATCCAAATGAAAAAATTCGTTGAACAATTCGGAAGAGGCAAAGATCCCGAGGAATGGGCTGAATATCTTTTTGATTACTATCACAATCCCTATGAATATGATATTGAAGAAGATTCTGAATATTACGAGCAGATCTGTCAATTTTACGAGGATTCAGTCGACCCCCACAAGAGGTTTGATTTACATGGATCAGCTATGAGAATAGGACAATACCAGAGATTTGATTTAGATGACATAGAGAAAACACCAGAATATAAATTGTACAAGGTCATGTCTGAAAAATTAGGTAAAAGAAAAATATCGTAGAAACTTATAAGTTTCCAAGCATATAATTTCAAAATTCATCCAATTGAAAACATTTCAAAAGCCCTCACAAGCCATAAAGTGGGCTAAGGAAAAATTGATTGACTACGGGTATGTTGTACAGACAGAAAGATGGCAGGGTATATCTTCCCCCGACGACATGTGGGAAACATTAAATACTTCTTTCTCTATGTTTGTCCCTCACACACTCGAAGGACTACGTGATGAGGTCAGACCTAATCTTCCCTGGGCGGACGATCACTTTGAAGAAAGAATCGGGGGCCAGCCGCTGAATCCACCCCCTTCTAACGAATGGTGGCCTTTCAACCAAAAGAAAAATGCCCAATTCAAAACAGAGGAGAAATTTTCTCACACCTATCCGGAAAGACTTTGGCCGAAATATGCTTCAGATGTTCCAAATTCCATCATGGGAGGAATTAGATATCAGTACGGGGACTTTGGAGACGTTATCAATTTGTTGCAAAAAGAGCCTTTTACCAGACAAGCTTTTCTCCCAATGTGGTTTCCTGAGGATACTGGATCTGTCCACGGGGAAAGAGTTCCTTGCACAATCGGCTATCATTTTATGAGAAGGTCCAATTACCTTCACATTGTGTATTACATCAGGTCCTGTGATTATCTTCGCCACTTTAGGGACGATATCTATATGGCATGTCGGAAAGTTTTTTGGGTTCTAGAAAAATTAAGGGAAAAAAATCCCGAATCTTGGGGCGAGGTTAAACCTGGTTTTTTTACCATGCACATCACTTCTTTGCATTGTTTCAATAAGGAGAAAGAAGTGCTGAAACAAAACAATAAATGAAAAAATTTTGTGTTATAATTGACGCATATCCACAATCAGAGGAGGATCAGAAAATTCTATTGGATAATCTTTTGATTTTCAAAAAGAATAACATAGACGTTCTACTTACAAGTCACCATCCGTGTACTCCCGAGATTATTGAAAACACTACTTATTTTATTTTTGAAAAGAAAAACAATTATCATTTCTTAGATTCTGACGTTTTGAATTACAATTTGGATGGTGTAGAAAATCCAGTTTATTTGAGTTATCTTCAAATAGGAAACGAAATGTTTAGAGACCATATAGTTGTAGCTGGTTGGTCAGTTTCTATTGTTTCTCAATTTGTCAATTCAATTAAATTTTTGTGGTCGAAGGAATATGAATTTGCCTTTTATTTTGTTGGAGATTTTAAATGTCCGGGGAATATTCAACAAAAATTCTCTGAAATTTTTTCAAATTTGGGAGATCACAAAAATTTCTTTATAAAAAATAATCCAAATTTCAGTAGCTGGTATTGTCCACATCTTTTTGGATTCACTTTGGAAGAAAGTTTGATTAAAAAAATTCCAAATTTTGATTTTTCTGATAATTCGAATTTTCAAAAGCTTTTTCCAAATTGTTCTCTTGAAGATGTGATGCTAAAACTTTTTGGTGAAAATAAAAATCTAGTCTATGAACATTCTGAGATGGATAAATTTTTCGGATCTGGAAATTGGAATAAAGTAAGTTCTATTATAAAACCTGGACCAAGCGCTTTACATTTCAACACAACTTCTTCTCTATTCTGGAAGGAAGATCTATCAGATTGTTATTTACTTTTTAATGTTCAACATGAATGTCCCTTTGACAACGTCAGGTTTATAGTTGATATTGTAAACCAAAGTTCGAAATCAATTTTTAGTCGGGATATGATTCTTGGAAGGGGTGGATGGTACAAAGAGAAATTGAATAACTTATTTTCCGATGGAGAAAGGGTAATATTTAATAAGAAAATACAAGATGTAGAAGAAACTTGTTTCTTTTCAGATTCTATAAATATAAGAAATACAAGTTTAAAAAAATATACATCTTTGAAAAACTATTATGAAATTTAACAATGGATAACTCTTACAACTTAAATTTAGAAGGAATAATTGGAGGACATCTTAAAACTCTTTATTGAGGGATTAGAGCGGAAAAATGTCCTTTTGATTATGTTTTATATCAGATGTTGATTAATGAAATTCAGCCAGATTTGATTATAGAGATAGGTACTAATTATGGAGGATCATGTCTTTATTTGGGTGATCTTTTAAATTCTATAGGTAAAGGTATGGTTCATACTATTGACATTCAGGAAGATTCTTTTTTTTCAAATTCAGAAGAAAAGAGAGGTTTAATTACACGTCATCCAAGGATTCAAAGATTTTTGGGAGGTTATCAAGAATATAACTTAGATTATGCATCTTCCTTTAAAAAAATTATGTTGATTGAAGATGGGTCACACAATTACTCGGACACTTTGGGTGTTATGAACAAATTTAAGGATATAGTAAACGAAGATTCTTATATGATCATAGAAAATGGAAGTGTTAACTGGATGGGAATTGAGCAGGCTTATGAAGGTGGTCCACTTAAAGCTATTGAAGAATTTTTGCCGCAAAATCCGCAATTTCAAATAGATAGAAAATGGTGCGATTTTTATGGTTACAATGTTACTTTCAATCCTAACGGTTATCTAAAAAAAATTAAAATTTGAAATTATTTTCATGATAGTTGTAGCAACTCACGATTCAATAAAATTTCTTCACCTTTCAATTAATAACATGAGAAAAGTGAATTTAAATGGACATCGGGTTTTGTTCATTGATACTAATTCTAAAGATATTGAATTTAAGAAAGAATTTGAAATAGCTAAAAATAATAATCCCGAATTTTTATTCGAAAGTCTGGACTATACTTGCTGGGACAGCGGGGCATATATTTATGCTTTTGAAAAATATAAAGCGGATTCTTATATTTTTTTACAAGATTCTTTAGAAATACTTGATAAAGATTACATTTGTTGTTTTGATGATCAACTAAAAAATTTTGATGTAATTGGGCATTTCCCCTTTGATTATTTTTACGATAATGAAGAACAAAAGATTTGGGTGGAAAGCGATATTAAATTCGATTCATATCCAAAACATGGGATTTTTGGACCAATTTTTGCCGCGACTAGTAATATTTTAGAAAGATTGCCGAAAGAATGTATAAAATACCCAACGAATAAAAATCAAGGATGTGGTATGGAAAGAAGATGGTCTCTTATGTTTCATTCTATAGGGGCAACTAAAACATATTTGGAAAATGATGATTTGTGGAAAAAATTTTCCGAAAAATATATTCACAAACATTTCCCAACGAGACTATAAATTGTAAATTTCAACGATGAAAAAATTAGTTCTAATTAGTTCTCATTGTGATTCTGAAGCTAAACAATAAAAAATTAAAAAATTTCCAGGAAACATCATAACAAAAAAATCTATAATCATTTCATAAGACAGGATTTACAAAATGAAAAAAAACATTTTCGAATATTATAATATGGATGAAAATCTTGGTGGTTTATATCCATATCGTCAACATTTTATAAAAAGTTGGTCAACTGATATACCATACATAAAAAAATACATAGAAGAAAAATTTACGGATAACCAAATTGGAAGAACAATAGTTGAAATAGGAGTTCAGGGGGGTGGTAGTTTACTTAAGACTTTTGACCTCATAGAAAATAAAAACGTTAAGCTTTTTGGTATAGACGTTTGGGAAAATGGAGGTGGTGGTTGTAACGGTCAGCCGATGGATTTTTTCACAGAAGAAAGCCTCGATACGATTGACCAATTGCTGAAAGAGTGCAGAACCAATCTACTGGATATTCTTTCCATATATGACCATAAAAACCAAGTGGAATTAATTCACGGATCATCTAGGGACCAAAATGTAATATCCAGATTTGATGATAGGTCTATTGATCTGATTTACATTGATGGGGATCATAGTTTCCAAGGATGTTATCTAGATTTAGTTAATTGGTACCAAAAAGTTAAAATTGGTGGTTGTATCATAAATGATGATTACGCAGACGAAAGATTCGAAGTTAAAAAAGCTGTTGATCAATTTTTGGAAGATATAGGTCAGAAAGATTTATTTTTCAATGGTTGGCAATCTTGTTTCATAAAGAAATGAGGAACTTTTCAAATCGATAATATGGCAAACGGAGTTTATAAAATTACCGAGGATTTCGAAAAATCATTATCGGATTACACGGGTGCACCCTATGTGATATGCCTTGATAACCAAAGTAATGGCCTTTTTCTTTCTCTATATTACGAACATTATGTTTGTAAAACTTTAACTAGGGATACAATAACAATACCATCGAGGACTTACCCATCAGTTCCTTGTGAAATAATACACGCTGGTCTCAAAGTTCAATTTGAAAAAGTTAAGGGTAAAACTCTAAAAGGTGCCTATAACCTTATAGGTAGTAGAGTTTGGGACTCGGCCCTTAGATTTACTGCAGATATGTATATCCCCAATACATTTATGTGTGTTTCTTTCACTGGACCATATAAACACTTCAAACTTTCCAAAGGTGGAGCCATTTTGACTGATGATTATGATGCTTATTTGTGGTTTAAAAGAGCAAGATATTCAGGAAGAAGAGAATGTTCTTATCACGACGACCACTTTGATATGATTGGATGGAATTTTTATATGATCCCCGAATTGTCAACAAGAGGTTTACTTCTAATGGGACAATTTTACAACTCAGATGGTAGAAAAAAAAATAATCCAGACCTAGAATTACCTTATCCGGATCTTTCTAAATTCGGAATTTACACATCTCATAATACTCAATCGTGAAACTTAAAATATTAGTTTTTCCTTGTGGTAGTGAAATTGGATTAGAAATTTTCAATTCGTTGAATTCCATCAAAAACATAGAATTGTTTGGAGCTAGTAGTGTTGATGATAATGGAAAATTTGTTTTCCAAAATTATTTTGGAAATATTCCAATGCTTCATGAAAAAAATTTCATAGATTCAATTAAAAATTTAGTTTCTAAAAATAAAATAGATTACATTTATCCTTGTATGGATATAGCTATTTTGAAATTAAAACAACACGAAAAAGAAATTGGATGCAAAATAATAAGCTCCCCTATTGAGACTGTCATAATTGCTTCAAGAAAAAGTTTAACGTATTCTAAATTAAAAAATATTATAAGAACACCAAAAATTTTATCTCCGGAAAAACCAGAATTCCCCATGTTTTCTAAACCAGATGTGGGGTCAAGCAGTAGAAACACTCTTAAAGTTAATGATCCATTGGATCTTCAATATTCTCGCAAATTATATCCAGAGAATCTTCTTTTAGAATTTCTTCCGGGGGAAGAGTTTACTGTGGATTGCTTTACCGACAGAAATAGAAAACTTTTGTTCATTGGACCAAGAAAAAGAAAAAGAATTTCAAATGGAATCAGTGTTGGAACCGAAGAAATTGTGGACATAAAAATAACGGAAATTGCACACAAGATAAATAATTCCATGATATTCAGTGGGTCTTGGTTTTTCCAGTTAAAAAAGGATAAAAATGAAGAATATTGTCTTTTAGAAATTGCGTGCAGATTTGGTGGATCTTCCGTTCTTAACAGAATTAAGGGAGTGAATTTTTCACATCTTAGCTTATTGAATGAATTTCAAAATGTTCAAATTTTAAAAAATAATTATGATGTAGAAATTGGAAGAAGTCTGGATATTAAATGTAAAAGCAAATTAGAATATTCTAAAGTTTATATTGATTTCGATGATACAATCATTATAAATAATGAAGTTAACCTGGATGCAATAAGATTTTTATATGACTGTTTCAACCGAGGGGTAAAGATTATCTTGATAACTAAACATAAATATCCAATTAAAGAAACTTTGAAAAAATTCAAAATTCACGAAAGTTTATTTCATAGCATAATACAAATTCAACACTCGGATTCAAAATTCAATTATATAGAAAGTCAAGAATCAATATTCATCGACGATTCTTTCAAAGAATTGATGGATGTAAATAAAAATTTAAATATTCCAGTCATTTCAGTAGAAAACATAAAACATCTATGAATAAAAAAATTGTTAGTGAATTAGATAACAAAAATCTTTTAATCATTAGGGAAAATGTTTCTAATTTCATTCGTGATCTCAGCTTAAATCACGACCTCAAGGAAAATCGGGTTTTAGATATTGCTCCACAGAAATATTTAGGAGTAAAAGAATTTTTCAAAAATTCAAAAGTTTCCACTTTAGATATAGACCCAAATTCTGGAGCTGATTATATATGTGATATTTGTGAAAGTAATCATCATTTAATACCAGATGAAACCTTTGATTTGGTTGTTTGTACAGAAGTTTTAGAACACGTCAATAACCCATTTCTTGCGGTTCAAGAACTACATAGAATCACAAAAAAAGGAGGTTTTGTTGGATCTTCTACCCCATTTAATTTCAGAATACACGGACCACTCCCGGATAATTGGAGATTTACAGTTCACGGTTTGAATATTTTGTTTCAGAATTTTGAAAAGGTTGAAATTTCGGGAGTAGAAGATCCAGAAAGAAATTTGATGCCTATTCATTATACCATTTGTGCAATAAAATAAAAATGACAAAAAGAGCATATATAACCCACGTTACTGAGGAATATCTACCAGTTGCAAGAAATCTGGGGAAATCTTTAAAACTTTTTTCCGATTTAAATCTTTTGATTTATGTTCTAAATGCAAAAGAAAAATCCGATCAATTTTTTTCGGATTTGGAAAATGTTAAAATCAGAAATATTAATTTAAATTTAGAAAATTCATCTTCGAACGATTACACTTTTAATCCTTCTGGTAATTTTTACATCGATAGATCGAGATCTAGAATTTATAAAATTCTTTGTGCTAAAACTTTGGCTATGGAAATGGCTTTAGAAGAAGGATATGAAGAAATTTGCTACTTAGATTCTGATTGTATTGCTACCCCTGTGGTGGATGAACTTTTCAACTGGATGAATTTAGTTACAGATTATCCCATTGGTACTGCAGGAATTCACGAGTACATGATAATCATAGAATCTAATGGATATCAAAGGGGGAATCCATTCGAAAATACCTGGCCTGAGGCAGATCACAAAAAAACTTTAGAATGGCCTTTGATGGAATTTTTACAAATGCCAGAAGGATCTAGAGGAAACTACAGAACCACCGGGATTATGCTTATGAACAAAAATTGTTTACCTTTCATTAAAATTTGGAGCGAATTTTGTTTTATTCTGCCAAAACTAAATTTGAATTTAAACCATCTTGCAGCTTATCACGAAGAAACTATTTACAACGTTCTATCCTGGAAAAAAACAAATATAGGGTTTCCTCTCTGTTACATAAACTTGAGAGAAGGTTTGACCACAACAAAACACTTTTACGAAGAAGGACAACCTGGATTTTCTACCTGGATGACCGAAGAAAACCCAGATTATTCTTTAAATTTTTATTCTATACCACCAGAAAAAAGAAATGTGAAAGTTCTCCATGGGGAAAAGAGGTCAGATGAAGCTGACCTAATTTTACAATATCTCACAAAATTGAAAGATGCCAGATTCTTTGAAAGCTTCTAATTTAGATTTATCTCTGTTAGTTCACACCTGTGATGCTTATCAAAAATTTTGGGGCGGGATGTTATATTCACTCGATTTTAATTGGGACTATGATTTTGTCCCTGTTTTTTGGGCTAGTGAAGAAATCAACATTCACGAAATAGAAATGGATTGTCGGGGTTTACGTTATGAACCAAATAAAAAAATCACGACCATATTGACCGGAAAAACTGATAAAAATGGGTTTTCTAACAGGATGAAAATTGCCTTAGAAAAAATTCATTCCAAATGGGTTATTTACATTCAGGAAGATATGTGGCTAATTTCCTATCCAGGAAATGAAATTCTACAGAAGTTGGTCAATTTTGCAGAAAATCAAAATGCAGATGGGATAAAAATTCACACAAAGTTACATTATTATGATGGATATGTTTTAGAATACACCCCATTCAAAATTGGGGGAGTTGATATTCTAAAATACTCACCAGGTGAAAATTATTTACACACCCACAATGCAACAATTTGGAATCGAGAATATTTAATTCAAAATCTTGTTGACGGAGAAGATCCCTGGACTAATGAGATAAACGGTTCGAAAAGGATGTGTCAAAAACCACACAACCATTTTCATTATAATATACATTGGTATTCTCAACCTGGAATTTGTGAGATGGGTCAAGAATCCAGAGATTTTTTCACTTTAGCCCCTATTTTGGATGATAGAATGTCCTTGAAATTGAAATTCAAAAAATAGGGGAAATAAATACATGCAAGAACAATAAAAAGTTTACAAAATTAAAACCATGGTGAAAATTTTCAGAGAGATTAAAAAACCCACGGATTCTTTGTTGTTGCACTACCAGGATCAATTCATCAGAAATCAAAACAAGTGGATTAGAAAATCTAAATTGACCCCAGAACATTTGCATCACGAATTCAAGATGGGTAAAACAAAATACAATCTTCGTGGGAGTTTAAATCCAACAGAATTTATTCTTGAAGAAGTTGGTACCGGAAAATTTTTTATCGTAGATTCTCATCAGGTCGATTCTTGTATTTTGAAATCCTAATATAATGGTAACAACAGTTAAAACGAAGACACCAAAATCTCACTTGGAAGTTTGTACCCTAATAAATATGCACAGTTCCCTTATTATAGAATCAAAAATTCTTGGTGAAGAATTTTACGGTGTGTTTGTGATTGACACAGATCCAGAAACGGTGGATTCTTTTATTATTGCATCTGAAACAGATGTGTGCTGGGATTCTAATTTTTAAAAAAATCGGGTTTGTGTTGGATATATAGTCCAACTATGGAACCTAACCCACTCGCCGATACCATACGTGCTATTTTGCACGAAGAACTTTCTCTTACTAGAACAGTCCCTTCCAGCGATCTTAGAATTATTCAGATTGCTATGGAAGATCTTAAAAACTCTCAGGCAGAAATGAAAAGAGAGCTATCAGATATTAAGAGAAAATTGCTTGATCCAGATGATGGGGTTATAGTCAAGGTGAACGAAAACACCAGATTTCGAGCCGAATTTGAAAGAAGGCAAGAACGTGAAGACATTGCTTATCAAAAGATGCTCTTAGAACACTCTGATCTTGTGAAATGGAAATCCGGGGTAAATAAAGCACTTTGGATTTTCTTCACCACACTAGTTGGTATTCTTGCAAAAATATTTTTCCTATCGGAAACACCTTAAATTATGAAAACAGTTACACCACAATCAAAATATACCACACCCGATAATTTCATCAAGTGGTACGACCAAAAGATTTTTGGAACCAAAAAAGGGTCACTGGGATTGAAACATTCTACAGTGGGAAAATTGATGGGGTTTGAAGATTTTAAGAAAACTTTCACTGGTTTACAATCTAAATAATTTCAATCCTCTTTTTGGAAATTTTTTTGACATTTGATGTATAAACAACATCAAAATTAAAATTTCTTATGAAAATAAAATTGGAATATGTATGGCTTGATGGATATGAACCAGAGCCTAATTTGAGATCTAAAATAAAAATTTTAGATATTCCATTCGAGGGAGAAAGTTCATTTTCTCCAATGCACTGGGCAAGAAATAATTTTTCTAAAATTCCAGAATGGAATTTCGACGGTAGTTCTACCAGACAGGCAGAAGGAAAACTTTCCGATTGTATCCTAAAACCGGTTAAGATTTATCCAGACCCGCTCAAATCGGGATTTTCATTTCTTGTGTTATGCGAAGTTTTAAATTCGGATTATTCCCCCCACATATCAAATACTAGGGCAAAAATTTCAAATGACAATCAAGATGTGTGGTTTGGATTCGAACAGGAATATGTTTTGAGAAAGTTCGATAAAGGAAGAAGTCTTCCCTTGGGATTTGAAAGCTTCGAATTTCCGGAAGAACAAGGAAGATATTACTGTTCAGTAGGACATCCATATTCTTCTGGAGGAGGAATCCCAGAACAACATCTAGAAGCTTGTTTGGCTTGCGGAATCAATATTACCGGAATTAATGCAGAGGTGATGCTCGGACAATGGGAATATCAAATTTTTGGAACTGGGGAAAAAACAGCGGCAGACGACCTTTGGATATCTAGATTTCTTTTGCTTCGAATTGCAGAGTCTTGCAAAATAAAAGTTGATTTTCACCCAAAACCCATGCAAATAGGGGATTGGAATGGTTCTGGAATGCACACCAACTTTTCAACACACGGTATGAGGGAAACCGGCGGAAAAGAACTTTTTGATAAAATATGTGGAGAACTAGAAAAGTCACACGAAACAGCAATTGGATTTTATGGATCTGATAATCATCTGAGATTAACAGGAAACCACGAAACACAAGACATCGAAAAATTCAGCTGGGGGGTTAGCGATAGAGGTGCTTCAATTAGAATTCCCTTATCTACCTCTCAATCGTGGAAAGGATATTTGGAAGACCGGAGGCCAGGATCAAATGCAGACCCATACAAAGTCACCAATTATCTTTGTGGAGTCCTGGAGTCAATTTCTGAAAAATAAAAGATATGAAGACGAATTTTTCTTTCAGTGATGATCTTTCTTTTGAAGAGAAGGATAAATTTTGGTCGATAATCTATGCCCAGGTTTCAAAAGCAATCACAAAAAAACATGATTACACAATCATTTTTCAAATAGATGATAAAGAGGTTGGTGGCGAGGGTTACTCCATCATTATTGAAAAACAAAATTTTGAACTTTTTCTTAAAAACTTTCTTCTTTGGTGCGAAGAATTAGAACGTTATGAAATTTGCTCAGAGGTAAAAAAACAAATACAAAAATTAAAAAAATGGAACATAAAGACTACAAGCTAGCCAACTCAGCCTACGTTCAGGGGATGAGGGTTGAAAAAGGTGATATTCTGAGAGAATTATCAACCAGAAAAACTGTTAAGGTTTTGAACGTATACAAAAATTCACAGGATCAGACCCTTTTACAAGTGGAATATAATGCACCTGGTGACTTTGGTCTACCATTTCAAAAAACAGTTGATTCTTTTCAATTTTTGACCTGATTCATCTGTTGTTATGAATATATAAGTGAGAAAATGATTTTACTTATGTCTCAACCTAAATCAATCGAAGATCTAAATTGGGCTCTAGGAATTTATGCAGAACTTATAAAGAATGGAGAAAGAAGTTCTGCCTGGAAAGAAAATGAATCTTGTTTGGAAATTTTGGAATCATTTGAGGAATACGAAAAGTGCGAAGAATTATATCGGGTTCTAACCAAAAGGAAAGATCCAAGGAATAAATAAAAATAAAAAAATTGGAAAACGAGCCAAAACTGGATCGAAATATTTATGAGAGTGCCCTTCAGAGAATGGAAAAAATGGGTTCTCGGGCTTTGATGCACCCACACCTGATTCAAAGAAGGGAAATCATCAAAGCTTCCTTGTTATTGTACTACGAGTCAACGGAGGAATACGAGAAATGTAAATATGTAACCGAATTCTTTTTAAAATTAGAAAAGGATCTTCTCATTGAATCCATAGTGAAGTCAGCAGAGAAAAAAAATTTAGAATCTTAAAATTAATTTTTTCGAATTCGAAATTTTTCTTTTCAACTTAAGTATATAGCAAAACCCGTTCGGGACAAAATATAAACAACCCATGAGTTCATTTTCACTGAGAGATCTAGTTTTAAAGTATGAAGAAGAAATCCGACAGTTACACCAGAACGGTCTAAGTAAAACTGATATTGCAAAAAAAATTGTAGAGGACAAACACATAACTTTAGGCTCTGCCCAATTGGATTCATTTCGTAGAGCAATTTCTTCTCGTTTAGCAGAGCCAGATTCGGAATCAGAAGTTGCAGAACACATACAGGAAAAATTTAAACACGAAGAGGTAGAGGATGAAGATTTAGAAAAAATGATTCAGGAAGAAGAATCTGCAGCTAGATCAGCATTTAAAAAGTACAAACATAGCACCGATTATTATTACGACGAATCCAAAGATTTATACATCGTCTATATCAAAAATAAGGCATACAAATTTACTGGCACAATTATTCGTGACATGAAAAGCAGGTATTCTGCTTTAACCGGATCATCTGAATCTATAAACGAGATTTGTAGAAATTTTGAAATTCCTCGAAACATCTTTGTTGCTTTGAAGACAATTTTGGGATGGACCCACGATTCTGAGCCTTTTACCGACGAGGAGATGTTCATGAGAGGAGAGGAGGAAATGGTGGCAGATGCCTTGCAAAAAAGAAAATTTTCTTTCTTCCAGAAATATACGAGAGAAGAGGAAAAAATGATCAAAGAGGCGGCAAGCAATTGGTGGGCATTTAGGGGTTTAATCATCAATCCTTTAGTTGAAAAACTTTCCCAGGTTTTTGCCAAATATGAAGTACCCAAATTGAAATTACCTGAAGGAGATCCCCATTCATTAGTGATCTCCCCCTTCGATCTTCATTATGGAAAATATTCATGGTCTGGGGAAGTTAGGGAGGCATACAGTAGACAAACTGCTAAAGACCTTTTGATGGCAAAGACCGCAGAAATTTTGGCCGACGTTATCCATTACAATGTGGAAAAAATTGTAGTTCCTGTTGGATCTGATTTTTTCCATGTCGATACTCTTGGTGGTACAACCACCAAAGGTACCCCACAAGATTGCGATGGAACCTTCATTCAAATTATGGTTGAAGGACAACAGCTCATGGTTGAATTCATTGACACTCTAAGACAGATAGCTCCTGTTGAAATTCTTTTAACCGCAGGAAATCACGATTTCAAACTTTCTCACGTTCTTTTACAATATCTAGGTGCATATTATCGGAATTGCACTGATGTCAATGTTATCCGTTGTCACAAGTTCAGACAGTATTTTGAGTATGGTGAGAATCTGCTGGGCTTCACACACGGAGATGGTACAAAGCTCCAAGAACTTCCCTATCTTATGGCTAACGAAGCACAAGAGGCTTGGGCCAGAACCAAACACAGGAGTTTTTTCACCGGACACCTCCATCACGAAATGGTGAAAGATTATAAGGGGGTTAAAGTATTTCAAATGCCAAGTCTTTCGGGATCGGATAGGTGGCACCACAACCACGGATATGAAGGATCTACCCGAGCATTACATGGTTATCTAATTCATCCTTCTAAGGGTTTGAAGGTTACCCTTATGGCCAATGTATAAATGAAATTCAATAATATGTCAGAATACGGTTCTTTTCAAATCGATCTTATAACATCAGAAAAAGCAGAAAAAGAAAAACTAGAATTTCTTCAATCGGAAATTTTGAAATTAAATTTCGAAAAAAATTTATTGGAAAAAATTTCGGACAGCATCGAGATAGGGAAAACTGGGTTTTGGGAAATTTTCTTGGAGGAGGATGGAATTGAAATCCTAGATGATGAAGATTTCTCGAATTTGATCTTTACCCTAGAATCTATCTTTGGTGGATTTGACCAGGGATCAAATTATTCATATACAGTAGATCTTCCATATTCTTCCAAAGTTTGGAAGAAAGAATCTGACGGGTGGGATTTAATTTTTGAAGAGGAAAATCCATACGAAGAAGAAGAAGGTTTCAATCACTGGGACGATGAATGATCCTTTACGTTCTTATGGAGGTCCCGGATATTTTAGAGCCATTTCCAAAAGCAACAAGGAAGAAAATTTATCAAGGATTAAAGAATCTTCGAATTCTGGAGAATCATTCGGAACAAATCCTAGCCGATTCCCCACCAAAGCCTTCGTTATTAATTTAGATAGAAGATTGGATCGCTGGGATGAATTCAAATCCAGAAATTTAGATTTATTCGATAATTTTAATGTTACTAGGTTTTCGGCTGTTGAGAAAGAAGACAGACAGTCTGCAATTTTCGAATCCCATTTTTCGTGTTTAAAACAGGGACTATCCAAAGAAGAATGTGTTATTATAATGGAAGACGACTCTTATTTGGTTCCTGGAGCTTTGTCGAAGTTGAAATCCGCATTTGACGATTTGCCATCTGATTGGGATTGTCTGATTGGCAATCATTATTTTTTTGGTGAAATTCAAGTTTTAACACATAACCTTGCCAAACCTTTATCGTATGCATCAACGATCAACTTTGTGGTTTACAGAAACACAATTATTTCAAAAATTGCAGAAAATCTTGAATTTGCAAATGAATTTCCGGACTTCGACCACTTTATCACGTCAGAAAAAGTTCCAATCCAAAATTACACCATTTGGCCTATGATTTCTAGAGAATTTCTATCTTTTTCGGATCACAAACAAAAGGTTAGGAATATGGAAATTAGAGTTGCCGAAAATTCAAATTTGTTTCAATTCATCGATTCTGATTCTTATTATCCATCTATTCCAAACTGGTGAGGGTGATATATACTTAAAAACATTAAATTATGAGTGGATATTCAAACGAACTTTCCGGAGTAGATAATTTTCAAAAGTGGTTGGTGAAACAAAGAAAAGATTCATTTGGGATTGGTGATGAACAGTCAGTAAAAAATTTCGGGTCATCATCTGAGATATCTAGAGCTTTGGATGCAAAATCTATTTCTCCCGTTTCCGGCCAAATTGATTTGAGTTCTTCTCCCGTTGATAAAAAGAAAGCAATGGAATCTATCATGGCTTCTCTAAAAAAAGTCGGGATAACAAATCCCTATGTTCAGGCCGGGGTTCTTGGTGTTTGCCATAAAGAAGGGGGATTCAATATACAAGGGGGGGAAATGTCCTATAAAAATACACCAGCAACTAGAATTCGGGAAGTTTTCGGCAAACGTGTGAGTGGACTATCGAACTCAGAAATAGATACACTGAAAAAAAACGACGTGGCATTTTGGGATCGGGTTTATGGGGTAGACGACCCAACTGGAATGGGGAAAAAACTCGGTAACACCTCCCCGGGCGATGGTTTGAAGTATAGAGGGAGAGGTTACAATGGGATAACATTTAAAACTGGCTATCAAAAATACACCGATATGCTTAGAAAAATGAATCCCCCTACGAACGTAGATTTGGTTGCAAACCCGGATATTTTAGAAAAAGATTTACAAGTAGCAGCTGATGTTGCCGCTTTGTATTTTTTGGAGGGTTTGAACAATCCCATAATCAAACGTAAATATAGAAACAAAGACCACAACGATTTTAAAGACCTTAAAACAGCAACAGAAGCTGTTTCGAATGCAAATGCAGGGCCAGGGAACAATGTTTACGCTGGTATAATAGGTGATGGGACGAGAAAGGCAATTGCTTTCGCCCAAAATTTAGATTTGGGAAATTTATCACAAACTGCGTAAATTTCCCCCATTTTATTTTTATTTGTGGAAATCTTTTCGTAATTTTGGATATTAAACTTATCCAAATGAAAAACATAGCACCATCCAATTTTCACGTATGGCGAAGGAGAATCCAAAAAATCTACATTTGGATTGTCAGAAAATTCGACATAGACTATTCTAACAGGTCAGAACTACTACCCCACGAGGGGGATTGTGTAGTTTTATGCAAAAAACTCGTTAAAATGAGAGACTCGGTCATTTTAATGACCCCCCTCACAGACAAGAGGTACATTAAAAATCAAAGACTTCAGATTTATGTGATCATGCAAAACCAGCACGTTCAAATTATAAATAACGTCCATTCTTACTCAGTTTCCCTAAACCAACGGAGTTGGAAAAGACTAATTGATTTTTACAATCTTGAAATGGAAGAACGTCGGTTAGGATTCGAATTGGAAATAACCTCCAACATCAAGCACTCGCTTAAAACAATTTTGAATGAACTCGAACAAAAATCCTAGAAATTACGGGTTTCAAATTGCCTTTTGGGCCGGCTTGCTTGTGACTCTGTTTACCTGTATCCTAATCCTAGGATTGGTTTTTCAAATTTTCGATCCTCTTCAAAAATTAATTTATTTACAAATCAAGTCGATAAAAACTGAGCTTTCCTCTCCAAAAGACGAAGTACAACCAAGGGAAATTGCAGAGGATTCACCCCGAAAAGACACAATCGTTGTAATAGAAAAAATTTCGCAGGCGTGTAACAGAAACCATTGTGACCCAGATTCTTTGCCCCCTTTATCTTCCCCTTCCGCAGATTCAAATTAAATTAAATATGTCAACCAGAAATTTAAATCCAATCTTTTCCTTTATCTCCAATCTAATTTTATTTGTCATTTTGGTTTTTTTCCTTTATGGGATGTACATTTTAATTAAAGATATTCTTTTATAAAATTAAGAAAAATGGAAAAAATTAAATTTTTTCGGGTCGAGGACAATCGTCCTTCTGTAGATAGAGTCAAAGACTTTGGAAAATCCCTTCTATTTTGGAAAGGTAGAAAAAAAGGGATGATTCATACTCGTGATTTGAAGTGGGACGATATTCGTTTTATATTCTTTCCCAAAAACTTTGCCGAAAAATATGGTTATTTGGGATCCATCCCTGATTACAAATACTATGACCAAGCTATGGTTCCATTGGTTTTGGCTATGGATTATGAGGCAAAACCATGGTGGTGCCCACGTTGGTTTCTTAGATTCCTTCAAGTATTTGGTAATGATAGTTCTATTGTAAGGGTTCGTAACCGAAAGTTACATAATCTACATAATAGATTAACTAAAGGAATTACATTCTATGATTATAAGACAAAGTGGGAGTGGTATGATTTAAGAATTTCAGTTGCGGGGCCAGAATACATTCAAGATTTGGCGGATGCTATTGAAGATCATTATTACAAAGTTGGTAAAAGAAAAGATACTATTAAACAAATTAAGACATTCGAGCCTGAGTTTGATAAAACATATATGAATACAAAGGATCTTGATGATTATTTAGAAACCTTATACGCTAAATAAGAAATTATTTTGTATATTTAAGTATGAAAACAATATTCATTGGAGATATCCATGGCCGTTCAATTTGGAAGGACATTGTAGCAAAAGAAAACGCTGATAGGGTTATCTTTATTGGAGATTACTTTGATTCTTTCGATATACCTGGCATAGACCAAATTCATAATTTCAAAGAAATAATTGAATGCAAAAAAACAAGCGGTAAAGAAGTTATCCTATTAGTAGGTAATCACGACTTTCATTATATGAATGTTGGTGAAACCTATTCAGGTTTTCAACCCACTCTTAAATTTGATATTGAAATGGTGTTGAAAGAAAATATGGAACATCTTCAAATGGCATATTCCTTTGATAAGTTCCTATGTACACACGCCGGTGTATCTTCAGTATTTATGGATAGGTGGTTTAGAAATATGTGGAATTGTGATAATTTGGTTGAGAAATTAAATGAAACATTTATATACAGCCCATCTATTTTTAAATTTACAGGATGGGACCCCTATGGTGATGATGTAAACCAATCACCAATTTGGATTCGTCCACGATCTTTGTTATGGTCAAATAAAAAAAGAGGAAAAGATTCTATCAAAGGTAGATTTATTCAAATTGTAGGCCACACTGGGGTCAGCTCTATTGATATCAAAGCAACAGATAAATCAATGGGGGGTAAATACTATATGATTGATGCTTTACCTTCAAAAGAATATTTAATATATGATGGTGAACTTAAAGTTGGAAAATTATGATGAACGCAACAACAAAAGAACAAGAAGCAATTAGGGAATGTTATAGGAAACTATATAAGGCATCCACCCCATCAGCTGATTTTGATGAATTAATTAATAAAGCACCCATAGATGAAAATGGGCAAAAGGTAATTGATTTTATGGCATATGAAATTTGTGAAAACGAATTTTCTCAAATTGTAGATGAAGTTATTAAAAAATATAAAATTAAAACCCGCAGAGTAACACCATTTAAAAACTCTATCTACCTTGGTTGTAGTCCTAAATTTAAGTAATAGAGAAAATGAAAAAACAAATTTATCTAGATGACGTTAGAACCCCCAAAGAAGATATTTGGGTGGTGGTTAGAAATTATGGTGAGTTCGTGGAAACGGTAACGAATATAGGATTGAAGAACATAGATGTAATTTCCTTGGATCATGATTTAGGTGATACAGCTATGACAGAGTATTTCACCAACGTCAGTCCTAACTACAAACTAGATTACTCAAACATTCTTGAAAAGACTGGAATGGATTGCGCTAAGTGGCTGGTCAATCATTATCTTGACAATTATATTACTCAAGAGAGTAGGTCAGAAAAAAAATCATCTGGTATTGTTTTTCCACAAGTGTATACTCATTCGGCAAATCCGATCGGATCTGCCAACATTATGGGATATATCAATAATTTTTGGAAGAATGAGGGCCAACCTCAATCTTGTGTTCGTGTGAATATTCCACACTTTGTTTGATATTTTGTTGTATATTTGTAAAAAAATAATATGAAAAAATTCACAATTTTGGGGAAAAATTCGTTCAAAATTCGAAATAAATAGGAACAGTGAAACATGTTCTGGCCCAGATTATATAATTCAAATATAAAGAAAATGATAAATAAAGTTTTCAATTTATAAAAATGAAAAAAGCATTTGTTTCATTCTATGTTGGGTATGAATATGAAAGAATGACTAATCTTCTCAAAGAAAGTATTGAAACTTTTTCTGATAAACCCTTGATTGTTTTCACCCCTAAAGATTTTGACTTAGAATTCCTCCCTGAGAATTGGAAACCTGGTTATATTTATATTTATAAAATTTTATCTTGTTTAAAATTATTGGAAGAGTTTGATGAAGTGGTTTGGCTAGATTCTGATTGTTTAGTTACCCACAACATTGAAAAAATTCGGGATTACAAAATTGATAAATTTCCTTTATTGCCTAGGGCTAGGTTTTATAATTTTGTAAATTGGCCAATGCCTTTTTTTGAATGTAGAAGCCCCCATTTCATGGGTGCTGCAAAACAAAAGGTTGAATGTTTTGACCTAGATTTCCCCGATGTTTATCTTCAGGCCTGTTGTATGTTTATAAATAAAGATTGTGAACCTTTTTTAAGGGAAGTATTATCTTTTTTCGAAGATTTCGACGGGGAAAGTTTCTTTTTTGGTGATGAATCTATTATCAATTCTCTTTTTTGGAAATATAAAAATTCAAAAAACCTAGGTGATGTTTTTTTGTGTTCTCATTATTTTAGTTCTTACATATTCGATTCATTTATTACACTCCAGAAAGCTGAAGATTTTCCAAAATTGTTTGATCCTTCTTACGATGGTATATTTCCAATTGGTACACACCCTAACATTGAACTTAATACACATAACCGTTTAAAATTAATTCATAATAATTTTGAAAATATTTTGTTTTTTCATGGTACTAAAAGTTATGATAAGCATGAAAATTATCTTGATTCTTTAAAAATTTATAGAAAATAAATTGATGCCTTGGAAATTGGTAAATTTCTCATCGATATTGATGGCAAACTTTCCGTAGGAGAAATTTCTTAATTAAAAAATCTAATGATTTCAAATTCACAAATACAACAGATTTCTTTTTTATTTTCTAAATTTTTGTATCCGCCTAAAAAAAATTACGATCTAGAGGAACTCGGTAACAAAATAGGTGTAGCAGTTGCTAGATCTGTTTCAACTCTGAACCCAGACCAGATACAAGAATTCATATCCGGATTTATTCATGGGGTAAATCTAAATTTGGAAAATACAAAAGAAAAAGAAATTGAGAAAAAGAAATTCGATATTGATCTTGTTTATCAAAATTATTACAATTCCTGGATGATGACAACGAACGACCCACTTCCGAAATCTGACTTCATTGCCCGGGTAATAGAAGACAAAGATTTTGCAAAAATATGGGGTGCAATCCCCCCAGATCCGCAATCGGGTTCAATCAGAGAAAGAAACGACGACTGAAAAAACAGACGTTTGGATAAGATGTGATACAAGAAAACCACATAAATACTTTAGATAAATGATATATAGAAAAAAAATAATTATGAAAAATCTTATTCATTTTGAATCTTTTGATCAAATTGGAGCTCACAATATAAACGAGGAGACATCGAATATATCTTTAAAAAAATTGGATTCTATGTCAGATACACAACTCTACGATTATTTTTATAAATTAGTTAAAGAAAATCCCGATTCTTATATAAAATATCTCAAAAGCATGGGATTCAACCCAGTTACCGCTTCCAAATTATATCAGGTAGATTCTAATATGTTGATTCAATTTCTCGAATCCGTTAAGAAGGGGAAACCCCTAGGGTCAGATAGTCCTAAAGAAAAAGAATATATGGGGAAGAGATTCAAAGCTGCTTTGTATATCTTATCTGGATTGATCTTGATGGGGGCAGGAACCGAGGGTGAAGTATTGGTAAATGGAAAAAAATAGACCCCTTAAATTATGTCAAACCCAAATTTTTTTATCAATGAATTTTCTGGAGTAGATAACTTCGAAAAATGGCTGATTAAACAAAGAGAAGAAGCTTTTGGAAAATACAAACAAGATTCTTTGGGTGTAAATTCGGATGGAACCCAAAATGGAGTTAACAAAATAGATTCTTCTGGTGTAAATTCGAATCAAAACCCATCACAACAAACAAATTTAACAATCAATACAGAAGGAAAAAACAATAAATGTTCAGACTGGATATCAAGCTCAAATTATTGGCAAACTTCTGACGGTAAGAATTTGCAACAATTGGCTTCACCGTTAGTATTATCAAAAAATACAGGCTTGGGTGGAAACTACAACCCTAAAGTTTTCGAAGAAAACGTCCAAAATCCGAAAGTTTGGTGGTCAGTTTTTGATATAAACAACAATCGGTTTTTAGCAGAAAGTAAAGATTCTAATAAAAACGTTTATGGTGCTTCTGTTCCTAAAGTATGTGTAGCTTCGGCAGCATTATCTGTGAATAACGGAACACTCCCAACAGACAAAGATTTGAATTCGCTTATAAAACTTTTGGTGAAAAGTGATAACAATGTTTGGGATAAAATTTCTGAACTAGGTGGAGGCACCTCTGGAGTAAACGAATGGTCAAAAGCTTTGGGTTTTAAAATGACCCCAGCAAGAAGAGGAGGAAATAATTGCAATGCACACGATTTGGCTTTGTTTTGGAATTTAATTTGTAAAAATCAAATCCCGGGTTCAGAAAAAATTTTTAAAATAACTTCTGCTTGTGATACAAGTAAGTCTAGATCAAGATTATATATGCCTAAAGATGTTTTAATAGGGGGTAAAACCGGATCTTATATGAAATCAAATCACGATTCTTGTTGGTTAAAAAATAGCAAAGGTTTTTTTTCTATCACAGTACTCACAGAATTAGGTTCCGGTCCAGGTAGTAAAGGTAGTAATATTATTGCAAACCTTTTCCGGGGTCTTTATAATCAATATTGTGATTAGAAAATTTTATAAATTTGGAATTTGTAAAATATATATAAATAAAAAAGATTATCATGGAACATTTATTAGAATACGATAATTTTTTGAATGAAATGACACCTCAGAATAATAATCTAGGTTACACTTTCGAAAATTGGAAAAAAAAGATCCTAAAACACGCATAATGAAAGTTATAAAACAACCTGACTTCAAATCTTGGAATTTCTTGGCGCATGCCGAAAAGAACAAATGGTCTGTAGGAATTTCGGTTGTTGAAGATGCAGGTGATCCAAATGTATCAATAAAAGTCTCTCATGTAGACGGAAAACCAACAAAAGAATACGATATTATACAAAAATTAGCGATGGAACATTTATTCAAATTAAAAGGGGCTTCAAAAAATATTTCTTCTGGTAGTAGGTATTTCGATGTTAAAGTTCCTAAAAATGGAAATATTGGACCAATAGCAGATTTTGTTGAAAAATGCTATAATATGTGTTGGAATGAAAAGACATTACCAAGGAATATTTATTAGTTGGGTTGAAGTCATAAATTAACCTAAATAATACAAAAATAAACCCCAATTTTAAGGGGTTTTTTATTTTTTATCGAATTCTTTTTCGTATATTTGCTACAGCTTAAGGCAAATGATTGACAATTTTCATCTAATCAAACCACTCCTTAATTTTGAGAATCAAGGGGATTTTTACATGTTGTATGTTTTCAAAAGGAAGAAGGACCAACCAGAGGGGGAAAGAGATAACCACCAATCAGTCAGAACAATTAAGACCTACTGTGTCGAAAGTGTAGACTACCTGGAACAGAGATATGACGAGATAAAACAACTGTGTGAGATGTTCAAAGCCAGATCATACATCCACGTACAAAAACAAAACCACTCCGATATTTCTCTGAATATGATGGTGGCTTTGGCAGAAAGAATTCGAAATGGTCAACCGAATCAAAAAAATCTTTTCGACTCTGTTGTTGGCCAAATTCAAACCCACGAGAAAAGATGGATCATAGACGTTGATGGAACTCAAACTCCCTCCCCTCTAATGATGGCACATATTGAGTACTCATGTGAACCCGTTACCGTGGTCGATTTTGATAAAATCGGAATTCCTATAGGCCACAAAGTTGGTCCGAAGATAGAGGCGATCATTCCAACCAAAAATGGACACCATTTAATAACAAAGAAGTTTAATGTCATGGAATTTAGAAAAAAATATCCGGACATAGACATTCAAAAAAAGAACCCAACCCTTTTGTATCTTCCAAATTCTCTTTCTTAATTCAATAAATGAAATTTTTACAAATTGGCTCATCTACGGCAGAAGATCATTTACCACAATTGACAAAAGATAGCTCTGCCGAATTGGTTGTTTTAGTAGAACCTTTAAAAATCCACCACAATAAAATTTCTGATGCTTATTTTGGAATTCCACATGTTATTTTAGACTGTGCTGTGGTACCAGATCCAATTTCAGCGGGAAAAATTCCTTTCTTTTTTCATATGGATGATGGACCAAACTATCCCTTATCTTCTATTTCGGAGGATCATTTTTTCCAGCCGAGGCACGGATCCTTACAAAAAGAAAAGGTTGTTGAAATTTCCGTTCCTGCTAGAACTCTTTCTTCTATTTTGGAAGAATTTAATTTGTATCGTTTAGATTATTTAATGTTAGATGCCGAAGGGATTGACGATCGAATTTTATACAGTTTGGATTGGAGAAAATTTGACATCAAACAAATTTATTACGAGGCGGTTCACATAAACAATTTGAAATTAATTTCATTTCTCGAACCCCTAGGATTCTCTGTTACTTACGGTCTGGGACCTTGGGGTTTTGATTGTTTAGCCATTCGACCATAATAATCCATAACTTACGCGAAATGTACCATTCGAAGTTGGACCTTTTAATTTTCGAACACTATGTTAAGGAGATCCAAAGAATTTTTGGATTTAGTCTCGACGAAATCAAAACCATAAAAAAAACAAGACATCTGGTTGCGGCAAGGCACCTTCTTATGTACGTTTTGAAAGAAAAATTTGGACACATATTTTCTTTCGCTAAAATTGGAACTTTAATCGACCGAGATCATTCAACTGTTATCCATGGTGTCAATGCCGTTAAACAGGGTTTGAAGTACAAAGAAAAAATTTTCTTTCCTTACTCAGAATTTCACCATTTGGATATTCAACCTATAATCCAAGAGATGGAAAAAAATATGTTTTCCCCTAAGATTAATTTCGATGTTTTCAAAGAAATTATTGAAAAACTCGAATCCTCACAAGAAAGATGTCGTGCTATAAATCATCATGGAATTGACTTGACAAATTTTGAGGATGAACTTCAAAGTGTTATTTCCATGTTAATTGGAAGCATATACGGAAAGGAAGGTCTAGAAACTTTTGAGTGGTGGTGTTACGAAAAGGATTGGGGAAAAAGAAAAGAAACACATATGTCTGATTCTGATGGTAATCTTTTGTGTGAAACCATAAAAGATTTACACGAATGGCTAGAGGAAAATTCGACACCAGATTACGAACTTCCCCGAAAAATGAAAGAAGAAGAAAGAAAAATTTTGTTGTCTAATTGGATTGGGCAAAAATAATACCACAAAAAATAATTTATTTCGGAACAATTTTACGATTGTTCTAATATAAGAATGGAAAATTTCATTCTTGCCCGATGTCAAATCACACCCAAACCATCGTAATAGGATCAGATCATGTTGGTTTTGAATTGAAAACAAAAATCATCGATTGGTTTTCTAAAAACAATTACGAGGTGATTGATGTCGGTACTTATCATCAGGATTCAACGGATTATCCGGATTTTTCTCACCGTGTATCAGGATTGGTGGATCAAGACAGAGTTGGAATTTTGGTTTGCGGATCGGGAAACGGTGTTGCAATAACAGCAAACAAGTGGAATAATATAAGAGCAGCTCTGTGTTGGAACTCTGACGTGGCTTCCCTCGCCAGAAAGCACAATGATGCAAACGTACTGTGTTTGCCTGCTAGATTTATGTCGACAGTTGAGGCAATAAAATCAATAAAAATTTTTTTAGAAACAGATTTTGAAGGAGGAAGACACTTAAATAGAATAAAAAAAATTCCCATTTGAATGTGGTTCGATTTAATGCCGGGCGAAATTTATTTGTTGGGGCCAAAGTCTGAAACAAACGAAGAGATTCAATTTTTTTCTTCGACTAAAAAAATCAAGGTCATAGAAAAGACGCTAACAACAATTCTTGTTGAGGAATTAGATTCCCAAAAATTGGAAAATTGCAGTAGGCATTTAAAAGATTCATTTATTCAAAATTGGAGAATTTTGAAGAAAATTTCTTCCAATACAAAAGAAACCAAATTTGAATAAAATCGAAACTATTGAATTTTGGATTTCTATAAAATTTGTTTTTGATTCAAAATCAATAGATTATGTTCAAATGGAAATATAAACCCTGCGGGCTCTGCCCAGTACAGGCAGAAGGATGGTTTTTAGGATTTTATTTTTATTTTAGAGCTAGGGGCTCATTTGTCACAATAGATTTTTCAAAAACTGAAGAAAGGTGGGTTGATGGTAACAACAGAAAATCCTTTGTGCTCCTGGAAGTTGATTGGCCAGAAGCTGGATATTTGTCTTTTTGGAAATCCCAACTTTTGGTTTACTGGGGATGTTTACTTTTTTTACTTACATTTTCTTTTTTACCACAGCAACCATGAAATTTCTGGTTCGTCTTTATCAGGAATTTCGAATAAAAAATCCGGACTCCAATTTAAATTTTGTTGAATGGAGAAAGACGATTTCTATCCCTTCACATGATATCACTGATGATTTTCAAATTGGTCCGGATGGATCTTTTTTTTGTGGGGAATTTTTTCCGGAGGATGAAATATATTTAAAAAAAATTAATAAATTAGAAATACACGAAGACACTGACGATCCAGACGATGTTTAATGCCACAATAATGCCAACTTTAAGAACACAATACCTAAACTTTATTCAGGAGTCTAAAAAGAATGGAGATTTCAAAAGCGAAGAGGAAGTTCCTAGCTTTGAATCTTGGATTGAAAACAAATTCAAAGACTCACCGAAATTAGATTCGGAATTTTACGATTGGGATGTAACTTTGTTAGATGGTATCGAAGAAGATTGATTGTTTTAAATTTCATTTATTAAAAATAAATTATGGTAGCATTGATAATTTTCGGCTTAACCCTAGTAATAGCTATTCTTTGGGCCAGGGGAATACACAGAATGAGTAAGGAACACCCATTTTATAAAGGTGAAGATCTTTTTTCTGAAAAATTACCCGGAACTCACCCAGATTCTTCTGTCATGTACACAAGGTATTGTGAATTTGCATTGTCCTTAGAAGAGATTGATTATGATTATCTAGTTAACGATCCACATCAAAATTGTACCAGAATTATGACAGAAAACGAATTTTGGGAAAGAGTAAGCAAAGATTCTTCATTTGCACAAAAATTCAACTGGATAGAAATTTAAATTTCTAAAAAATGAACAGAATATTTCTTATTGATATTGATGGAACTATATGCGAAGATATTTCAAATGACGATTCACATTTGTACTCTAGCGCAAAACCTTTTATGGACGCACAAAAAATTATAAATAAATGGTATGACGAAGGTAATCTAATCACATTTTTTACCGCTCGTGAATCCAAAGACAGATTTGAGACTGAACAGTGGCTGAAATTAAACGGATTTAAATATCATGGATTGATTATGGATAAACCAACAATTAAAGATGGCCAAGAATATGTTTGGATTGATAATCGAAAAGCCAGAGCCGTAACTTATTTGGGAACCTGGTCTGAATTAAAAGAGGTGGATGCAAAAATACAAACATTCGATATCTCAAACAAACAAACTTATGAATAGAGAAAATAAACCAGAAGATATACTTTTGTTGATGGGAATAGTAGGGATTGTTGGTATG